AAAAGATGATTTAACATTTGATGATTATACAAAAATTTTATGTGAGCAAACTATTAACAAATTTAAAAATGTCTTTAAAAAGATAGAACAAAAAAAACCAAATATAAAGATAAGAGTATTTAGTTGGGAAAACGAATTGGATGAATATCTTAGATTAGATGAATATTTTAAAGATAAAATAATCACATTTAATTATAAAGATAAAGAATATAAAACATTAAGAGATATTGTATACTCAAAATCTAAACTAACAATACAAGAAACATTTCATCCAAATTGTAGAAATGATCAACATATGAATTTAGAAGGACACAAATTAATAGCAGAATCAATTTTTAAAACTTTATAATAAAACAAAAATTATGGGACAACAGCATGTAACACTAAACATCGGAGATGATGGATTAGTAAAATCGGTAGGACATGATATGGGTGGTTCTTACGAAATAGAAACACCTAAATATGAACAATTAGAAATCAATTTTCCAAAAGTAGATGGACAGGGTGAATCTATTTATGAAACATGTATTCAATGTGGTAAAGAAACTACTACATTAAAAAGTACACATATAGATTTTAGAATAGGTTATGTAGAAGGTGCAGGACAATTATGTTGGCATTGTTATACAGGTAAATCTAGGAGTCTTATCACAATAGATGAGAGAACTATCATTGATACACCTAACGATGCAGAATTGGGTGCAAAGGTACGCAGACAGTACTTTGAAAATAAGTCCTAAAATATTTGGAAAACTGAAAAATTGTCAGTATCTTTATGGTATAAATGGTTCGTATATATTATAGTTATTTACGAATTCGGTTACATATTTTTTAAATTAAAAGAAAGTTTATGGGAAGTAAAAAACAAGAAATTTTCGAAACAATGAAATCGTTGTTCGTAAAATTTGAAGAAGAGCACAACAAGACAACAAAAGTATCTCAAAAGAATGCACGAACGTATATCGGCGACTTAAAGAAGTTAGTTACAGATTACCGACAAGCATCAGTTGAAGAGACGAAAAACAGTAAGTAAACCCAATGGGGGTGGAAAGTAATATCTCCACCCCTTTTTATTTTTAAACCAAAACACAAAAACAAACATGAAAAAAGCGATTTTATCGTTGTTCCTTTCAGTATCAGTTTTAATGGGATTCGGTCAAGTTACCACATCCTCTATTTCTGGTGTAGTTAAGAACGAAAAGCAAGAAGTGTTGGTAGGTGCTACAATACATGTAGTTCACACTCCAACAGGTACTCAGTACAAAACCGTAACAAATAAGAATGGTGTTTATGCATTACCTGCAGTAAGAGTAGGTGGCCCATACACATTACATGCTTCATTTGTTGGATTTAGAAAAGGTGAAGAAACAGATGTAAACGCTCAATTGGGTGTAACTACAAATGTGAACTTTACATTAGTAGATGAGAAATCAACTCTTAAAGAAGTAGTTGTGACTGGAACAAAATCTGGATTATTCTCAAAAGAAAAGACAGGAGCAGCACAACAATTTACTCGTAGAGAGTTACAAACTATTCCAATTACAGGAGCTAGAACAATCAATGGTATTACTAAATACAATCCATTCGGTGATGGTTCTTCATTTGGAGCACAAGATTCTCGTTTGAACAACTTCACAATCGATGGTTCTCAATTTAATAACAACTTTGGATTAGGTTCATCTGCACAAGCGGGTGGTAGAACCGGTGCAAGTGCTATTTCATTGGATGCGATTGACCAATTACAAGTGAATGTTGCTCCATTTGATATCCGTCAGTCTGGGTTTACTGGTGCAGGTATCAATGCGGTAACAAGAAGTGGTACAAATGAAATTGAAGGTTCGGTATATCAAACACAAAGAGATAATAGTTCTCGTTATGTTGGTGATAATGCAAGAGGAACAAAAGTAACTGCATCTAAATTTGATGAGAAGGTACAAGGTTTCCGTTTAGGAGCACCAATCATTAAGAACAAATTATTTATCTTTGGTAACTACGAATCAATTGAGAAAACTGAACCAGGTACAACTTGGATTTCATCGGGTTCTCCTTTAACCGGTTCACAAGTAAGTAGACCAACTTTCCAACAATTAACTGACCTTTCTAAATTTATGAAAGATAAGTTTAATTACGAAACAGGTCCATTTGAAGGATATTCTAATACCAACACATCTAATAAATTTTTAGTTCGTGTTGATTGGAATATTAACGATAAGAACAAATTAACTGCTCGTTATGTATACCATAATTCAGAAGCACAAATTGGTATTTCAAATTCACAATCTGCAGGTTTTGGTAATAGAACGCAAAACATCAACGCAATGTCTTTCCAAAATAGTGGATATACTATTCAGGATAACACTCGTTCGGCAGTATTAGAATTAAACTCTAAGATTTCAAATACATTATACAATAACTTAATTGTATCGTATGATAAACAAATTGAGAACAGAGGTTATTTATCTCAAATGTTCCCAACGATTGACATTAAAGAAGGTTCTACTACATTAACATCAGTAGGATTTGACCCATTCACTCCGGGTAACAAATTAGACTACTCTACAATCAATGTTACTAATAACTTAACAAAGTATTTAGGTAAACATACAATCGTAAGTGGTTTCAATTTCCAAAGTTATGAATCTAATAACTTATTCTTCCCAGCATCAAATGGTGTTTATATTTTCAATAGCTTAGCTGATTTCTATACTGCAGCTAATCAATCATTAGCAAATGGTGGTAAACCATCTGCGTTTGCACCAGCTCGTTTCCAATTCCGTTATTCGGCGTTGCCAGGAGCAATTGAACCAATGCAAACTTTAAGATCTTATAGAACTGATTTATATTTACAAGACGAATATAACGCAACTAAAGATTTAAAATTGACTTTTGGTATTAGAGCAAACATTATTGATTTTGAAAACAGCGCATTAGAAAATCCAGCAATCACTGCAATGACTTTTGCAAATGGTGAAAAGTGGAATACAGGTGTAATGCCTAAAACACAAGTCCTTTTTGAACCAAGATTAGGTTTCAACTATGACTTAAAAGGTGAAAAGAAAACACAATTTAGAGGTGGTACCGGTGTATTCACTGGTCGTCCTCCGTATGTATTCTTATCTAACCAAATCGGTAACAATGGTGTGTTAACTGGATTTATTGATGTAAGTGGTACTGCAGCTGCACCTTATGGTTTTACTGCTGACCCTAACAAATATTTTATCCCATCAACTCCAACTTTACCATCAACATTTGATTTAGCATTGACTGACCCTAACTACAAATTCCCACAAGTTTGGAAAACCAATTTGGCGGTAGACCAAAAGTTACCATTCTTCGGATTAGTAGCAACGGCAGAATACTTATACAACAAAACAATAAACGCAGTTCATTACTATGAAGCTAACCTAAGAAATCCAGTAGGAACTTTGGGTGGTGTAGATAACAGACCTCGTTTCGGTGGAAGTGATGCAACTGTAAGAGTAAATAACAATGTGAGTAGAGCAGCAGTTCTTACGAGTAAGAATGGTGCATACCACGAATCATTGACATTGAAATTAGAGAAACCATATCAAAAAGGTTTCTGGGGTTCATTCGCTTGGACAACTGCTAACTCAAAAGACTTTATGAGTGCAGGTTCAATCGCTAGTGGTAGTTGGCAATCAGCATTATCAGTTAATGGTAATAACGATTTAGGATTATCATTTGCAGACGCATTTGTTAAAAATAGATTCGTAGGTTTATTAGGATATAGAATTGAATATGGTTCTAAATATGGTGGAGCAACTACATTTACATTAGGTTATGTAGGACAACAAGGTAATCCATATTCTTATATCGCAGCGGGTGATTTAAATGGTGATAGAGTAAACAACAACGATTTAATTTTCGTTCCAATGAAGGGTTCGGATATTAGATTTGCAAGTTTAACTGCAGGTGGTAAAACATTTACTGAAGCAGAACAACAAGCTGCATTTGATAAGTTTATCGGACAAGATAAATACTTATCAACTCGTAGAGGTCAATACGCTGAAAGAAATGGTGGTTTATTACCTTACTTACATAGATTTGATTTATCGGTAGCACAAGATGTATTTGTTAAGATTGGTGGAAAGAGAAATGCTTTCCAAATCAGAGCGGACATCTTAAACTTTGGTAATATGATTGATAATAAGTTTGGTGTTTCACAAAGAGCTACGGCACCTCAAATTTTGAACTTTGTAAGCAGAGATGCGGTTACAAATGTTCCAACATTTAGATTGGCAACACAAAGATTAACAGATGGTTCTACTATTTTAGCTAGAGATAGTTATCAGTACAACTCATCGGTATTTGATGTATGGTCTGCACAATTAGGTATCCGTTACATCTTCGGTAAATAAGATTACGCAGTCAAATATACTCAAACCCTCACCTAATAAGTGGGGGTTTTTTTATATTCGTATATATTTATATGTATGAAAAAATTACTTACATTAATCGCGTTTACATTAATCTTAATTGGTAGTAAAGCACAAGACATCGTAGTATTAAAACATACAAACTACACATCACACTTTAGTAAATCAAAGAAATATCCTGTAATGGTGGAGTGGTGGGAAACAAAAGCAAAAGTAGCATGTGAAAAACCATTAGCTAGAAAGGATAACTTTAAACCAGATCCACAATTACCAAATGAAACTAATATTGGACAGGATTATGTAGGTAGTGGATTCGATAGAGGTCATTTGATGCCGGCAAAGAGTAACCAATGCCAAACTCAGCAAGTTCAGGATGAGTGTTTCTATTATTCAAATATGGCAGCACAATACCATAGATTAAATGCAGGTGATTGGAAATCATTGGAAACCCTAACAAGAGAAATTGCATCTAAGCAAGACTCAGTTCACATATGGGCAGGAAATGTAGGTGAGATTAAAAGAATAGGTAAAGTAGCAGTTCCTAAACAATGTTGGAAAGTGGTATACACTAAGAAATCAAATGAATGGATGGCATTTATATTTGAGAACGATTTATCAAATCCGGATGGAATAAATAATAATAAAGTTGACTTAGTTGATGTAGAAAAATTGACTGGGTTGAAGTTTAAATAAGTTTTATGGAAAATGAAGGTTTCTTTCCCAATTTGGATGAAACACCAAAAAAAAGAAAGGGAAAAAGTTGGTCAACTGGCACAACTAAAAGAGGATTAGGTGCAAGACCGTTGTTAGAGACGGAAATTAAAGAAGCACAATCAAAATCACGTTCGGCATTCGAAACAGCTAGAACATTGGGAGTATCGTATAACACATATAAGAAGTATGCAAAACTATACGATATATTTGATGTAAATTATAATCCTGCAAATATACCGATTGAACGCAGGTTGAATTTGAATGTAGGTAAATATCCATTGGCAGATATCTTACAAGGGATGTATCCACATTATCCTATTATCAAATTAAAGAAACGATTGTTAAAAAATGGTGTGTTCCCTACTGAATGTACTTGTTGTGGATTTGATGAGGTTAGAATTACGGATGGAAAATCACCTTTACTATTAGATTTTTTAGATGGTGATTGGACAAATCATAGAATAGAGAATCTAAGGTTCTTATGTTATAATTGTTTCTTTCTATTGATAGGTAAGAGAAAGATACCTAAAAACGGACAATTTGTAGAACAGGGTATTACAGGCGATGAAGATGATAATGAAGTAGAAGATATTGAAATTGAAGATGAAGAAATTTAGTAAATAAGATTTGGAAAATTCAGAAATTTAAGTTATCTTTAATTATAAACAAAAACAATAAAGTTATGGCAAAGTATTATGAAGTACAAGTTACAATGCACCACGAAGTAGATAATGGTAAGGGTGTAAGTAAAGTAAAGAAAACAAAAGAAAATTATTTAGTAGATGCAATGAGTGTAACTGAAGCAGAAGCTAGAGTAGTTAAATTATTCACCGATGCGGCAATCAATGTAGATTACGAAGTGACAGGTGCAAAAGAAAGTAAAATTATTGAAGTAGTAACTGCTGAATAATGGAAAAGGAAATTAAAGAACAAAAAATACAAGTTCTTAAAAGAGTTCCACCTGGTGATAGATGGGTAATGGCGGATGGTAAAAATTCGGCAGTATACCCATCTCTTACCGATGCATTAGAAGCTTGGTATCAATTTAGAGGAGATACACAATTCTTTATGGATGCTCGTAAAGGGACGGTTGAAATTATCAAACAAGAAGAAGTAGAAAAACCTACAAAGAAATTCTCACTATATGGCGAAGAATAATAGAAAAACAATATTTTGTGACATTGATGGTACATTGGTATTTCAGTTTCCCTTTGATGAATTTGATGAAAACAAAGTAGAAGTTCTACCGGGTGTTGCAGAAAAAATCAAAGAATGGAAAGAAGCAGACCATTATATTGTTTTAACTACTGCAAGACCTGAAGAAATGAGAGAGGGTACTACTAAACAAATGAAATTAGCAGGTATTCACTTTAATCAATTAGTAATGGGTATAGGTAGAGAGGAAAGATACCTTATAAACAATAACGAAAAACTAACACCTGAGATTAATAGAGCAATTGGTATTTCAGTAAAAAGAGATGGTGGATTTACGGATATAGATTTCAAATCAATTGGATTATGAGTTTTATAATAACGAGTAAATGTACGGATGTATGTGATGGTGGGTGTTTAACGGTTTGTCCTATGGATTGTATTCATGGACCTATCAATCCCACCGGTGCGGGGAAAGAGCTCGCAGAATCAAAGGAAAAGGGGCTTAAAGGTATACAAATGTATATAAACCCTAATGATTGTATTGATTGTAGTGCTTGTATACCTGAATGTCCTGTTGACGCCATTGTTTCTAGTGAGGATGAGGCAATACAACTCGGTGAATATCAATCAGTTATAAAGAATTACGAATTTTTTGGCCTAAAATATTTGGAAAATCAATAAATCTTTCGTATCTTTATGTTATACTTATATTTAATTATTAAACAAAACACAAAAAAATGAGTACATTTGTAATTATAGTTATCGCATTAGCAGTGGCGGGTGCATTAACTTACCTTTTAATGAAAAAAGGAAAAATTCAGGATTTAAACAATAATAACATTCCTGATGTAATTGAAGAAAAAGTTGCAGAAGTTAAAGAAACAGCAACTAATTTAAAAAATGATGTTAAAGCTAAAACTAAAAAAGCTAAACAAATCGTAGCTGAAGTTGCTAAGGTAGTAAAAACCGATGCAAAACCAAAGAAATCAGCAAATAAGAAAAAAACCACTAAATAATTTGGTAGTTTCAAAAATAAAGTATATCTTTGACTTATAAACAATTAAAAACTAAAAAAACAACATGAAAAAAGTGTTAGCAATTTTCGCTATCGCAGCTTTAGTAGCTTGTGGTGGTGCAACAACAACAGAAGTAGTAACTGATTCAACAGCAGTTCAAACTGATTCAACAGCGGTTCAAACGGATTCAACCGCAGCAGTGGTAGAAACACCAACAACTGAAGCAGTAGAAGTTAAGTAAATTATAAAGGGGATAAGAAATTATCCCCTTTTTTATTAAAGGAGTAACAATAGATGATTAAATGGAAAAAAGAGATGCAAGAAAGTTACAATTTATACTTAGATGATATTAGAGAGCCTTCTCAATCATTCAAAAAGAGTGGTGATAGTAGATACAATGATTTAAAATGGAACATTGTTAGATGTTATAGTGAATTTGTAGAAACAATAGCATTAAATGGTATTCCTAATATCGTATCATTTGACCACGATTTAGGTGAGGAACATATTAACTACTATTTTGATAATGGTGGTAGAGAAAATCCTCCTGACCCATTAAAAGGTCACTTTACCGAAAAGACTGGATATGACTGTGCTAAGTGGTTGGTTGAGTATTGTAGTGAAAATGGTTTACCAATGCCAGAATACCTAATACATTCAGCAAATCCTGTGGGAAGTCAAAATATCCGTTTTATATTGGAAAATTACACTAAAAAACACCCATTTTCATAACTAGTTGATTATCAATGAGTTACGATATTAGAAAAAAATCTAATGTGTAAATGATTGATTGTCAACGATTTTAAAAAAACTTTCCAAAAAGTTTGGCGGTTTCAAAATAATGTCGTATCTTTGGTATATATCCAAATTGATAAAGATATATCCACACACACATTATATAATCTTTTAATATGACAGTTATGAGTAAACTACCAAAAAATCTTAAAATGATTAGTTGTCCCAAATGTTTAGGTAAAATGCCTGAATTGAGATTAACTAAATTCGGTTATCGTTTTTGTATTAATTGTTCCACTACACAAAGAGTTGGTGGTGTTGCAATTGCAAATCATAAGACGGGTAACGAAATACAAATTATGCCTATGGAACAAGCAAATAGATTATACAAGTTGTCACAAAGACAAGGGTATGGTGTTTGTAAAGGTATGAAACATAATTAATAATATTTAACTTTTTAATTCTAAACAAATGTGGAGCCACCACACTAAAAACTGGAAAAACACGTATGACTACTTTAAAGTCTAAATTTGAATTTATTTCAAACCAATTAAACGAAGCATTAACTAGCGCTAACACTACAACTTCTGAACAAAAGAAAGCGTATTATTTAAGTAGAGCTTTGTACTATTCACAAAGATTGAATACATTAGCACAAAGAGCTAAGATTTCTGCATAATTTGCAGATAAACTAAGATAGTTTGGAACATGTAGGGGTTCAATTCCCCTACTATCTTCATATTTATTAAACACTAAAACATAAAGAGTATGGGCTGGTATGACAGTTTTAAAACAGGTACATTAGATTACCTTACAAAAGGTAGTTATTCAAAACAAAAAAAGAAATCTGCAAGTTCATTTTGGGCAGATGAGTGGAGCCAGTACGATACTCCTACTACCTATTGGAGTGGTGGTGAATGGAAAACACAACAACTTTCCAAAGTAGAAAATAGTACGGCAGAGTTACTTAAACTTAACGCACACAAAAGAGCAATCTCTAACTTTGTAAACATTCTTACAAATAAAAACATTCCTGTTACATTTGCTAAGAAAGGTGATTCATATACGGATGGTAAATCCGTAGTATTATCAGCTGAGGTTAAACCTGATAAGTTTGACGTTGCAGTAGGTTTAGCATTGCACGAAGCATCACACATTGTTCTTACAGACTTTGAATTGATGCCTAAGTATAATGCACCTAAAGATATGTTCAATCAGTTTGCAGTTGCAGCTGGTAAGGACCCTCAAAATTTAGATAGTGTAGAATATCATCTAAACAAAGATAACTTATTTGATGTAGTTAAATCATTGGTAAACTTTGTAGAGGATAGAAGGATTGATCAATACATCTACAATACTTGTCCAGGTTATAGAGATTATTATAGAGCATTGTATGATGAGTATTTCTATGATACTACTATTGATAAGGGATTGCAAAGTGATGAATATACGGATGAAACATTACAATCGTATATGTTCCGTATCATTAATATCACAAACAGCAATAGTGACCTTAGTAAGTTAAAAGGTTTGAAAGAAATTTATCAAATCTTAGACCTTAAAAACATCAATAGGTTAAAATCAACTAAAGATTCATTAGAGGTAGCAGAAAAGATTACTAATACTATTCTAAAAAACATTAGTATTGAGTTATCCGAAAAACCACAAAATGGAAATGGTGAAGGTGAAGGTGGTGAACCACAAGAAATTGATGATTTGGGAGAAAACTTTGAAATTACACAAGGTGATGATAGTGGTGATAATTCATGTACAGGCGTTAAATTATCTAAAAATGCTAAGGCACAATTAGATAAAGCTATTAAGAAACAAAAAGATTTCGTAAACAATAATCTTAAAAAGAAAGCCTTAACTAAGAAAGAAAATGATACACTAGACCAAATTGATAAGAGTGGAACTACAATGGAAAATGTAGGTGATACTAAATTGGAAAATGGTGGACATATTCCAGTAGTTCAATGTATGGTTTCTAAGAAAATGACAGAATCATTGATGCAAGATAGAGAGTTTCCATTTGCATATTGGAGTGATTATGATAATAAGTTTCACAACTGGAATGAGGAAACATTACGCAGAGGTATTATAATGGGTACTATTTTAGGTAAGAGAATTGCTGTTCGTAGTGAGGAAAGAGAAACAATCAATCCACGTCAAAAGAATGGTAGAATTGATAAGAGAATGGTAGCGGCATTGGGGTATGATTATGTAAATGTATTCTCTCACAAAGAAGTAGATAAATTCAAAAAGGTAATGTTACATATTACTATTGATGGTAGTGGTAGTATGAGTGGTAGGAATTGGAATGACTCATTGGCATTAGCAATTGCAATTTGTAAAGCAGGTTCAATGGTTAGTAACTTGAATGTGCAGGTATCTATTAGAGGTACTTGGGGTAACAAACCTTACATATGTATTGCGTATGATAGTAGAGTTGACAAGTTTGAGAAAGTAAAAAGATTGTTCCCTGCTTTACAAGCAAATGGTACAACACCTGAGGGTTTAACATTCCAAGCTATTATGAAACACTTTGTAGAAAGTACAAAAGATATGGATAGTTATTTCTTAAACATATGTGATGGTGAGCCTACCTTCTCAAACGATCAGGTAAGTTATGGTGGCCAAAATGCAGTTCTGCATACTAAGAAAATGGTAAACCAAATTAGAGAAATGGGTATCAATGTAATGAGTTACTTTGTAAGTGAGGGTGGTGGTAGTAGTTGGGGTAGTAGTTCAAAGGATAAATTCAAACAAATGTATGGTAGTGACAGTAGATTCATAGATGTTACACAAATCGTACCAATTACAAAGACATTGAACGAGTTATTTATGAAAAAAGGGTAAAAAACACCAAAAAACCTAACTGGTTGAGTATCAACAAGTTATGCATAACAATAAAATGGGGTGCATAACTCGTTGATTACTAACCACTTAAAAATATATTTGGTAGATTGGCAAAAAAGTTGTATCTTTGATATAATCAAATGAGTAGAAATATAAACAATAAACAATAAACATTAAATTTCAGTTATGAGTAAAAAAATGCAAAACGCAGAGTTCGGTTACACACAAGAGTGTTACAAAGTAGACAACATTAAATCTCGCTTCAACCTTGTTAATACAATGGGTGAAGTTGCAGATGATTCAACGATTGTAGGTAGTTCAATGAGAAAGAGAGCACATACAAACGGAAAAGCAATTAGAGGACACATCAATAAGAATGGTGTGAAAACATATCGTATGGTAGAAATGCAAGAATATACGGATATGTTGGTTAAGCCGATGAATACGGATATCGCAGAAACTATCGTAGAAAATCCAACGGAGCATAAAGATGTTATTGATTTCATCCACAAAGACGGTATGGAGTTGAAACCTGCTAACTTAATTATGAACGAATTAAAGTGGAAATACTTATTGCGTTCAGCAGTTAGAGCTCGTAATATTATGATGACAGGACCGGCTGGTAGTGGTAAAACAATGGCAGCTAAAGCATTAGTAAGTGCATTGAAACGCCCTTTCTTTTACTTTAACTTAGGTGCTACACAAGACCCGAGAGCAGCTTTGATTGGTAACACACACTTTAACAAATCGACTGGTACATACTTTAGTGAATCAGCATTCATTAAAGCAATTAAGACACCTTATGCAGTTGTATTGTTAGATGAGTTGAGTAGAGCACATCCAGAAGCTGCTAATATCTTAATGACGGTATTAGACCAAACACAAAGATACTTACGATTAGATGAGCAAGATAATTCACCAATCGTTGAGGTAGCAAAAGGTGTTACGTTTGTAGCAACCGCGAATATCGGCTCGGAATATACTGCAACACGTGTTATGGATAGAGCGTTGTTAGACCGTTTTGTAACTATTGAGGTAGATACACTAAACGCAGATCAAGAATATCAGTTATTAAATATGTTGTATCCTGATACCAATCAAGAGGATTTGAAAGCAGTAGCTGAAATTGCATCTCACACACGTGACCAAGTAAAAAGTGAGGTTGGTAAATTAACAACGGCAGTATCTACTCGTATTTCAGTAGAGATGGCAGGTTTGTTATATGATGGTTTCAACTTATTAGAAGCAGCAGAAGTAGCAATCTTTCCATTCTATTCGCAAGATGGTGGTATGGATAGTGAACGTACATATATTAAACAATTAGTTCAAAAATACATCCGTGACGAGAATGATGGTGAAAAGTTATTCAACGAAGTGACAGAAGATGCTAATGATGATACGATAGTGTGGTAGATATGTTATGAGGGTAGAGTTCATACTCATACTCATAACTGGCTCTACCCAATATTAACTCGATAGGGGTGCATTCTGCATCCCTATCATTTTTTTAATTTTAAAACATAAACATATGCCGAATTGGTGCTTAAATAGATTGACAGTAAGTGGTGATAAACATGAGATTAACAAATTCAAAGAACTTACATTAGTTAAACCGGAGAAAAGTAGTGAACTGAATTTTACTATGGAAGTTTTATATCCTACTCCAACGGAATTATTAGAACAAACATCACCTGCAATGTGGCGTGGTGACGAACTGGATGTTGAAGGTAAGTTGGAATTTGAAAAGAAGATAGAAGAAATTAAAGAAAAGTATGGATATACTGACTGGTATAATTGGAGAGTAGATAAGTGGGGTACTAAATGGGATGCAGCAGAAAGTTGTATATGTGATGATACGGATGAATTATTTGTAGTAGAATACGATACAGCATGGGCACCTAATATTGCTTGGGTTCAATATGTAGCAAAAGCATTTCCTGCATTACAATTTACTTTGACCTTTGAAGAACCCAGTATGAACTTTTGTGGTATATACGAAGTGAAAGGTGAAAATGAGGACCTAATGGAAGGTGAATTAGAATATGTAGATGAAGAAACAGGTAGACAGGTTTACTATGATGGTGAAATTGAAAAGTATCGTTATAGTGACACGAATGAAATCGCAGGTACTGAAGATGAAGACTTTTGGCCTGAAATGAGAAACCCTTTTAATAACTAAACAAACACAATGGCATTAACTAAAAACGTAACGGCATTCATTAATCATGTGAAAGGACATTGTAAAGAAGTAGGTATTAAATATGATGTTCGTCCTGTAAAGTATTTGGTATTAAGTGGCAATATAAGATGTAGTGGTTACTTTTGTGAAGAAACTATGAAATTAGTAGTAGCAGGTAAAAGTAAAGATTGGTTGGGTATATTAGTACACGAATACGCACATCTAACACAATGGCAAGATAAGAGCACTAACATATGGAAAACCGGCTCGACTGGAGTGACAAATTTAGATGATTGGTTAGGTGGTAAGAAAATTCGTAGTGTTAAGAAAGCAATAGAATGGAGTAGAGATTTAGAATTGGATAATGAGAAACGTGCAGTAAAACTAATTAAAAAATGGCAACTACCGGTAGACCTTAACGATTACATTAAAAAAGCAAACGCATATATTCAGTTCTACAATTATATGAGATACTCAAAGAGATGGAGTAGACCAGGCAACGCACCATATAGTAACAAAGCTATTTATGAAGCGATGCCACCTAATTTTAGAATGAACTACAAAAAAATGAGTGACAAGTATTTAAAATTATACAAAGAACAAAATATATAAAGATTTTTTTTAAAACGAAGTGGAGACACCACTATAAAAATTGAATTATAAACATGGCTAAAACCAAAAAAACCGGACCTGTATCCATTAGGCAACTGACAGGTGGTAAAAAGGGAGAACCAATTATTCCTAAAATAACTGCTCCAATAGGGAGTTATGAATTGGTAGACATTAATGAAGTATTGGATAATCCAGGACAAGTGATTTATGTAGATACATCACGTGAATTAGGTGAAACTCCACAAGAAGCATTAATTAATCATTATGCAACACTTGCAGAAAGTATAGAACAAACTGGATTAGAACAAATACCTGTTGTCTTTAGGTTTAAAGATGGGACACTATGTTTTAAGTCCGGTATGACAAGACGAGAGGTGTTAAGACGTATGGGAGCAACTCATATACCAATAACGATTATTGATAGAATGGATATTACATACGATGAATATACAAATAGTCCAGAACATTGGTTTGACAAATACACCGATACAGCATCCTCTAATATTATGGATACTGAAAGGAAAAAGGAGATTAATCAGTATAAACAAATGCTGGTAATAGAAGATGATCATAAAAAGAAATTTGGTAAACCATTATCAATTGATAATTTTAATAAAGCACTTACAATGACTGGATTAACACAGGATTTGTATGATAAGTTTCAGGCGGTACAAACCGAATGGCCAGAAATGTATGACAAATTGTTAATATTAAAAAAGACAGTTATACCAGCTTATAAAGAACTTTTACAAAAGAGAAAGCAACAAGCTAAAACAAAGAAAGCAAATCCTGCAGGATTTGGATTAGTAGATAAACAAATTATGAAAAAAATCCTAAATGCAGTAGCGGGATTAATGTTTGAATTGAATGAAGTAAAACTAATGACGAATGGTTTAAATCATGATTTCTTAAACTTAATTCAAACTAATATTAGAGGTGGATTATTACATGAAGCAATTGTTCATTCATTTAAACACATTATGAATGATGCAAACCCAGACCATTCATGGGAAGCATATGATAATATGACATATGATTTATTAAGTACCGGTATTGGACTTGAAATTGATGTTAAAACAAGAATCTTAGGTAGTAAAGATTGGACATGTAAAGCAAACAATATTAAAAGTGGATTTTATCTATTTGTTGAAGCAAATGATGATATGACACAATGGTTTGTAGCATATGGATATACTAAAGCAGAGGATTGGGATAAGAAAAATACAATGGGCATGTATAATACTAAAACTTTAGCAAAGAATATCGGTAAGAATATGAATATACTTATTGGTAATATTGACAGTAAAGGAAAATTATATACACATCCAATTCAATAGAAACAAAGGGGGACAGAAATGTTCCCCTTTTTTTGTTAATCACATTATTTATTAGTATATTTAAGTATGGAATTTAATAAGACAGATGAGGAACTAAAACAAATGTCAGATGATGAATTGTTTGCTTATTTAGATGCCAAAGCAGCACATTTAAAGAAGTATACTGCACCCTTAAGCAATTGGCATGTTAAACGATATTCTCACATTGGAGAAGCAGTAAGTAAAACGGATAGAGGAACGGATGAAGTGTTCGCAGATGGGTTGTATGATAGTTTAAAACCGATTATAGAGGCAAATGATAGTGAATCATTTAATAGAATGGCAGATAAAATTAAAAAGAGAAATAAATAATGGGATTTAATCACTGTCACATACCTAATATCTCAGCAGTAATGTGGGAATTAGAAACACATGGAATTGAAAAGTTTGTAAAATTATATACATCCTATGATTCCTATGGTGGTGATAGTGAAGCAATACAATTTATAGAACAAACATTAAAACAATATTATGAGCAAGCAACAACTATCAACTAATGAACCAATTGATGTTACACATGATGAAGATTATGTATATGAACAATATCTAACACAAGAAAAATTGAATGAGGAGTATTGGCAGCATAAGGCAAATGAAACTATTGAAACTATTAATTCAATATACGATAATAGATTTTGTTATGCAGATGTAATTGCCGCGGTTATGGAAGTGACAGGTGATGAAGAATTTACAGAATCAGTAGGAAATAAGTTGAATGAATTGTATGTTAGGAGATTGACATTTGATGCATACCAAAATAAATAATTATGGGTTACAATAGATTTAGATGGTGGACAAAAGGAAAGAAAAAGAATCCTTTACCGGAACATTATCCATTATCACAAAAAATTCAGAATGGTGATTATGATTATTCGTATATGTTTGCAGAAGCTAAAGAGATGAGAGATACTGCTCAGAAAGTATATCAACAAACATACGATAACTATGGTGGAACTGATGAAAAGAATAGGATTGAAGTTTCGTTAGAAGCATCTCAAATGAAAAGAATAAAAGCAATTAAGTTGGAGTTAGAAGCTAACAAAGATGAGCAGAATATACTTTACAAATTGAGGAGAGATTTAACTAAAACATTCGGTATAGATTTGTGGAATGAGGCAATGGAAAAAGTAGATGGTGATTTATTAGATTTATATACTTACTATAAAAAGAATGCAGTTAAAGATTAAGTTTTCAGAAATAAGAGGTGACTTTGGCATTAAGGATTTAGATCTCTACTCAACGGAAAGTAGAGAATCATATATCCGACAAGGTCACATGAAACAATTTATATTTTCAGTTCAGAAATACGGAGATATAGAATTTATAGAGGATGAGGAAGTATATTGTTTATTTTATACTGAATCAATTTCATCTGCAATACCTCACTTTATCAATTTAGATAAGAGTAAGGATATATTACATAAACTTAGGACCGGTGTTATAAAGAAGTTCATATTCTATGGTGAGGATATGGACTTTCTTACTGTCGCTGGTCCTGTGCCAGGATTAGTTCAACAATTAAACCATTTCTTTGGTGAGCATATTGATAAGGTTTGGATTAGTATAGCTAGTAAAAACTGGTCGCATGATTGGGGTAATATTAATGTGGTATATAACTTAGGATGTTTACCTTACTTTATTGAGAACAATATTGAAAAGATAGAGGAGGAAAATATCATAGTAGATAGTTCTAAAGCAGAAAAGCATTTTTATACAACCAACAATCAACCGAGAGAAGCTAGGATGCATTTGTATAAGCACTTATTGGATAATAGGATGATGAGTAAGTGTGAAGCAAGTTTCTTTTTTAGATATTGGGATGATGGAAAGAAGTATATTACATATAGTGACAGAGAAAGAGATGGTGCAAAGAAATTACTACCAGATATAGATGATGAATTTCAGTTTCCTGTTAGAGTATTTGAGAATGAATTAGAGGGTGGACACTATTATAATTGTAAGTGGGTAAACTTTGAAAAGAACAATAATGCATTGATAGATGTTGTAATAGAAACCTTAAGTGATGGTGTTGATTTTTGTTCACTTACCGAAAAGACATTTAGACCTATTATATGTAAGAAACCATTTTTAGTATTTGGTTCAGCCGGTCTATATAGAGGATTAGAGGAAATGGGATTCAAACTATTTCCAGGATTATATGATGCTGATATATTAGATGATACTACTGAATTTAACGAGATAATGGATGAGTTACGACATGAGGATAATGCAAAGGTAGTTTTCTATGAGAGGAGATTTAATAAGTTTCTAAAGATATTAGATAGATTAGCAGAAATGGATATAGAACAATTAAGAGAATTAGTAGATGAAACTTGGTTTAATTGTGAGTATAATTATAACGTCTTATTACACATAATTAAAAAAGAAAAAGAGGATACTATTAAGTTGTTTTCATTATGATTGTAAGATGTTTTAAATATGAACCAAATAGTGAATTAGTTTTCAATGAACAACCACAGTTAGATAATTACCATATTAAACTAAAACAGGATGAAGATGTCTTAGTAATTCACATAATGGATAATTCGCCAAATCCAAACATTAATCTAATTGAGGAATTTATTAGAAAAATAAACATCAACAAAGTAGTAATAGATTTTACATCAGTTGAGTGTTATGTTCAAAAAAGTGTAGTAGAAGAATTAGAAAAGAGATTAGCTCGTTTCACACTTAGAATATTGACAGTTAATATTGTTAATAACGAATACAAATCACATATCTTTTTTCCTACACATGCATTTCAATTATTACATAAATTTGATGAATTAATTGATCCTATATTTGAAATACAAACAAAGGTTTTAGCTACAAAGAAACGATTAAAGAAGTATCTATTTTTAAATCACCATCTTAGAACGGAGAGGTTTAAGATATTTGAATCATTATATAAAAACAATAACCTAAATGATGGTTTGGTTAGTTTTAATTGGACGTTAGAACATAACGAATTTGTAGCATCACAATATTCGGTATCTATGGATGATTTAGAATACATCAAAAATTCAGATGCATATTCTATACTACCTATTGAATTGGATGGTAGTAATGAAATAGCACGTACATTTGATAATAATATAACAGGTATACAAAATCCTGTCTATTTCTCACCACCTAATACAAACATTACACATTACTTTAATGTATACTTTGAAATAATAACTGAAGGATTTAGTAGTAATACACCATTTCATCCGTATGTCGATAGAACAAATCTATTGCATTATTCCGAAAAGATTTACAAACCATTATTATTCGGTGTTCCCTTTTGTTTTTGGGGACCGGAAAATACATTAGAGGAATTTAAAAAGTATTTAGGATTTAAGTTTGATTGTCCATTATACTATTCAAATGTTGGATATGATTTAAACCAATTTTGTGATAAAGTAAACGAATTATCTAACTTATCATATAAAGAATTACACACATTGTATTATCAGTATATTGATGATATTAAACATAACCAACAAACATTAATAAACTATTTAAAAAACATAACAATATGACAGAAAGAAAGTATTTACCAACCCTAAGTGAATTAATTGATAGATTAAGTATCGTTCAATTAAAAGAAGTATTTATTGCAGAACATAAAGCAGAATACGGACAGGAAATTAAAGATATAGTAAATGATATTCAAATTTTATTAGATGAGAATAAAAGTGTAGTGACCGCAGAAACTATTAGAGCAATTGTAGTATTATCACAAATGAACTTACATATTTGGCACAACGAATCAAACTATCGTAAGGGAATTAGAGATGGCAACAATTTAGAATTAACACATGGTATCAACGGAATTAGAAATACTGCAAAGAATAAGATACAAGAAGTTAATGGTGGTAGAAAAGATTACAAGATAGATTGTTTAGCAGCAGAATTTAAGGATTGGGAGATTTCTTGGTAAAATAACCCAAAAATAGGGTAATATATTACAAAAAATCGTAATATTAACCCATTTTCACAACTCATTGATTATCAACAAGTTATAACTTATTGGTTTTCAATGGGTTATCTATGTCTATTAGATTTTTTTTATATATGAAAAAAACATATGCGTAACTGATTGATCCTCAATAAAAACTTTTAAAAATAGTTCAAAAATAGCATTGTTAGTCAAAAATATCGTCGTATCTTTGGGTATATCCCAACAATGAGGGACTGGTATATAAAAAAATTATAATATGAATACAATGAAATTTACAACAATCGGTAATGCTAAAAAGGTAACGGGTTTATCTTATTTAGGTAGTGTAGCAAGTAGTTCAAAAATTGCTAAAGGTTTAAAGTACAATGAAATGACTTACATTTTGTATCTTGCTCCTGCTGAACAAAGTGGTTACAATGTTTGTCCTGGTTCAACGGCTGAATGCAGAGAAGCTTGTTTAACTGAAAGTGGACACAATAGAATTGATGTTAAGAAAAATGCAATCAACAAAGCTCGTATCAAAAAAACTAAATTGTTCTTTGAGCATAGAGAGTTCTTTATGGGTTGGTTAGTAACTGAAATTAATAAAGCTAGAAACGATGCCTTTGCTAAAGGATATACATTTTCAGTTCGTTTAAATGGGACATCGGATATTCAACCAACATTATTTAAATTCAATGGTAAGGTGATTTTTGATGTATTTAACGAAGTGACATTTTATGATTATACTAAGGTTGCTAATCGTTTTAAGTTATTAAATAAGTATTCTAACTATGATTTAACTTATTCTTTTAGTGGTTACAATATGTTACAATCATTGGAGTTATTAGAAAATAATAAAGGTAGAGTTGCAATGGTATTTGAAGGTAAACAATTACCCAAATCATTTATGGGTTACAAAGTAATTGATGGTGATGAATACGATATGAGACACTTAGATGAGACGGGTGTAATTGTAGGATTGAAGTTTAAGTTTGTTAGAACAAAGATTGATACTGCACATAACAAATTCATTATCCCTATGGATAGCAAGTTTAGTGTGTATGATGTAAACCCTTTGATAACAAAAGCTGCTCAAAATAAATTGGCATTAGCTAAGTAATATGAAAACACATTATGAAAGAACTATCAAACGTACCGAACAAAAAGAAGCGGGTGCATTTGATGGTAGGTATAAACAAAAGATTGTACCTAACAAAAAAAGAAAAGCCGCTAAATTGTGGGCTCGTAAAAACAAATAAAATATAAAGATATGAAATTAGAATTGAATTTATTGGAATTGAATCAGTTGTATTATGCAACTAGTAAGTTAGTAGAACAAAATGAGTCTCACTTAAAAGAGTTGGGTACAAATATTAGTAGTATAGAATACTTTACTAATGAATTAAATAAATCAGTAGTGTTGAGAAATAAAATACAAACTAGTTTGTATGATGAAGTTAATAAATTAGATAACATAGATTAAATAATAATATTATGAGAGTAACTGATGAAAAAGCAATAGAGTATCTTAATGGTAACCCTATTGTAAAAAAGTTTATAGATGAAGTAAATGAAAAAAGAAAAGAATACTATAAAGGTAATTCTTTTATGGATGGAAAAACGGATTTGATTATTGAGATAGGTAACAAATATATTCGTTTATGGAGTGGGACTAGTTGTTGGGGTTTTATTAGTAGAGTGGATGGCGATTTGAAAGGTGCACCGATTAAGAAAGGTGATTTATTAAAACCAGCAACTTGGAAAGCACCAGCAAAACACGCTAGAGGTAACATAATAGATGGTACAGCAAGATGGAGTGAATACGGACCTGAATATCTTTAATTAAAACAAACTATATGAATAGATTTATACCCTGGTATCCAATCAACGAAGTAATTAAAAACATTAAAAGATAATATATGAGTATCAATAGAACAAAAAACTTTATAGCAACTATCCCAATGAAAAGTGAGGAGCAGGTTATAGAAATTAAAAAAGTATTAGAACAAATCTTTGGTTGGGTAGTATTGAAAGGTCGTCATAGTGACAGAAAATCCGTAGTTAAGAATTGGATGAAGTGGAAACAAAATGATGTACCTTGGAGATTAGCTCAGTATATTGATGTTTACTTACATCCTAAGAATCCAAACTATAATAGTACGAAAGGTATTCATAGACAGAATATGAAGTTAAATGATAATAGTGTTATTACTGCTCGTATGTTAGGTAATATGAAATTGAGTTTTGCAGATGGGCATTACAATACGATACAAAGTAAAGGTGGTACACCATATCAAGTAATAATGAATATGCATAACAAAACTTATCATAAAGTTGTAGTGACACAAACACCGAAAGTTCACCGAAATTCTAAAAAACCTTATGGTATGGTTGCTAAACAAATATGGCAGTTTATGAAAGTTAGACATGATGCTAGTTTTACCGAAATAAAAACTTATTATGATGTTGATATTAGAGGTAACAAAACTATGATTGATGGTGGTAGTTTTATTCATCATCACCAATCATTAAGAAAACCATCAACAAAGAGAGGTTGGTATTTAGCTAAAAAACCAAATGGTAGATACACATTAAATGTATGTTAATATGAAAACATTTATAGTAATTTATTTAGTGTTAATGTTACCGGTAATCGGACAAGCACATACACTAATGAAACAAAATATAACTGAGCAAGTTAGAAATACCTTCATCTATAATTTTAGAGTGTTTATAGTATTAATATTCTATACTCCGAGATGGTGGTGGTTATTCTTTATAGGATTGATTGATAAATTTAAAAATAAATAAAATGGCAATATACAACAATGAGATTGACCCAAATATAATAATGTGGGAGCAATTAGAAAAAGAAAGAAACGAAACAATAGCAACACTAGAGTTTCAAGAATGGATGAAAGAATTAAATGTTTCTCAATCATATGAGGACCCTACATTAAAACATAATGCAGGTGATTTGATGAGACAGTACGATATGAAAAAATATTCTAAATTAAACTTTAAACAAAACTAATATGAACATAGCATTAACAATAGAACAAGTAAAGATGATGAGCAAAGCCGGATTTCACAAAGAAGCATTAGATGAATGTGATAAGGCAATTGAGTATTTAGTAAAAGCAGAGAATGAGGGTAAATCATCCGTAGTGACATATTTACCAATTTTCGGTGAACCTATTATGACTAGATACGGAGTAAGTAAAAGAGTAAACGGATATGATAAGAAAGAATCTAAAAACATTGAGTTTTGGAAAGATAGATTCTTTGATTTGATATTGTTGTTTACGCAAAGATACAATAGAAAAATGGGAATTAAACCAAAGAAAGTAAAACCCTTTAAGAAAGGAAGTGTTGATAGAGTATATGCATCAAATGCAAGTTTTGGTTCAGCAGGACCTTCATATAGAAATTCATTAGATTAATAAATAAAAACAAATAAATTATGAAAGCGATTAAGATTGATGCAAAAAATAGACAAGTTATTGAAGTAGATATTACATCTGACTACAATGATATTAACAAAGAGATTGGTTCTCAAATATTCACAATAGCACATTCGTTAAAGAAGCGTGATACTATTATGGTAGATGATGAGGGATTATATAATAATGATAATACTTTCTTTGTTTATAAAGGAGCACATCAGCCGTTTGCAGGTAATGGTTTGATTGTAGGTTGTAATGCAAAAGGTGACACAGTTGATTGTAAGATTGATATCAACGAAGTGAAACAAAATGTAGAGTTTTACGATAGAAACACATTAGCTATGGCAATGGCATTTGGTAAAGTAAAATACTAATATGAGAACGTATTATGATGTAACATTAGTGACAATAAGTGGAGATAAGGTGGATATCAAAAAATTAACATATTCACAAATCGCACAATTAACATCTAATGCAGATTTAAATAGAATTATAATTAATAAAGAATATACTAAAAAATAAAGTTATGGGATTAGATATGTATGCTTTTTCTACTAAAGCAAAACCGAAATCGGAAGTAGATTTTGAAACTAAGAATTTTAAACCAGAGGAAGTTCACTATTGGAGAAAGCATCCAAACTTACATGGTTGGATGCAATCGTTATATGATTCAAAGGGTGGAACATCCGATAGTTTCAATGGTGATTGTGTTGTATTGGATAGTGAAGATTTAGATAATTTAGAACAAGATATAAGAGATTATAATTTACCAGATACATCTGGTTTCTTTTTTGGACAAAGTAGTAATGGTGATGAAGAAATCAAAGATGATTTGGAGTTTGTTAGTAAAGCAAGGGAAGCAATCAAACAAGGTAAGACCGTATATTACACAAGTTGGTGGTAAAATTAAAATTTAAAATATGATTAAGAGTAAAAAACAAAAGTTAGGAATTGAAATTGATTTGACGGGACCGGATGGTAACGCATTTGTATTGATTGGTATGGCAAGTAGATTAGCTAAACAATTAGGTAAAGATGGTAGAGCCATTCAAAAAGAAATGATTGATGGTAATTACGAACATTTAGTAAACACATTCGATAAACATTTCGGAGAATTTGTAACCTTATATAGATAACACAATGAGATTCAAATCAAATCATCCACCATTTTCATACGAAGGAGTATTCAGTAACCAAAAGTATGTTATATGTAGTTCCGATGGAGATGGGTGGGTTAAAGTAGATAGACATTATAGTTGGAATGAATTAGAACCATTGTGGGATAAAATAGAATATGGTAAAACTAATGTAGTGACAAAAACTAAACGAAAAGAATACAAAGTAAGTGGTAGTAAAGGAAATGTATATAAAGTAGTTAGTGATGAGGGCATTTGGAGTTGTAGTTGTCCCGCACATGGTTTCGGTAGAGGTAAAGATTGTAAACATATTATTCAAATAAAAAATAAAAAATAAAAGTTATGGGATGTTTTAGTTTTATATGTAAAGAGACTGGGTTGCCAGTTGCATCAGATTCATTTAGTGGTGATGCGGTAAGATTGTACCTATTAAAAAATGGTGAGGTTATAGAGGAGATGCGAGGTCATTACGATTCATATGGTAGAGTATTCAAAGACAAAACTTGTGAAGATTCGTTTGAATGGAAAATGCATTGGAGTGATGTATGTGATATGATGTTTAATGATAATCCAGGTGATGGTATTGCGGTAGTATTAGAAAAGTATTTTACAGGTAAGATACCAACAACACAAAGTGAAGGAGATCCTGACCAAGGATGGGGTGAATATAATGGTGGTGGTAAAAAAATTAAAGAACCAGCACATATTGTATATTTTAAAAAATAAAAGATGCAAGTAAAAGAAAGTAAAACAAATTGGCACTTTAGAATAAGTGTAGCTAAATCAATTTTAAGGATTATAGCAGGTATCGCATTAGTGAATAGTTTACTGATTCCAGCCGGTTCATTTTTTATAGTGGCTGAGATATTAGGAATTATTGAGGAATTGTAAAACTTAGTAGAATGAAAAATACACTTAAACAACGAACTTACGAATGTAAATGTGGGGCATTAACAAAAGAATATCTTTGGGATAATGATTTGGATAACACAAAAGTTAAATGTTCGGATTGTTCAAAGTTATTAACTAAAAAGAATTTAGTAACACAAACTACAACCGATGCAGTAAGTATTAGAACACCAACAAAAAATAGATAACAAATGAAAAAAATATTTCCAAAGAAAGAAAGAGGACCAATGATGTTAATTGATAAGGTATTTACTATTCCATTATTTCATGCTAATACACAACAATATGTATGTACCGAAGTTGTGGAATTAGGTAGTAGTACACATAGTAAAACATATGGATTATATTTCAAATGGTTACCAACATCATTTAGTGTACCTGAAATATTAAGAATGGACATTGAAATATACAAACAAAATATTAAACCATTTTTAGTTAGCATATCTTTGTATGAAAAAACAAATAGTGGAAACTATGTTGTAACTTGTAATGGACATTTTGATGAAGATTACATATCAACGCCTGCAAAAATTCAAACTATGATTGAACGATTAATAAATAGATAATGAAAACAAAAACATATTTTAGTGAGTTCCGTGGTGACATTGCTGTTGCTATTTTAGGTAAAGATGATTATCGATACGGAGTGATGAAACCTTTATTCGATATGTGTGGTTTTGGTTTTGCTGAAACAAGTTCGGGTTGTGTATTCATTGATGGTGAAGTAAAACTAACCAAAGATGAATTGAAATGGGTAGAAGCACATGAAGTAGCACACATACTTTTAAAACACACAAAGGAAAGAAACGATAATGATGAAATTGCAGCTGATATGTTTGCAATTATATTACTAAAAGATAAAGGATATACCAAAGCAGCACAATTGATAGAGGACAAATTTGAAGAAAGACATAAAAGAAAATTATAAGTTATGAATTACAATATAATACTTTCAATAGTAATGGTATGTTTACCTTACGAAATGGAACGTGAAGAGTTACGAATCAATAAAATGATTGAAACGATTACTCCCGAAATAGTGACACTAACCACATATAAAGCAAATGTAGGAGAAACCGATAGTACACCAAATATAACTGCGAGTGGTTTTAAAATTACTAACCCAAAGAAACATAGAATAATTGCAGTTAGTAGAGATTTAAAAAAGAAATACAAATTCGGACAAAAGATAAGAATAACAGGAGCCGGTAAATATGATGGCACGTATAGGGTACATGATGTAATGAACAAACGATATAGAAATAGAATTGATATATTAATTGGAGATAAAGATAAACAAACTAAATTAAACAAAATTAAAATATATAAGATATGAGAAGGCCAGAAAATTTCCACAAAATAGATAATGAAAGTTTACCAATAGGTAGTCAAATAGTAAATATAGATGTAAGCAAAGAAGGGTTTTTTGTTATGAATAATGGGATTGGTAATAGTTGGAATAATGTAGTTCTATTTGAAATGGATTGGGAAAACGAACAATACAATGTTAAGATATGTGTATTGGGTGAAGGAACGGATGGTTGGTATTTACATGAAAAACTGCCTATACCAAAATTTTTAATGAAAACCGTAAATGCATTTAAAGAATTTGTATATAGTAATATGATGGATGTGGTATCTAAGGTAGATTTAACTAACATAGAACCTGATATGGCAGGAATAACTAATGTAGATGTAGTAGAAGTTAAACATAATGTACAAAGTAGTTCAGGTCCTAATACAACATACGAAGTGACAGAAAATGTAGGTGGAATTTTTGATTTATGGAGTTGTAGTTGTCCTGCATTTATGTATAGTAAAGAAACACCACAAACGTGTAAACATATTAAATCAATTAAAAAATAAACATATGAAACAATTTAAAGACTTGGAATTTAAACCACACCCAATGGCAGATGGATTGAATGGTATAATTAGCCGTATTGAATTTGATAATGGATTCGGTGCAAGTGTAGTAAAACATCAATACTCTTATGGTGGTGATAGAGGCTTATATGAATTAGCAGTATTGGATAGTAATGGTGAAGTGCATTATGATAATTCAGTTGCTAATGGTGATGTGATTGGTTATTTAAGACCTGAAGATGTGACAGATGTAATGGAAAAAATACAAAAATTGTAGTGTTCATATATTAAATAATCATAATATATGGATAAAAGCATAACTCATTGATTATCAGCAAGTTATAAGTTGTTGGTTTTCAATGAGTTATAAATCTTTATGGCATTGGGTAATTATTAAGACGTAACTCGTTGATACTCAATAAACAATCTTTATTTTAGGTAAAAATAGTTTAAAAAAGGCATTGTTAGTCCAATAAAAAGTCGTATCTTTGATTATTACCGACAGGATAAAACACGACACATAATAAAAAATTATAATATGAACTATTATCAAATTGTAGCATTTGCACAAACCTTAAAATCTAAAAATATGAAAAGTAACAATGAGAATGCATTTATCAATGATGCGTATGATGAAGAAAGTAAATTACACATTGAGTTTATGAGTGAAGTGAAACGACACGATTATTCTTATATGATGAGTGATGATGATAGAGTTTATAGAAACGGCCGTAGTGTTGAAAAACAAATTGAAGAAAAACTACACGCACTTATCAACATATGTAAATATGATGCAAGTGATTTGTTGGATGAAGTTCTAACCAATGTAAAACAAGAATACAATGATAGGGATAGTAACGGAGATGATTTAACACATAGAGTAATTAAAGGTTGGTTCAAACCTTATACTGAAACTGAAAGAAAATTATTCACATTAAACAACGATAGATAATATGAAACTAGATACAATATACAAAAAGACAAAGACAGGTGCAACGCAAGAATGGACAATTGAAGTAGTGGGTAACAAATACCGAACTCATAGTGGACAAGTTGGTGGTGCTATTACTACGAATGAATGGACAATTTGTTATGGTAAGAATGTAGGTAGAGCAAACGAAACTACGGATAAAGAACAAACAATGGCAGAAGCCGTAGCAAAGAGAACAAAGAAGTTAGAGAGTGGTTACTTTGAGAATATCAAACACATTAACAAACAACAATACTTTGAACCAATGTTGGCAAGTAAGTGGGAAGATAGTAAAGATAAGATTACTTACCCAATCTTTTCACAACCTAAGTTAGATGGTATTCGTTGTGTAGTGACAAAAGATGGTATGTTTAGTAGAAATGGTAAACCAATCATTTCAGCACCACATATTAGAAAGAGTTTGGATGATATATTTCAAGTATATCCTGAATTGATATTGGATGGTGAGTTATATGCTGACAAGTTCGCAAATGACTTTAATAAGATTGTATCGTTGGTAAAGAAAACTAAACCAAATGATACCGATTTGAAAGAAAGTAAAAAGAATATTCAGTATTGGATTTATGATTTACCTGATAACGATATACAATTTGGTGAAAGATGTGAAAGATTAAATGAGTTGTTTGAAAATTACAATTCATTCAGTAAGCATTGTGTAGAAGTTGAAACTGAGATTTGTAATGATGAAGATGAAGTGATGGGGTTGTATGAGGAATATGTGGATAATGGATTTGAAGGTCAGATGTTACGATTGAATAAAGAGTATGAGAATAAGAGAAGTAAATCTTTAATGAAACATAAATCGTTTGTTGATGAAGAATATACTATTTTGGATATCGTAGAGGGTGAGGGTAATAGAACTGGAACGGCTGGTTATATGGTATTTGAAACGATTGAAGGTAAACGATTCAAATCAAATGTAAAAGGAACGTGGGATGAAACTGCCGAAATGTTAAAGAATAAAAAGAAACTAATAGGCAAGCAAGCAACGATTAAGTATTTCAATCTAACACCAGATGGAATACCTCGTTTCCCATATGTAATTAATATTGATAGAAACGAATACGAATAATATGATAACGATAAAGAATATAGATAAAATAGTATCAATCAATTCACAAGATATTGAAGTGATGGATTGGAAACAAGAACCTGATTATTATCAATTTACATTTGAGCATGATAACATACATTCAACAACTTTCGTAGCTAAAATGAATAGACATCATGATTGGGGTGATACCGATTCATATAGAATGAGATTATGGGATGGTATAAATAGTTCACCATTAGAATATAATTTTGGATTGCATGATATAGAAAATCCATTCACATTACTCAACTACTTAAAAGATGTATTGTATGATTGGGATAATATAACAAACAAATAATTTATGAGAGGTAAAGCAATATTCATAGACATAGATGGCCCATTATCGTGGGGTAATTGGGGAGATGGTAAAGTGAAAATAATGGAAGGAACGATGAATGAGTTTACAATACCTTACGCATGGGACAGAGCCGATTGTGAAGCATTGAGTGAGATTATAAAACAAACTGATGCACAATTAGTAGTATCATCCGATTGGAGAAAACATTTTGGTTTTATTCAGTTGAGTATGATATTTGAACATTATGGTATTGGTAGGTGGAACTTATTGGATACTACAACAAACTTTAATCCTAAAAAGAAACTCAGTTCATCAATTCAATGGGATAGAGCATGTGAGATTGAAATGTGGGTTAAGTCATTCAAACCTACCAATTGGATTTCTATTGATGATATGCAATTAAACTTTGGATATAAGTCATTAGGTATTCCACAATGGAGACATGTACAAGTTGATGGTGATTTTGGATATGGTGGTAAGTTAAGAGATAAGGTTGATGAATGTATAACAAAATTAAATAGATAACAAATGAATTACAATAAAATAATAATCGGTATCTTATTTGGTATCTTAGGACAGATAGGAACGTTTCTACAATTACAAGGTAGTTACAAATATGGGTGGCATGAAAAGTATCAATGGTTAGTTATATTAGCCAGTTTACCTTTAGGGTGGATTTACATACAAAGTGTAAATGGACTTATAGTAGGATTTGGTGGACAGATATGGCCTTCGCGTTTGTTAGGATTTGGTATTGGTGTAATTATATTTACATTGATGTCACACTTTCTATTCAAAGAACCATTAGGTATGAAGAACGCATTATGTTTAGGTTTGGGATTTGTTATAGTGGGTATTCAGTTATTTGTTAAAAATTAAGATATGAAAAAAATTATATTAGGATTAATCGTAGTGACATTATTCGGATGTGAAAAAGTAGCACCTGGAACATATATGTTTCCTAGAAATAAAAAAGAAGATGTAGTTACACAACCAATTCTACCTACAAATACTCAAATTGAAAAATTACCGAAAGGTTATTATTTTGGTAAATCATCATACGAATTGAGAGTTGCACAAACCTATATTAATATAGATTCACTTAGAACTATATTTGGTATTAGAACTATTGGTGAATTTAAGGGTAATAATAATTTAGGATTCGTTTATGTTGATATGAACAACGATGGATTTGAAGATATATTTTATCCATATAGTACAGGTAGTGAAGTTAATTTAAAACCAGAGGTTTTTATTTATTATGGTAACACATATATTAGAGATAATAGTATGTTACCAAATGATTATGTAGGAAATCAAAATACCAGAAAAACAATAGTGGGTGATTATAACAATGATAGTTTACCTGATTTGTTTTTAATTAATTCAGGATATGAAAATGTAAATACTCAACATTTTGCATTAGAAAAAAATACATTGTTATTAAGTGATAGAATTACAGGAAAATATAAGTTAGGTGATTTATCAATGTTAGGTAGAGATTTTTGGCATGGTGGTGCATCTGGCGATTTAAATGGTGATGGTAATATTGATATTGTAATAAGTTCAGGTAAACCTGTATTATTATTAGGAAATGGAAAAGGGGGATTTACAAAGCAAAATATAGATTTTAAAAATGATAATTTAGGTGCCTATATTACTATTGAAATAATGGATGTAGATAAAAACGGAACAAATGATATTATAATGACCGGTGATGAAGGACAGAGAAATAATAATTCAATAGCAAAATCTACTATATTATTTAATAACAATTTATCATTTCAAAAAGTAGATATAACTGAACCAAATATATTAGGATGGAAATTGGTTATGGATATTGGATGTGAAGATATTGATAATGATGGTATTAAAGAAATATTTTTATGCAGAACGAGAGATAATACATCCGTTTGGTCTAATGGTTATTTAATTAACATTTATAAAAAAGTGGGAAATGGATATGAAGATGTTAGTGATAAATTTATAAAAAATAATAGATTTGTTGCAGGAGATAGAAACTATGCTGGATTTTGGATATATCAAATGACTCTTAAAAAAGAAAAAGATGGATTATATTCAATTAATGCATATGTTAGTGATAAAAGTACAGTCCAATATTGGAAACAAAATAGTATAACAAAACAATTTGAATAATGAGCAGATACGATAGATTATTATTAGAACAAGCAAGAGATTACTTTACTCGTAAACTTAAATTGTTAGAATCCTTAGATAAACATTTGACGGAAAAAGGTAACTTTACAAAAGGACAGCAAGATTTATTACGGAAACTTACAAATGATAATACTTATTCAAAAAAGTAATACATATGAATTGGGAAAACAAATTAAAAGCAACTGGCTTCCTTTCACTTAAAAATAAAGATGGTGAAACATTTAGTTATATTAAATTAGATGATGCGGCAAAGATAGCTGAAATGGCTTATAACGAAGCATTGGATAAATTAAAAGAAATTTATAAAACTGAAGCAGATATAGTTGATACGATTAAAGATTTAAGATTGTAAATGAAACTATTTTATTGTAATGGTTATGGTGATTTGGACTTTAGTAAGTTAGGATTTAACTTATACGATATTAAGTTAAATGATTATGATTACATAAAAGATATTGAATCTGGTGATGTATTATTTATTAAATTAGATGATATTGATATACTAAATCAATTAGTAAATCCTAAACTCAAAATTACTATATTTTTATTTATCAGTCATGAGTATTGTAATGAACATCGTAGGATTGATATAATTAAAAACAAAAATGCTAATCATTCAATATGGTTCTTAACATCACATATAGATTTTTATTCTATTGATAATGATATGAGTTTAGAAGCTAAGATGTTTCCATTCAAAGAAGCATTTTCAGATAAAGCATATATCAATTCAATTAATAGAAATAGAAAATACAATTTTTTTAATCGTTCTATTAATCTACGCAGACTAAAGACATTTGAGATTCTAAAAAAGAAAAATATAGAATTATTAGATTGTTATTTTACATTTGGAAACATTATCAAACACAATACATTTGGTGATATAGATACAATTAAAGATTTTGTAGAATTTAGAGATAAAAAAAATAAATTGGGGATTGATGCAGATTTTATTTCAAAGTATAAGAATGAATTTAAGTTATACGAAAATAGAGAACAGGTTGAATTAGGAATTATACAGGCATCACATTCAAACGATATGTATGATACTATAAATGAACAATCATTAGATTCATATGTATCAATGATAATTGAAAGTAGTGGTGATATGGATGATGATTATAGATTGACGGAAAAAACATTAAGAGCTTGGTTATGTAAAAACATTTTCTTAACTTTACAATGTAAAGGATTTACCAAATTACTTAAACAAAATGGAATAGAAACATTTGAAGATGTATTTGGTTTAGATGAAAATTGGGATGATTGTGAGGAATTAGAAAGAATAAATAAATTCATATCAGCTTTAGAATATATAAATGGATTATCAATAGCTAAAATAGCAAGAATATACAATAAAAAAGATATAGAAGATAGAATAGATAAAAACTATAATTTTATTATGAATAGTTTTAATGATGATACAATATTAGCTGAGTTAAAAAAGAAAATTGGTTATGAAAATAATGTTCATTAGTGACACACATGGTAGTCACGAGAAAATTGATAAATTATATGGTCAATTACCATATGTAGACATTATGATTCATAGTGGGGATTGTAGTAGATATGGTGAGTTTGCAGAAACCGATTTGTTTATGGATTGGTATTCAAAACAAAACGCTAAACATAAAGTATTGATAGCGGGTAATCATGATTTTGTATTTCAAAACAAAGAAAGAACAAAACAATTATTAGAATTAAACCCATCAGTTACTTATTTAGAAGATGAGTATATTAATATTGATGGAATTGGTATATATGGTTCTCCATGGTCACCTATCTATGGTATGTGGGCATTTATGAAACATAGAAACAATGATATGGATGAAGTGTGGAGGAAAGTTCCAACGGATGGTAGTATTGATATTTTAGCAACACATACACCTAGATATGGTAGATTGGATATTAGTGTAAGAGGTAATTATAATGTAGGGTGTGAGATGTTAGCAAATAGAATCAACGATATACACCCTAAGGTCCACGTATTTGGACACATACATGAATGTGGTGGAATGATTAAGGAAGAAACCGAAGTACCGGTAAAAGGTATGGTAAGTTTGAATGCATCCCTATTAGATATTAGATACGAATTAGCTAATCCAATATGGATATGGGACACTGAAACAAATGATTGGAGTTCAATAGAAATAAAAGAATAAGATATGATAATGAGTTATGTGATAGGAATCGGTTGCAGCTTTATACTGGCTGCAATCGTTTCATTTTTTTGGGTAAGAGGTATTGATAATATGAAAGAAAATCATCCTGATTATAAGGGTGAAGATTTTTTAAATTGGAGTGATGATGAAAAATAAACTTTGGGTATTTGGATGTTCGTTATCAACTGGATTTAGAGGTGCAATAATGCCGTATGATGAAAAAGATACATGGGCAGGTAAATTGGCAAATAAATTAGGGTTAGAATTAGTTAATCAAGCACACGCCGGACAATGTAATTGGGTATCTATATTACAATTTATAGATAGAAGGGATGAAATCAAAAAAGGTGATATTGTGGTATTTGAATTTACTTTCTTTGATAGATTTAACATATATCCAACAAGAGCACAATGGGGTGATTTAGAACATTTTTTTATTAAACATCAACAATCTTTAGTTGATGCAAATAAAGAATTGAGAGATTTAAATTTTAAATGGTTTGGTAAACAAGTACATCAATGGTGTAATGATACTGAAATCCCAATTTACCTATGGTCAGTTGAAGGACAGACTCATATTGATTTTAAACGATACTTTGAAAAATATAGATTTATACCTGCTCCTAACTATACAATAGAATCACCAAACTTTTCATTTTATTATAAATGGCAAGATTTACATCCTGAACAATGGTGTTTAGAAGATGATAGACATTTTGGTGAATTAGGACATGAGAGAATGGCAAATCATTTATTTGATTGTATTAAAAATGATATACAATATACTTATAAGAAACCTGTTGTATGAAAGTTTTAGTTATAGGAGATAGTTGTACGGATGTATTTGTATATGGCTATTGTAAACGATTATGTCCCGAAGGACCTATACCAATATTTGAACCGAGTAGAACAATTACAAATATGGGGATGGCGGGTAATGTAGTTGCTAATCTTAAATCATTGGGTGCAGAGAAAGTTGAATTGGTTACTAACAAAGAACAAATAACAAAGACAAGATATGTTGAGGAAAAGGCAAATCATCTAATTATTAGAATTGATAGTAATGATAAGGTTAGTAATTCATTTGATATTAAAAGAGTTCCATTTGGTGATTATGATGCAGTAATTGTAAGTGATTACGATAAGGGATATTTAACATATGATGATTTAGAAAAAATATCAGAATCACATCCACTTACTTTTATTGATACCAAAAAACCAATAAACGATAAAATGAAAGGATACTCATTCATTAAGATAAATGAGTGGGAATGGGAACAATGTAAAGATGCAAATTACGAAGATTGGAATGATAAATTAATAGTTACAATGAGTGAAAGAGGTGCAATGTATAATGGTATAACGTATCCTGTAAACAATGATATTGAAGTAAGAGATTTAAGTGGTGCAGGTGATACATTTATGGCAAGTTTAGTAATTAGTTATTTAAAAACAACAAGTATAGAACGTAGTATTCAGTTTGCAAATGATTGTGCAACAAAAGTAGTTCAAAAAAGAGGAGTAGTTACACTATGACAGATACAATAATATCTAAACTAATTAAGGATAATTTAGTTATTGAAATAACTGATAATGGTATAATATTATCAATTAATGAAATTAATTCAATTAAAATTAATTCAATTAATGATATTACAGATGATTTAATAGCTAAATTATTAGAAAACAACAATAATAGATAAAATCTTTATATTTATAATAAACAAAAAAGGATAAGAATATGCTACATACTGATATGTTTGATTCATTTCAAATGCAAGACAAAAACGAAGTTTTAGTAAGTCAAAACAAATATGGTGTTTTGGTTCTAAATCAAAATAATGAGTGGATTCCTACTGAAATCTATGAAGAAGATTTTCCAAAATACAATGTAATATCTGATATTTTAGATTACGAAAATGCTGAAGATTTAAAAGAAAGTGCAGAAGAATTAGCTACTGTAATTGCACCTATGTGGCCTTTAGTAGAAGAAGTTGATAAATTCATACCAAGTATTTAGTTATAATACTAAATATTTAAACTTAATACGATACCATTATTCAACTTTAGAATAGTGGTATTTTTTTATACAAAATATGTTCAATAATTTTTTGAATTTATTAAAAAAATAGTTATATTTGATTATGAATATCTTTAGAAAAATAAAACAATTCTTTATACCGGAGTGGCACACCTTCCTTTTGAAGAATGATGATAAACTAGAATTAAGAGTATATCGTAATGGTATACGGGTTTCTTTTACTGATTTGTATAAAACAAAAAGAGGAAGTAAAATCTTAAAAGAATATTTAGATGAACAACAAAGAAAAGAAAGTGAAAGGAAGAAAAGTAATTCAAAAGAAAGTAAAGATTTATAGAAAAACTACATAATATGTTTCTATTAAATAGACAATTGATGCGGTTTAATGATAAATTATATATCGTTAAAAAAACAATCAATGCAGAACGAATACAAGATTTGGAATTGGCAAAAAAATACTATGGGGCCGATTATGTATTAAGACCTAAAACATCCAACGATTATATATTTTTAGAAACAATAGAAGATTTAGAATATGAAACAACCACTTAGTCAAAAAGATATGTTATTAAAAAACATAATGAAATCGGAAAGTAAAGTACAAAACAAAATGGGTAAAACTACAACCAATGGTAAATTAAATACCAAAGGTAATATTGATGTAAAGGCAAAGAATAGAAAATCACAATAATATTTTGTATTTGTGGTAAAATGTAGTATCTTTATGATATGAAGCAATGGAATAAAAAAGTTTTCTTAAAAACAATGTTTGATGTATTGAAAGATAGCGACTTTATGGAAGGCGTTATGTTAGAGTTATTGGAATTTTATAGAGATAATACGGATGAACAAAATAGATTAGAATTTGATGAAACTATGTTAGATGATTTACTTGAAAAGAGTATTGAACTAGAATGGTATGAGGTAAGTGCAAGATTACATAAACATATTCAAAATATTAATGAAAATGTCACTACAAATTGATGAGGATGGATTCTATATAATAGATGATCCTAAACAAATGAAAGAATGGTATAGAATGACAGACCTTTCACATATAGAGAGGTTAGCATTAAAAAGTGAAATGAATCCCAAACCAAAGAAAGTGGTCAAAACCACAAAGAAAATAGAAACACCGGAACAAACGGATTTCGATAAATGGTTTAATTATAAATAATTAGTATTAAAAAGAAGTTATGTTTGATAAGTTAGTAGATTTATTAGTTAGATTTAGTATGGATATATTACCATTTGTTATTGTAGAACAATGGAATGGTGCAGTACAATTAAGATATGGAAAGTTTATAAAAGTATTATATCCTGGTATTCATTTTAAGATACCATTTTTTGATTCTATTGTTGAATGTCCTGTTATTACACAGTCGGTCAACTTACCCTCACAAACCCTAACTACATTAGACGAACAAAGTATTGTATTGAAATCAATTATCAGATACAAAGTAAGTAACATACAAACTTATTTATTAGGTGTGATGCACGCAAACGATGTCCTAATTGATACGACACAAGGAATGATTAGAGATGTAGTAGAGTTAACAACATGGGATGATTTGGTGGATGTGAACGAAACAATAACCAATAAAGTAAAAGAATATGTAGTAAGGTGGGGAATAGAAGTCGAAGCAGTAACAATAACAGATTTGGGAATTGTAAAAAGTTTCCGTATATTTGGAGATGAAGGGCATAAAACAACAATATTACCAACCGATATATAACTTATGGAAAAACAATACGCAAAACAAATAATAGAATGGGCAGAAACAGCAAAAGAAACATTAACCCTTCGTAAAGAAATCATAATAGATGAAACTATAACTAATGAAAAATTAGGTGAGATAGTTCGTATGATGTATAACGCAAAAGTAAGAGCAGAAAACGATTCAATTGAAAGGTGTAAACAATTTATATAATGAATAAACATAACATAGAAATAGTATATAGTAATGGATGTTCACATAGTGCGGCCGGTGGATTAGAATTAGTTAGAACAATAGATGATAAAAAAACACTAATAACTGATGTTTATAAAGAAAAATATAATGTAAGTTGGAAAACACAAGAAGATGCAACTTATATAGCACATTTAGCAACTTTATTAGGTGGAATTGAATATGTAGCAGATGCAGCAAGTGGTGGTGGTAGTGGTAGAGTAATTAGATTGGCATATGATTTTGTAAAAAGAAATTGGGATAAAAAAGATAAGTTATTTTTAGTTTTAGAGTTTCCATGTTTCTTCCAACGAATGGATGTATTTTCAGTTAAATTAGATAGTTGGATGGTAGTAAATCAATCATTCAGTAATTCAGGCAGAAGAAATCATTTATACGCAACTAGAAAATACTTTTTAGATGAATTTAGTAGTGATACACAAAAAATAGATGGTGATAAAGAACTTACTACATATTTAGATAACTTTACTAGAATTGATGTTGAAGAACAAAAATTGATAAGAGAAATTGAAACATTTTTATCTTTTTTAAAATTCAATAATATTAAACACATATGGTTTGAAGGTGATAAAAGTATTCAAACCAAAATAAATCCTGATCTTTTAAAAGATGAATTGAGAATTTATGATGAACTTGGTTATCATAATGATTTCCATGGTTGGATAAGAAAACACAACCTAACTATAAAAGATGAATTAGAAGGATTGAGTACCGATTTACATCCTGGTTATTTCGGACACAAAAAATTCGCAGATATACTATATGAACATATTAATAAAAAATATAATATGTAACTGATATATAGAAAAAATATAATATGTTGAACCCTCTCAAACGCAATAGCAATAGGTAGTCTTAAAAAACTACCTATTTTTGTTGGAAAAATGGGTATTTTTTCGTATCTTTATATAGTAAACAATAAAGAATATAATATGAAAAACTTAATTATAATAGGACATCCTGATAAAAGAAGTTTTTGCTACAATGGTATAATGAAAACTATTCAACAAACTTTAAAATTGAATAAAGAGGAAACATGTGTAGTTGATTTATACAAAGATAATATAACATTCCAATTTACAAAGGATACTATCAAACGATATAAAGAGTTAATAACTTGGGCAGATAGAATTTATATTATATCTCCTGTTTGGTGGTTTAGATGTACACCGGCAATGGAAGCATTTTTTGACCAGATATTTACACCAGGTTTTGCATATAAGTTTACACCTGTTACAAAATTGTATGGATATCCAACACCTTTGTTAAGTAATAAGAAAGTTAGAACATATCTTACACATGGAGCACCTGCATTACCTGTATTAACTATGTATTTCAATTCAGTTAAACTTAGGTTGGTGATGGGTGTGTATTCATTTGTATTTGGTTGGTTTAAAACAAAGACTCGTCAATTTTGGAGTGTACCTTTTGTTTCTCAAAATGAAAGATTGGTATATTTGGAGAAAGTGAAAGAGGATATTAAGAAAGATCTTAAATCATAATATGAAGCAGTGGGTGTGTAGTATATGTAATGGTGATACATCTAATACTGATTATGATTATTTAATTGATTATGACCATATAAGTTGTCACTTAGGAGTATGGGGTGGAAAGGATGTACCAACACACAAAGATAAACTAAAAACCGGATTTATGAAAATAAAAGGTTGGGAAAAATTGAGTGGGTTTACTTATAAAGGATATACAATCATCAATCCAATCCATAATGCAGAGGAAACAAAGTATATGGCAACAATATTAAATTTAAACTTACCACAAAAACCCAAATGGGAGTTATCGGTATTGACACCTACCCACAAATTTCTATCGGGTATGTCTAGAAATGCAGATACATTTTTTATATCAATGTGGGATGATAGAAAATTTAGTACCACCCGCGAAATAACAAAACAAGGAATGAAGCAAATTTCATTTTTTAGAGTTACATTTGAGGAAATGATAGATGAAATATTGAAAATACAATTAACATCAGCACCAACATATGGTAGCAGTTCATATCAAAACACACCAACAAATCCTTTTTAATATGAGATTCAAATATAAAATTAACTTAGAAATAGATGTAGATTTCGATGCACCTTTATTGGGTACTGATACTACAAAAGGCAAACGAAGCAGAACTGATATGATTGCAAAGGCGGCATTAGCTGAAATGATTAAATTCAAAACTACGTCATATGTGGGGTTGGATAGACTGATTGATGAAGATAATTTAAAAGGAACAATCAAAGGTAGTATTATGTTACGTTCACATAAAATGTTAGATGAAGATAAAAAACTAAATAAGTTATGATAGTATTATTAATAGCATCATTTATGATAGGTTGGTTAGTTGGTGCAAAACAAGAACAAAAAAGACTTGCAAAATATGGTACAATCGGTACAAAACCAAAAACACAAACCGATTATCAAAGAGAGCATGCAAAAATACCACCTTGTGTTGGACATGAATTAGAATCTCAAAAAGAAATTGAGAAAGCAGATATTGATTTTATGTATAAGTGGATACGAGAAAAAAGCGGTAAATAATGATAGTAATACAAAATAGTGAAGCAATTGTTAGACGTGATTTAGAAGATGATTGGTATGTATTGAATATAAAGAAAGGTTACAATAAATACTACATTAATCTAACAAAATCCGGTGAAATGTTATTTAAAAATTGTGAGTTGAGTAGGCAAATGAATGAAGGAGGCAGTTATATGTTAAAATGTGGAACTGAATATATCTTATTAACTAAACCACAAATAGGTGATATGAAATATATTTTACAATGTTTAAATACTTTTATATGCTAACAATAAAGAACTACAATGTGATAAATGGAAGAACATTAGGTAACGATGGACATAAAATTGTAGGTGTTGATGAATTACCAACACAATATACTATAATTTGTTATGATAATAAAAATCCAAGATTTACAATATGTTTAGAACGAATGGGTATCAATAATAATTATGAATTATGGATGAGGCAACCATCACCAAAACCATCCCGTAGAGTTAAAACTAAAAGAATGTTTATACCAAAAGATGATATTAAAAACAAATGGATATTGTTAGAACATATAGACGATTTACTACTTAAATAATGTACGAAAAACAAACAATACTATATGTGGTGTGTATAATGATTGCATACATTTGGTATTTGTATGATACGAATAAAGATAAAAGAAAATAATATGCATCCTTTTACAATAGTATTAATAATAGTGGGAATAGCAAATGGGTTGAATATATGGTATATGATTCGAAGTAGAAGATTACACAATTTATGTATTAAAAGACGAAAAGAAAATAAAAAGAAATAATTTATGATTAACCTAAATGAAATAATTAATGGTTGGGCAAATGTTATTAAAGATAGAATAGGAACATTGGACCCGAATATAAAACAAATGGCAGAGAATAGATTGATATTATGTAATTCTTGTCATATGAGAATAGGGAATAGTTGTAGCACTAAAAATGTTGGAATAAACGAAATAACAAAAAAAGAAACAAACGGATGTGGATGTAATATATCTGCAAAAACTTTAAGTCCGGATAGTAAGTGCCCATTGAGTAAGTGGTAATTAAATAATTTAAATTAAATAATATGAAAATAGAGTTTAGTATGTTCAGTAATTTCAGGTCACTAATTGGATTTGAAATAGAACGCAATGGTGCAGTTAGAAAAGATAAAAACGATAGTCCGGTATTTCAAAGGACAGTAGAAATTACAATTGGTTTCTTATTTGGATATCTGTCACTTAACTTTGATTTGGGAAATGCGGTATCAATAGAGAAATTAATTACCGAACATAAAGATTTGTTATAGTATGTTAAAGATTAAAAATAGTATATTAATATTTTCAATTATACTAATATTCACATCTTGTCAAAAAAGAATTGATTATTCAACGGATATTAATAAGTTAAAAGCAGAGATAGAACTTTTAAAACAAAGTAATGTAAAATATGAAAATGATTTGAGTGTATTAAAAACACAAGTTAATCTATTTAAATTACAAATGGATTCTATAAAAATCCAAACGGATTCAATTCAAATAAAATTGAAAAATGTAGACAAATCAATATCGAACATTTATACAATAATAGAAACTATTAATAAGTTAATGTTGGAAATTAATATAAAAATATATGATTTACAATATCAATTAGAACAAAATAGATTTGAATATTATAGAATAGTAAGTGCCTTAGTTGATATCATAGATAATATTGGTTTGTTAAACAGAGAAGTTTCAGGATTGATAGAGGCAGTTCAAAATCTACAAAAAAAATAACTATGTTAACAATACAAAATCCACAAAAATTAATTGGGGAAAAATATAATGAAACATTTACTATCATTGGGGTTAAAGAACATAAACATCATTACGAATTTACATTAGGATATGATGCGAGTATAAAACCGGCAGTAGAAACAATATTACTACATAGAAAGCAAACCGATAACGGAATGTATGTAATGGAATACAATAGTAAAACACTTTGGTTAAACAAAGATGAATTTGATACGATAGATAAGATTATAATTTGTATGCAAACAATATAGTACACTTTTTGGTGGGGCGGGGGTTGGGGGAAAAAAGTGTCGTTGGGAAATTTTTTTGATAGTATAAATCATATATACAATGTTAATAATACAAAACATAGATAAAATAAAAAGTAAATTACAACAAAAGGTAATCATTGAGGAATTTGAATTAGTATATAGATTCTACATTGATAACCCAAATTACTTAGGTGGCAAGAATGGTATATGGCAACCAATGAAGTGGGAAATTACATTGAGTAGAGTTCATCCACCTGATATAAATCATCCACATAGAAACTACTATCTATTATCAAATGGTAAAAAACAAATATGGTTACTACCAAATGAAATAACACTAGATAAGATAGTGGATAGTATTAAATTAATGGGATTCTTAAATTAAACATAATGCTGATAATAAAAAACATAGATAGAATAAAGCATAAGGTAATACAATTCGGTGGTGAGACATGGACGATAGCAGGTGTAAAAGAAGCTGGTTTGTTAGATGGTGATTATTATCAATTCAGTATACATTCATTTTTTGGTAATAAGATGGTACATATATTTTTGAATAGAGAAACGAAAGGTGAAAAGCAGAAGGAGCAAGAGTATTATCACTATGAGGGTAGAGGTGAATACTATGAATTGATAAGTAGCTGGGATAGTGATATGGTTACAATAAATAAAGAGTTATTAAGTAAGGAAGGATTATTAATGTTTATGCAAAAAATGTTAGAAACAATAAAATAAGATACAATGTTAAAGATACAAAATATAAATAAGATAAAAGGGTTGACAGTGAATGGTTGTAAAGTATTAGATATAGAATATAATACTATACAAAGAGGATATATTTTTACAATGGAAGATACACATGGTTTAAATTCAGAAAAAACAGGCCAGTTTTTAATTAAATTATTAGATACCAATTATGAAGTAGATGAATATGAATTTTTTATAATGGGATGGAAGGTAGCAACTGAACGAAGTGTCACTAAAGAAAAAATCCGTAATATGAATGGATTTGCAAATCAAATGTATGAACTGATTGAGAGAGGTGTTAAAGTTTTAAAAAGTTATAATAAATAAAACCATATGTTAGTAATAAAGAATTGTGAAAAACTAAAAGGTGAGGAAGTCCTTAATTTTAGAACGGCGGAAAGGTATGAGATAGAAGGGATGTATGAAGATAGTGATTGTTATAAAATACATTTACGGTCCGTACATAAACCAATAGTAGATGAGGTATTTATACTATTAAGAAATAAAGTCCAAAACGAAAGCGGTTTTACATATAATTACTATACCCTATACAATAGTAATGAACCACAAAGCAGGCAGAATGTAACAATGGATATGATAAGATTAAAAGAAATGTTGTTACACTCAATAGAACAAATCTTAAAAATGAGAAACTAAAAACAATGTCGGTAGTAAAAATAATAATCATAATACTATTCAGTCTATTGAGTATAAAAGTAAAAGGACAGAGTATAGAGAAACAAAACGAAGATACACTTACTCAATCAATATACTATCAACACACTATCATAAACACAAAGAGAATAAGTGTGTATGGGTATAGTTCATATGATTTAAACTTTGGAGATGAGAGTGGTATAGGTATTGTATATAGTATAAGGTATAGAAATAAAAAAAAGAAACTAAAACAAATAAGATATGAATATAATAAATAAAATCTCTAATATGGATGGGATAGACGAATATATCCTATTAAGTAAAGAGAGTATAGATAGGTTAGTGAATGATAGTAAGAGACTGGATGATAAGAGCCAAAAGTTAATCGTACAAATGAGTAAATGGATGTATGATAACGATATGATTGAATACGAAGATTAAATAAAAAATACAATGTTAAGTTATAGTGAAGATTTTGATTCCATAATTCATGTAAGAGTAAACGGAGAAACAATTATGGAATTAGAGAGAATATATGAAGTAGATGAAAATAAAAATTCTTATAGTGAAGTAGTTAATCAATGTAGGTTAATGAACATATTGAATAAAAAGCAGAAAGGATATGTACGGATTGAGAATGTAGAGTTATGGCAGTGTATATGGTATAGGGATAGTGGAATGTATGAGGAAATTCGTCTAACTACAATTAAAGTAAATAATAAAAGAAAAAGGGTATAAAGTATGTTGATAATAAAAAACCTATATAAGATAAGACACCAACCGATAGTAGAAGGATGGATAGTATTTGATGTAGGATTGATAAGTAATACATTGGAGTACGAATTTATTTTACACAATACAATAGGGAATGCAATACAACGGGTTTATTTAGAAAGAGTAAAATCGAATCATAGATGGTATAGGTTATATACGGAAAGGAGAGGCAAAAGATATGTTCAATTAGTAACGAAAGAAACAATACAAAATATAAAAGAATTATTAGAACACATACAAGTAGTAGGAATAAATTAATAAAACAAAACAAAATAAAAATGGAAAAGATTAAAAAGATTTGGAATTTAGTGTATGTACCAACGGCATTTATTTTAGGTGGATTGAATATGTGGATAGGTGAAACGGGTATAGGTTGTCTATTTATTTTATTTGCAACGAATGAAACAATAAATAAAGATTAGAGGATATCATAATAGCTAAAAGATATATCAATATACTAATATACATATTTTGATATATACATACATAATAATAAGGTCCGATGTATGATATTTTACCACTTACTCCCACATTCACCCACAATTCAACACACATAAGGGATACAAAGAACTATCATATTAAATAAAACCTATTAAAGTAGTTTTCAGTCCTTATCCATTCACATTGTCGGACCGCAAAATTTTTTAGGGAATATTTTTACATAGTTAGTTCACACAAAAAAGAAACCTTTAATATTTGGTAGTGTAAAATAAATTTCGTATCTTTGGTATAACAGACTGGGACAGAATATAATACATAATATTCTCAATCGTTGCTAGTTACTCCTTTTTACCCTTTGATAAGTGCAACACCCGGTCTGTTTTTTATAAAAGCCAATTTAATGAATATAAAAGAATTTAAAAGAAATCATGCATTGAGAGTAATGACTTGGTGCAAACACAATATAGGCCTGAATGGTAGGAGACACTATTTACCTATATTAGAATGGCATAGTTCTGGCGAAGATTGTGGCGATTATGATTTTGAAGATAATATTATTTCGGTTTATAAATCGCAACACAATTCAGTTTTAGAAATTATTCATACCATAATTCACGAGTGGTGTCACTACAAACAAAGCAAACAAAAATATTATAAATTTGATGAAGAGCTTGGTTACAATAAAAATCCTTTAGAAATTCAGGCAGATAAAATTGCGAATGAATTAAAATTTAAATGTAGAAAAGATTTATTTTATTAATTCTATCGTGACGTCCGACAAAATGAATAAAAGTAAAGTAATCCCTTTACCGAATCCCGGAAAAGTAAAGTTATAGCTAGACTTTATAACTCATTGGAAATCAACCACTTAGAAAATCCCTATAAAATACTGATAATCAACGAGTTATAACTTGCTGATAATCAATTAGTTGTGTAAAGTACTGAAAATCAATCAGTTATGCAATCCGTTGATTATCAGCAAGTTATGTCCGGTCCTAACATATAACAAAAAAACATATATGTAACTTGTTGATTATCTATAAAAAACTTTTAAAAATAGTTTGCCCGTTTGCCTTTTGTATTAAAAAAAGTCGTATCTTTATGTATTGAGTTGAGAGATTGACTCGTCACATTAAAAAAAAATTATATATGAATAGTAGATTAACAAACCAATTTAGTGAAGTGGCTTTCAATACTGCCAGAAATGAGAAACCCGTTTATTTAAATTTCGCGGCGAGTAAAATGAGTCAGGCAGTTAAACCTAATTCAGTAGTAGAATTTAAAGACTTTATGGGTCGTTCGCATAAGGTAGTATGTAAGAACAATACCGAAATTAAAAAGGCGATGGCTTTCTTTAGTGAATTGAAAAAAGAGTCTTTAGCTATTACGCGTATTATCGCACAATATCCAATGAGTTACGGACAAGTAACAAAGAAATTTATTCCTGAAGTTAGACGTGAGTTGAAAGGTATTGGGTTAAATAACAAAAGTATTGAAAAGGTCCTTATTATGTATTGGGCCTAGTTCTTTGACATTTTGGTTTTTCTTTTTTTCACAAATTAAATTTTTTATATGATTACAATTTTAGAGTTTATGATTATCGCGGTTAGTACAATTTTTGTATACGCATTTATTAAGACAGTAGTAGAAACAATTAAAAGCAAATAGTAGTATGAATAGGAAAAAACGAATTGATAGAAATCATATCATATACGAATTAACTAACACAATCAACGGCAAACAATATTTAGGTATTACTCAAGCAATAGGTAGAAGGTTTAACTATTCAGTTTTACGAAGATTTCAAAAACACGTTAGTAGAGCAAAGCAAGAAGATTGGGGCTGGGCGTTGTATAAGGATATGAGAAAATTTGGACCTGATGTTTATGATGTTTGTTTGATTGAAGTAGTGAGAGGTAAAGCAGAAGCACATAAAATAGAAACGGAATTATTACAACGATACGAATACAAATTAAATTCAACACACTAAAAAATAAAACAATGAGTAAAAACGAATTAACAAACGAAGAACAAATAGCAATGCAATTATTTAGCGTAGTATGTGCAGTGTTACAAAGCAACCACACGCCACTAATAACAACGGCGGCAACAATGCAAACTTTAGAAAAGATTTTCAATGAAGAAGATGGTCCCTTTATGGCAAATGAAAATTCACGACAAATGACTGTAGCAATGATTGATATAGCTAATGGCATTATAAGAAAGAAAGAAAAGGAATTAAGGGCAGAAGAAGGAGCGGATATTTTAGGTAACATTAACTGGAACTAATAAAGGACCGGTAACAATAAACAAAAAACAATAAAACATAAACAAATGAGTACAAAATTAAACAAAGTAAATTTCTATTTCGGACAAGCTAATAATGGTCGTAATGCAAATGATGTATCGTTAAAACAAAGTGATATTAAACATTTTCAACCTGGTACGATTGTAGTAGAATTATATAAAGATAATGTATCGGATGAATGGTACACTAATAAAATATTTGAAGTTAGTGGCAATGTATATAAAACAAATACAGCTGTGAATACCGGTACGACTGCCGATTATTGTTATTCGGTACCTGTAAGGACTGTAATGGAATCTAAAAATAAAATCTATATTAAACAAATTGCTAAATCAACTGGTAATCGCAATTGGTCTGGCTTATGTTATGGTAATACTTTATTAAATTTAAATAACGATAAAACGTCAAAAGATTTAATGTATAAAATGTATGAACGCATTGTAGGTCTAATGCTTAGAAACAAATAGGACCGGTAACAAAAATAAATTCTTTAAAAAATAAATAACACAATATGAAATTAACAGCACAACAATTTAGATCATTCAAAGGTATGACAAATGCAAACGGATTAGATACAGCAATCGCAGTATACATAAACCACGCACATAAACAAAAGATAGCAGATATGGTCGCATCATTTGGTATTAATACAATAAACCAATTTTGTAAATTTAATTTTGAAGAATACGAAATGAGCTTCGGTAAGTTAATAGCATTGACAGATTTGCAAACAGCATTAAAAAAGCATATGAAAAAGAAAGTAACAAAAGTAGTAGCAAAGCGTAAAGCAACAACAGCAAAGGTTGCAAAGAAGGCGGTAGCTAAGAAAGTAACAAAGAAACAAAGTATAAAAGAAAAACTATTTAACCAATATAAGGTAGTGACACAATATAGTGAAAACTTAATGCAAGATATCTATTCAGTAGTATATAGAACAAAGGAACTAAAAAGATTTGTAAACACTAACCTAGCTAATAAGTACATAGAGCAAGAGGTCCTATTGAAGATGAACGAACACGCAGTGAAAGAGCCTAAGAAAATAAAAGGCATTACAAAAGAATTGAAAGAAGAATTTGAAACACTATAAAAAAATATTTGGCAAGGTATTGTAGCAGATTAACTACTCGAAGGCAGTATGCGAGAGTGAAGACTGGCCATAGTATTAGAAGATAAAAGGTTACCCTTGAACTAAACCATGTTTTTGAACCTTATCTAATATGATTATATAGTGAGCTACTACGAAGGACATATCACTAATGGCATAGTAAAAACGCAAGAAAAATAATTTTAACCGGGATGTTTCTACATTCCGGTTTTTTCATGTCCTCTCAAAACCAATCATAGCAAGGGTCCTATCCAATCACACACAAAGCAATGCCAGCAAGGGTTTCATCGATTCGCCGCAAACGTAGTGCCAGCAAGGGTTTGGTGAGAGTGGAGATTCTCCATTTCTTGTAAGTCGACAAATTAAATTTTTTTTATATATGAACCAGGTACACACATATTGTTGGGTAAAAATTTTCACTCTAGGGAAATGATATATTTATAAAGGTAGTACCTTATTTAACAATGTTATAATGAAGAAAATAAATCTTTATCAAGATAGTAAAGAGTGCCTGTTTTGGACTCGTAGTGAATTTGAAGAATTAGAAAAGAAGTATCCTAAGAAATTTGAATTAGATAAAGAACAACCATTTGTGTTTGAACATGGTGGGTATGAGTTTAGACAATATATTCGTAACACATTTATTAGGGAAGATACTGGGTTAGACCCAACGATAGAACTGGGTGATATTAATATATTTGTACTGACGGGTACTTTCCCACTATATAAAGTGATGAACTTACTAAATGAGTTTGAAAAAAATCCAGAAAAAAAATTCATCCTTATAGATAAACATCCTGAAGATTATTGGTTATGTATAGAAGCTATGAATAGTAATGAGTTATACGAAAGGATAGCTGGTATGAATAATGTGAGTGTGTTTTGGGATAATTTGGCTAAGTTTAACAATTTCCATTTCCTACCTAAGATGATGATGCATAGTTATCATAATGTACATCAGTTCAATGGTTTCTTTTTCTTTAATGGATATGAAATCTTTAAACACCATCCAAAGGACAAGAGGATTGGAATCCATATAAACAAACATATGATTGATAAGATTAGGTATTATCTATATACTAACTTTAAACATAATACACATAATAAGTTATTCTTTACTAACAGGAAGGAATATAAACACAGCGTATTTGAATTAAACTTTATCGATTCTAATAATGCTGGTACTGAAAGAGAATGGTTCAATTTACAATTCTTAGACCAAACATTGAAATCAGATATAGAAATAGTATACGAAACCTTTTCCATACAAGCCCGTAGAGATACATCCCTTAAGTGGAATGAAAAGAGTATTAAACACCTTTTCTTAGGTAAACCATTTATACATAGTGACCCAACGGCACATTCCCTATTTAAAGTATATGGATTAGAACCGTATAGAAGTTTGTATACGGATGAGTTATGGGAACTATACTCTAATTGGGATATGAGGGATTTTTTAGTATTGAAAGATGGGTGGGATAGTTATCTACCTCTATTACAACGAAATATAGAGTGGTTGTTAGATATGGAGGATAGTGAGTGGAAAGAAAGGTTAGAGCTTGCCAATACCCTTGCTATGAAGAACAAAGAGGTAGTAAACAATTTAGTGTATAATCATTCTCTATTACCTTACTTAGATATTTATTGATATGGAAAATAAACAAACACTATGGATATTTGGAGATTCTTTTTCTACTCCATTTAATGATAACACATTAGGTACTTGGGATGGAGATTATTGTAAATGGAAAGGATATGTTCCTAAATACTTTGGTGATATTATAGCAAAAGAATTAGAAGTAAATATACAACACTTTGGATATGGTGGCTCGGATAACGATACTATATTTGAAAGTATAATAAAACAAGCTCCTAAAATTAATAAAGGAGATTTAGTTATCATTGGTTGGTCCTCCATAGGTAGATTTAGATTAGTAAATAGGGAAAATAAATTCCAAACCGTTATACCTAGTTTTATTGATAAGTCATTGACCTGGTTTGATACCATTTCTAAATCTACAATAGAAGAGATATTAGTAAATAGAGATCATTATTTGTATAAAAAAGAATTATATACAAAACTAGAGTTTTTAAATTTTTTATTTAATGATATGAAGTTAATACAATGGACTCCATTTAATTATGATGGAACTAAGATATTAGGATTTAAAGATATAAATACTATAATGATAGAAACTAATGGAGAATTAAAGGATGGACACTATTCCGAAATTGGACATATAGAGGTTTCTAAAAAGTTTATCACTATGTTTAATGATGATAAATTGAGAAATGATTCTAATAGATTATATATGCACTTAATCTAATATTGCCGTTATTTCATCCCACTCTCTTTTCCCCTATATTATTTTTTTATTTCAGTTTATTATCGTATATTAGTAGTATAAACTTAAACGATATGAATATAAAGGAATTCTCTCAGCCAACAATTCTTAAAGGTACTCAATACGGAATAACCGTTACAATCGAATTAAACCATAGTGATACTTCTATTGACGAAGTTATGGATGGTATGTTAACGATTGTAAAAGGTTTAGGGTATTTAGATACTACCGTTAATGAATGGATTAAACAAAAGGCTAAGGATGTATATGATGATGAACACCAAATCGTTAAGGATGCTTTCGCTGAAGATTGGTTTGATGTGTTTAACGATGATGAAGATTACCCCGGACAATTTAAGGATTGGGAAAATGAAACACCTACCGAAGAAGAACTACCGACGGAATGTTGGTGTGGTAGTACCGATAGATGTGATTGTATAAGTGACCCTAATGATAATGATGAGTATGATGATTTTGTAGATTCTAATTGGGATGAAGAAAGAATTGATATCATTGGTCAAAATGGTAATGAAGGTACACATTATGGTTTGGCTACCGATGAAGATATTGAAGAATGTGAATTGAACGATAAACCACACTTTGATTGGAATGATGATGTAGATATCATTTGGTTTGATGAAGATGAGTTTGATGATTATGGAATGAGAAAAATACCAAATGATAAACTCAAAGCCGCCGCACAACGATATAGTGACGAGGTGAAGGCAAAACATAAACCCGTTAAATTAGATAAGAGCAAGGTAGTAAGAGGAAAGATTAAAGACTTGAAAAATGGAAAAACCAAAGATTAAAAAAACTAAACAACAATTATTAAACGAACAATACATAATACCTACTTTATCTAATTATTGGATGAATGGATATGGTTCACTACAATATAGAGATAAAAATGGAAAAACTCAATATTGTAAAAAGGTAGATGGTAAAAGTGGATTTGTTTGGATATATAAAGATGGTGAAAGAAAAGAATTTAATGTTCACCAATGGGCCGTTCAATTAATAGAAGGATTTTCCGAAGTAGCCGTTAAAAGGGATGTAAAGAATATACTTACATCTATTTACGATACTAATGTAGATGGTAGTGATAAGAGAAGAAAAGATGGAGTAGATAAAGGAGTAATGTCATCATTTAAATCACCCATTTTGGAAACAAAACCATTATCCGAATTACTAAATAAGAAAAAAGAAGAAGAAAAAAGATTGGCTGAATTAGAAGCTAAGTTAGTTTTTAAACCTAAAAATAAAAAAAGCAAAAAACGACATTAATCCCCCCTAATTCCGCCCCATCCCCCCTTAAATTAAAATAGTTATGTTTGGAAATTTAATACCAACCCCACCACCAATTAGTAAACCAACATTAACATATTTACTACCTAAGCCAATCTTTGTGATGAGGTTTAGAAATTCTATGAGTGATGGTGAGTTTAGATATACACAAGAACAAATACACAAATCGGATATGGCAAAGGAGTATCATATCATTGTGATTAAAAATGATAAAGATAAGGATGAGTTTGAAATGTTTAATACAGAGAAGGTAGAGAGACAGGAATGGAATAAGTTAATAAATAAAATAATTAAATAGTTTGAATAAGATATTTGTACAATCATCGGATACTTTAGATTTTACTCTATTGGGTGAATACTTTGATATTATTCCTTGCTACGAATATACTAACCCATATACACCCTTTATTGAGTTTGGTATAGATAATGGTGATGTTCTATTTCTGCACCAAGCATCCATAGAATCTGTCTATCCTTACATACCTAAAGATAAAGTGATAACTATCTATTGTTTTGAGTTTCATGAGATAATCTATCCCCACGTTAAAGAAAGGTTTAAAGAGTTATATTCCGATACACTAGCCCAATTATTTTTTATATCTACCGATTTGGAGATGGGTAAGTATGATTTAGGGTTTAAGTATACACTACCTGCATTTAGAAACTTGTTTAACATTCAACCTACACATAATACCGAAAGAAGTGTTAAGTATACCTTATTTAACCAAAGTGTAAATTTTCGTAGGTTAAAGGTATTTGAATTACTTAAACGGTCTAACTTTGTAAAATCAATAGATTCAGCGGTTTCATTTGGTATGGTGTATATGAGTGTTCAGTTTGATGAAGTAAAGGGAATTAGAGATTACCTTGCAGCAAGAATAGATCAATTGAAATTTAAGGTTAAAGGAGTTGATATTGATATTGATTACATAGAATCGTTTTCAAATGAATTTAACTTATTTGGATTTAATAGAGATACCATAAAAGAAGATATACAACATGGTGAACCAATTTATCTACAATTAGATTCAGTAAATAAAATATCAAATGATTCATACATATCTTTTATTATTGAGAGTTGTGATGGTTCGTTTATAGATACGAGAATTACCGAAAAAACTTTAAGAGCTATTTATTATAAGAATATATTTTTAGTTTTACAAAATGATAATATACACTCTCTTTTAAGAGATATTGGATTTAAAACATTTGAGGATATATTTTATCTTAATGATGATTGGGATAAAATAAATGAAAATTATAAAATAGGTACATTTACCAAATGGATAAATTATATAAATGAATTATCAATTGAAAAGGTAAACGAACTTTATAATAGAGAGGATGTTCAACAAAGATTAGAACACAATTATAATTTATTATGTGAATTATTTAAAACACATAATTTAACAAATAAAATAATATTAACAAATAAAACAAAATAAAATGGCAAAGAAACAAGTTACACAAGAAGTAGAAGAAACACAAATTCAAGAACCACAATTTGAAGCTACACGTGTTAATTGGTATGAGTTTGATTGGGATAACAAAATTAATTCATTAGATGATATTAAGGTTATCTTTAAATCTTTAAGAATGACAGTAAGTGATAAGGCAGAAGACTTTGATACACTTAAAAAATACTTAAAAGAGGAAGTAGCTTACCAAACCAATTAATACTTTTCCATATATTTATTCCTAAACAAAGGAGTAACAATTTATGGCAAAGAAAGGTTCATTAACATCAACAAAGGTTTCATTCGGTTCCCGTAAAACAGGGTCAGCAAAGAAATCGTACAACAAACACAGTCCAAAGCCAAAAGCTTATAGAGGACAAGGAAGATAATGTTTAGTAGAGAAATTACAAATGATTACGGCTCTTATTCAAAAGAAGGAGAACAAACGGTCTTATTAAAGGGAACGTTTGATTCTAACTTTATTGAAATAGCCGTAATCAACCCTACTATTCCAGCTTACAAAGTATTTGATTCGGAAACAATTAATTTTGGTGTTGTTATTGGTAATTCTACATACATACCATCTCATTTGTTTGAGCAACTTAAAACAGCGTTTGAAGAAGGTAATCCGTATTTTACACCAGATGATTTAATTACAATTCAATTAAATTTAGAAAATACTTTAAACTATATTAACTCAAAATACTATGAACAAACTATAACTAGTAAAGTTGATTATAAAGGAGTAGGTAGAGTAGAACAATTAACAAATACTAATACCTCAACTGCAACTATTACAACTAGGAGTGGTTCTGTGAATGTATCACAACCAGCTACTATTACACTTAATACACCAGAACAAAAAGAAGTAGTGGATATTCAAGCAAATTTTACATCAACATTTAAAAGTAGATTAGAAGTAGCAGGAGTAGATGATATTTCATATGAATTTTTTATTGATAATAATCCTGATACATTAAATGATAATAATATAATCGAATATATACGATTTGTATTTGAAGAAAAAAATTCAATAAGACCACGGGGTTCATTTAGGATTCAACAATACGAATTACCGAATGGTGAAGTAATTCAGGCAAATTTACCAGCTGAAACTAGAATAGTGGCTCCAGTAAGAGATAGAGTAACTAATGTTGATGATTATCTAAGAGATGTAAATAGAGAAGGCTTGTAATATAATGTTATGGATATTAACAAATTATTAAAACTAACTAATATGTACGCTAAAACCGATTGGAAAAAGTATTTTCACGAGGAATCCTCACCGGCGGTAAAGGAATATATAGAAACCAATGCAGATAGAATTTATCCATGGATACTAACTATAATTAAACAAGCGGTAGATGAAAAATTAGATGAAGTTGCTATTATAAAGTTTACTGATACTAAAATGTTTGCTACAATACAACGAAATGAATACACCGATTTGTTAAATAAAATAATGGAACATTTTATAGAAAAAGAGGAATATGAGCAATGTGCACATATTAGAGATTTAATTACAACATTATCTATCCCACACATAAAACCAAAAAGAAAATATACTAAGAGGGAAAGATAAATTACTATGAATAAAATAAGAGAAATAATAGGTGCATGGGTAATATCATTTAATCCTTCGCCTGAACAAAAAGAATTAGCAGAAAAACGATATGAGATATGTTTAGGATGTGAACATTATGGAAAAAAGAGACGAATTACACAAGATGAATATTGTAAACAATGTTTATGTTCTATTCAAAAAAAAGTATTTACAGAAAAAACAAAAGAATCATGTCCATTAAATAAATGGTCTGACATAGATAGTACATATATAGACACTATAAATAAAAAATCAAAATCAATAATTTAGTATTATTTAGTAAATACGTATATTTATATAAAAGAAATAAAAAACTATGAAGGCACTTATACTTGGAACCGATTTCTTAAAAGATTCGGAAGGAAACTTAAAAATAATTGAAACAAATACCAATGTTGATGTTCATAATCAAATTACAGAAGAACTTGATTGGGTTACATTTAAACAATTTTTAATAGATAATTCTATTAATAATTTACATTTCATTTACACAGAGGGTAATTTCATTATAAATGAGAATATAGTTGATCGTAAAAATCCTGAATTTCCAAAGACTTCTTTAAAAGATAAAATGTCGGAAATCATGGAGGAGTTAAACGGAACATTCCAAATCCATATGCTTCCGAACGGTTCTGTTACCGTTCCACTTATTGAGGATAATGATAATACTTTAATAATTAGAACATCGTATGATGCTACCGCAATTGTAGATGAAGAATATACTAAAGATAAGGTTAATTTTCATAGATTGATATCTAATGAAACATATTCTACAAATTTTTATTATAGTTCATCTACTGATACAGAATTAAATATTGATAGACTAACCGATTTACATACAACAACCGGAAACGCTCCCAATTATATTGTAAAAACAAGATTACCACATAATGGGTATAATGTATATCCAAAATTTTACAAAATAGAATCTTTAGAAGATTTAGCAACATTGAAAAATTCGGTTACCGATTTGGAATTTATTGAAGAATATCATCTAAATTCTGAAAATTTTGTAAATGAGAAAATTGGGGTAATTAGAAGTTTAGATATTTTATATGGTGGTAATTTAAGTTGTTTACATTTGGGCTCATATACGATGACTGCCGGTATTAAAAATAATCAATTTGAAACCACATATGATGAAACTGGTTTAATGAATGCAGAAGGTAGAATTTTATGGATGACTAAGAATACAGATAGTATGTTATATTCAAAAAATTATATATTAGATGATGATACACCATTGTTATATCCTGATAATGTACTAAAATCACCAAATGAAATTTTGGTAGGAGACACAATAAAAACTATCAAATTTGATTGGATTCCTGAAGATGAGGGTACAATTGATAACCCAACATATCAGCCAAATGTTAACTCAGGTAGTTACAACACAGATTTAACAACATTCACAACCGGGTCAACTGAGGTGGTACATATAAGTGATACAATCAGAAATACTGTAATGATTAGAGTTACATTAGAAAATGGTATAGTATATGAAGATTTACCAACATCTGTTATGTATATTGAAGAACATGATACATTAAGAACTACTTTTTCAGATACAAATAGATTTAGAGTAAATGACTCAATTGTATTTTATGATAGTAATAATACACTTATTAAATCTAAAATTACAAATTTAGAAATTGTTTACGTTAATAGAAAAGTTTATGATTTAAACGTAGAACCAAGTGATATATATTTGAGTTTAGCCGATTCTACATTAGGATTATTTTTTGTACAACACAACGCATGTTCTGCATTTTGTTATGGTGGATGCTTCCCCGCATACTATTGTGGTGGTTGTCCAAACTGTGAACAAGGATTTAAACTATAATTAAATAATTTATTTAAAAATAAAAATATGAAACCAAGAATAATTAAAAGTGAAATTGTTATAACTAACACAACCACAGACACAAACATAGCAACTATTATGCAAGAAGTTGCAAATCTTATATATGTAGATGTAACACAATAATATTATGAAACTATTTACCTTTGGTGATAGTTGGACGGAAGGTGTGGGTGGAAATCTAACCGAAGAATATGTTACGGATATACCAGAAGAAAGAACAATAATACGACAAAAATATTGTTGGCCAAAACACTTATCAGAGTTATTGAAGTGTGAAGTGCAAAATTATGGAGTGGGTGCTTTTTCAAATAATACAATATTTAATTCAATCTGTCACCAATTAAAAAATGAAATCATCACTAAAGATGATTTTGTTGTTATTATGTGGAGTTCATCTTTGAGAGACAATTTACCATTTTTCCCAAACGAAGATTCTTTTCATATCTGGGGGGAGCGATATAAAAGTAAACAACATCTAATTAAATATATTTTTGATGGTATTACTAGTAATAATATAAACTATAATAGAGCAGAAAAAGATTTTAGAGAATATTATATAACTAATTTGTTTAGTGATTCCTACTATAATATTATAAATCAAAACTATATATTACATTTACAATTTATATTTAAACAAATGGGAATACAATATCTTTTTTGTGATGCATTTGATAATATGATTGGTAAAACTGTAATTAGTGAAATTGATAATAGTAATTTAATTGATAATAGTAGATATTGGGGATTCAAAGAAAAAACATTTGCAGACTTTTTGATTGATTTAAAAAGGAGAGATGTTTGGGAAGATAATAATTATTGGAGTCAATCGACATCTGGTAAACACCCAAGTAATAATGGATATCAGTTAATTGCGGAAGAATTATATAAATTTATATTAAATTCAAATTTACTGAAAAACGTTATGTGTAAAGATAAAAATTATTTAATATGATGGAATTTTCTATAAACAATTTTTTTTCAAAAGAAGAATGTAAATCTATTATAGAAATTGCCGATGCCATTGGTGTTAAATTTTCATATAATCCAAATGAAGTATGGGATTGTAAACGAATTTATGATGACAAATTCAAAGAAAATATTTTAAATAAACTAAAAACGAATTACCAAAATAATAATTTTAAATTGTGGTTTGATTTGAATGAATTTAAAATAAATGATGTTAATATTAGTTTGACCAAATATTATGATAATAGATGGTTAGATTTACATTTAGATAGGATGTCTCAATTAACAACAGTTATAGTCCTTTCCGATGAATTTGATGACGGTAGATTTGTATTATCTCCCAATAATGGTGATATTAATACAGCCGAAAAATATAATTTGCAAATTGGAGATGGTATTTCGTTTGATGGTAGTAAAGTATATCATGGTGTATTACCTGTTCATACAGGTATAAGATATGCTTTAAATATATGGATGACAAATACCGATTTTGAATATAAACCTTTAAAAATCAATAAAAGCATAATATAAAATATCACAATGAAACCAAACATTTATATATGTGGAGATAGTTTTGTAGATTGGGATTTACCCGAAGTACATTGGACAGATTATTTATCTAATCATTATAATGTTATTAAATTAGGAAAGTTTGGTTCGGATAATCATTCTATAATTTATCAAACGGGAAATATTCCAAACTATATAGATGGTGATAGACTTATAATTGTATTTACGGCACCTGGTAGATTTCCAAGAAGATATTTTGGTGAACGTGATATAAATCATAATATAAAATATTTAAATTGGGAATGGTATAAAGATAAATCTTTTGCAAAAAAACTATTAGATTTAAGAATATCAGAAACACAAAATTGGTTAGATGGAAATAGAGATAATGAAATATTATTTATTAAAAAATTAAAATATTTTTATGAAAATTATGAACCAATATTTGTAACATGGAATGATGATTTTTATGAAAAAACAAAAGAGTTTGTAGAATTAATAAAAGTAACTTCTATATCAGATGAAGGTGGTGACCCGATAGATTGGCATCCTGGACGGGTTGGGTGTTATGATTTTTATCTTAAACTACATAAATTTCTAAACATAGAAGAATCAATTATAGAATTTGAAAATAAAAAAAATAAACTTATATGAAATTATCAATAGAAGATTTGATTTTTTTAAAATCCGAATTAAGTGTTACTAGAATAATGAATGAGGAAGACTTGGCGTATATAAAAGCATCTCACCCTCAATTATATTTTGCAACCCATCTTAAAAAAGATGAAGGGGTCTCTCTTTTTCCAAATAATAGTTGGGTTTATACTTTGGAAAATAAAAATTTAAATGAATTTATTTGTAATAAATTTGAAGAACCTATTGATAATTTATACATAATACATAGATTAATATATGGTGAAAATGGTTATGCTAAAAAACATAAAGATAGATTTACAACACATAAAACAATTAGTATTTTATTATCATCCGATTTTACCGGTGGGGAAATGTATATAAATGATGAAGATGTGTCATTAACAAATGAAGGAGATTATGTTGTATTTAATGGTGGGAATGAATCACATGAAGTAAAAAAGATAATTAGTGGGGAGCGAGATGTATTGATAATATGGTTTTCCAAAAAGAAAGCAAAATTTAGTATTATATGAGAATTGCAATAGTGTGTAATGGTAGGAGTGGTTCCACATCAACGTTTTATTATTTAAAGTGTTGTTTAGCTAGAGAACGTAAAAAATATGATTCTTTCTTTGAACCATTTAATTTTATAAATCCAGATAGAGAGGATACATACAACCAACTAAAAACAATTGATGAAATAATAAATAAAAAAAACATATTAATAAAAACATTTATAGATAGTGATAATTACCCATATGAATCTTTTAAAAGTGTAGAAGATTATTGGGAATGGTTTTATTCATTTTTTGATAAAATAATAGTATTAGAAAGAAAAAATAAAAGATTACAAGCCGAATCACTGGCCTATCATATTAGAATATCTAAAAATAAAACACCTTTACAAACTTGGCATACACAAAAATATTATGAATTAACAGAGGATGATGAGGATGCTGTAATAAAACTAACACATCATTTAGAATCAGAATCATTAGTGTTAAAATTTATTTCAGATAAAGGGTATCCACTATTTTATTATGAGGATATATTTGTTAATAAAGATATTGAAACGATAAAACGTTTAAACGAATATTGTGAAATAGCATATAGTCAAATATGTATTGATGAGTGGATAAATTCTCCATATAAAAAAGTAAGAATAGAAGAAAAGTCAACTAAATTAATATAATGATAGATTTAAAACAATATGTTTGTACGGTTCCGTTTGAGGCATTAGAAATACATGAAAATAAAAATTTTATGTGTTGTGCAAGTTGGTTAAAAAAAGAATTACCCAATGGGGTTCCCATAAAAGAATTATGGAATTCAGATGAAGCAATTGAAATACGAAAATCTGTAATGGATGGTTCTTATCGTTATTGTGATAAAACACAATGTCCATTTTTAGCTAGATTAATATCATTAAATAAAAGTATTTCCGGGCCAGTTATCCACATAGATAATTTGAGTGATGAAATGAAAACAAATTACGATAGACAAACTGGTATAATTCCAAATGGACCTAAAATAATTCAAATGTCATTCGATAGAACTTGTAATTATAAATGTCCATCATGTAGGGTTAATATGATTGTTGCAAATAGTGATAAAATAAAAAGTGTAAATCTTACAATAGAAGAAATAGAAAATGCATACTCCGATTCAATTGAAACAATTTATTGTTCTGGAACAGCTGATCCATTTGCATCTGTTTCATATAGAAATTTTTTAAGAAATTTTAATCCAAAAAAATATCCAAATTTAAAATCAATCCATCTACATACAAACGCCAGTTTGTGGAATGAAGAAATGTGGGATAGTATGCCAAATATACATAAATATGTTCACAGTTGTGAAATTAGTATTGATGCTGGTACTCAATATACTTACGAAAATGTAACAAGGTTGGGAGGCAATTGGGATAATCTGATCTCAAATTTAAATTTTATTTCAACTATAAAATCTTTACATAGTGTTAAATGTTCTTTTGTCGCCCAACAATCAAATTATAATGAAATGGAAACATTTTTAAATTTAATATATTCTATATTCAAAAATAAAACTAAAGTCTTTTTTGGTAGGATAACAAATTGGGGAACATTTAGTGATGGTCAATTTAAATTAATTGATGTTGGTAATGATACACATCCAGAACATAAATTATTTTTAAAACAATTTAAAAAAGTTGCAACCAATCCATATGTTTTTCATAATATGTATGAATTAATTGATATGAAAAAAACATTACTATAATGGTGATTACACAAAATGTTTTATTTACAAAATTAGAATGTGATTCTATAATTTGGCAAAATACAGATGTAACAAATTGGAATAAAAATGATAGAAAATATAAATCAATTTTATTAGAGTATTCAGATGATACTGAATGGATCTTTTTAAAATTGAAAAATTTTGTTGAAGAATCAACAAATATAAAAATTACTAATTTAAAAAAGGTAATACATTTTCATAAATTTAATGAGATGGATTGGTTTGATAAACATAATGATGATAAAGATAATAGAATTTATGCAGTTGGTGTTTTGTTAAATAATGACTTTAAAGGTGGTGATTTTAAATTATATAATCCAGATGAAATAATATTAGATAAAGTTATTGGTAACACTTATACATTTGATGTAAGAATTGAACACGAAATAACACCTATACTTAAAGGAGAGCGATATTCATTACTTTGGTTTTTACAAAAAGAACATATTAAATTTAATACAAATAAATTATTATAACTAATTGATAATCAACAAGTTAGGAAAAATACCCCAAAATAGTTGGTAAATTGAGAAAAAAGTCGTATCTTTAAGTATAAACATTAAACTCTAAGATATGAAATTTTTATCCTTTTTAGGTATAATTCTAATACTTTCTAGTTGTGAAAAAAACGTAAGTGTTCCACCTACATTCACTCAACCCACATTTTCTTTTTCAATTGATTCGGCGTTAGTTGGTAATGGTACAAAGGCATTATCCAAAGATAAAAACGGATATTATCATTTACTAGTAGATACTAATTTATTACAAACATTCTCAAGAGTTACAGGTAAAGTTTTAGTAAATGGTAAACCAAACCCATTAGCACCCACTTTAGTTGAAAATGTTAGAGTAGAATGGAAAAGTTCACATTATTGGATATTGAATGTAGGACAACAAACTATAAGTGTATATAAAACATATTTCAACAAATATCAGGCAAAACTAAAAACCGTATTATTAGGTATTATGGTTGCACAACGAAGTGAGATTATTCCGACAGTAAATCCAACATCATATCCATCAACTGAAACGGGTGAAGTAAATACCATAGTTGCACCAATTACTCTAATGAAAGGTGATACACTAATAATTACCGGCAAAGCATTTTTCTCATATGCAGTTCCTAAAGATAAACTTTTTAGTACACCTAAATTAGATTCGATAGAAAAATCGATTCAAATAATTTGTGATTAGGAAAAAAAGTTGTATATTTGATTTATGATAACAATGCCACAAACACCTATTACGGATTACTCATTTAAAAAGTGGGGAGCTATAAAGATAGAAGAAACGGATGAAATTGAACCATATTATTATTGGATTTTACCAATACCAATTGATGAGAATATACCCGATAGACCTACCTTAATATCTACTACGAATGATGAGTGGAAGATAATGGAAATTAAAAAAGGTCAATATTTGGTAACACTATTTGATACTTTACCAATGTTAGAAACAGAAGAAGAAATTGAACTTTTATATAAAATATTAACTAAAGAAAATTTAACGAAATGATTTACAACGAAGATTGTTTAGATACACTTAATCGTAACTTAGAATACGATTACATTATAACATCACCACCTGATTTTGATGAGATTGGTGCAGATACTAAAAACATACAACCCTATATTTCTTTCTTAAAAGAAAGATTTAGTTTATTTAATCCTAAAAATAATGTAGTAACTATATTTGTTTCGGATAGAAAGGCAGAAGGAACGGTCATTCAAAAACATAATATTATTTGTAGTATTATGAGTGATAATGGTTGGGTACTTAAATCACAAAAAATATGGGTAAAAAAGGAAGATACAATTGATATGTTCAGACATGGATATACATTTATTTTAACGTTTGGTAGAAATAATTCAAAACACCCATTATTACCCGATGTATTTAGTGAAAAATTTGTACCTGCTACACCTGAATATACTTATAATTTTTCACCTAATATTGTAAAACAATTTATTGAAAAATATACAAATAAAAATGAAATTGTGTTTGACCCGTTTATGGGTAGTGGAACTACGGCAATTGTATGTGTAGAACATAATAGAAAATATGTAGGTAGTGAAATTATTGAGGTAACCTGTAAGATTGCAGAAAATAGAATAAGTAAAATAAATAACGCAGATAAATTTTTTAAACTATAAATTATGACACAAAGAAAAAAGACAGCAGAAGAAATTAAAGCAAATTACGATAAGTTTATTGCTATACTTAAAAAGTATTTTAAAGGAGACAGATTGGATAAATTACTTCATATGTATTCGGAAAACGAATTAGGTATGAATTTAGCAATGTCTCCGGCAAGTGGTAGATTATTATATCACAATTGTTATGATGGGGGATATATTGACCATATTTTTAATGTATGTAAGAATGCATTGAAGATGAAAGAATTATTTGTAGCACAGGGTGGTACAATTGATTTTGAAGATGAAGAATTAATGTTTTCGGCATTACATCACGATTTAGGTAAATTAGGTATTAAAGGACAAGTACATTATGTACCTAATACAAATAAATGGGAAATAGATAATAGAATGGATTACTATAAAAGAAATGATGAAATACCATTTATGACGATTACCGATAGAACTTTCTTTACATTGAACCATTATGGAATTCAATATACAGAAAACGAATACTTTGGTATTAAACTTACCGATGGGTTATATGATGAAGATAATGAAAAATATTTAAAGACATTTAATGTTAAGAATACATTACGTTCATCTATTCAATATATTTTACATTGGGGAGATTTTATGAGTACAATTATAGAAAGACAAGAAGAATTGAAACTACAAGATAAGTCACAAAAAACTGACACGTTTTCACTTAATTTGGGTAAATTCTAACAAAGTGTCAGTTTAACCATAATGGTATAGTATTTGAACTATATAGAATATTATTAACAAAACAAAACATTAAATTATGTATTTAGTAGATTACAGCAAATTATTTGAAGATTTTTTTGAAACCCCAAAAACAAGAGCAGCTAGTTCAACTCACAAACAAGTAGTAGTTGATGTAAACGAAGATATTTTACGAATTGGATTGGCGGTTCCTGGTCAAACAAAAGAAACATTAGAAATTACAATTGAGGAAAACTTTATTAAAGTAAAATCAATAGAAAAAGAAACCGATGATAAAATTTGGAATGCAATTGCACTTCCGGTTGATGAATCGTTAAACATTGGAACTAATTGGGACCTTAGTGCTACATTAGCAACCGTAAAGGATGGTATATTACATATCTCCTTACCTAAGAAAGAAGAAAAGAAGCCAAAAAAAGTATCCATTAAAGTTGGATAGTTCAGTTATATTTCGTATCTTTAAGGGTAGTCACAAAAGACTACCCTTTTTTTATTATGGCAGAATACTCACAAATATTACCTCTTAGAACCGATATAAAGGTAGTAGACCAATTTGGATTCTTACCCCTATCAATTAATAGACCTACCAAAGAATCGAAGCTAAAGTGGCACGATGCATACCTTAATGATGGTTTAGATGAACAACGTCGTAGTGACACATCCGAATATTTACCTGGTTATACATTCTCCGAATTCCACGCTGGATTGGCAGAACAAGTATATAGGTTTTGGAGTATGCAAGGTAGTAAGATAGTTGACCCATTTGCGGGTAGAGTAACAAGAGGATTTGTTGCAACTAAATTAGGTAGAGATTATACTGGATTCGAAATTTCACCAAAGACATGGGAAAGAACACATAAACATTTTGATGCACATAATGTTCATCCACACATAATTAATAGTGATGGAACTTTAATGGAGGAAATTTCAGATAAAACCGCAGATTTAGTTTTTACTTGTCCACCTTACTTTAATTTAGAAAAATACGAATCAGTTCCTGGTCAATTAAGTGATGAGAATAGATATGAATCATTTATGAGTAAGATTGATGTTTGTATTTCAAATTGTTATAGAGTTCTTAAAAGTGGAGCATTTGCATGTTGGGTTGTAGGTGATTTAAGGACTGGTGGTGAGTTTCAAAACTTTCATGGTGATGTAATCAATTCGTTTAAGAAGCATGGCTTTAATCAGCACGATATAGTTATACTAGAAAATATCTCACCATTTGCAGCATTACAAATTGGAAAAACCGCAGCTAAACGATACACATCAAAAGTACATGAATACCTTTTAGTATTCCGAAAACCAGGTGATTATGAAATACCAAAATATTGTTCACCGGATGTAATGGAGCAAGAAAACAAATTAGCAGAATTCTTTAATTATGATAGAAAATAAATTTCATACAATTCATTTTACAGGATGTTCTTTTACCGAAGGTGGTGGATTTGAAGATGGAAAACAACAATTAAAATCCGAATATAAAAAGAAATATGGATTTTTATACAAAAATGAAAAGGATGTTTCATATCCTTCACTTTTACAATCAAAACTTAATTTAAAGATTATAAACGATGCTAAGAGTGGTAGTGGTATAGAAAGAACTATTCGTAAAATATGGGAATATATAAGAAAGCATAAATTAGAGCATGTTAAAAAAACTTTATTTATATTAGAAATGGCAGAAGCTGTTTCTAGATTAGAAGTGTTCTCAAATAAATACAATAAATATTTAGTAGCAAATGTAGTATACGATTATAAAACAGGTAAAATCACCGATACACAAACTACATTAAATTGGATATACGGACCACAAATGGATGAAGAATATAGAGATAATACACGAGAAGTTATTAGAGAATATTCAACATTGTTTGTAAATCCATATGAATACGATAAGAAAATACAAAATGAAATATTAGGATTATTTAGTTTTTTTAAGATGCATGATATACATTTCTATTATAGTGGAAATGTTAGTTTCGTTGATAATTTTGCAAAAAGAATATACAATGATATTGAGGAAACTAATCGATTAAACTTAATAATAAATGGAAAACCATATTTTAATTTTTATGAATTAGCACATTCAAATTTAATAAGAATATCGGATGAAGTTGGATTAGATATATCTACTGATGGACATCCTGGTGTTCAGGCACATCAAATGTGGGCAGAAGGAATTTACAATTTTTTACAAAATAAGTATTTAGATGATACTTATGAATTAGATTATAGACAAAACAAAATTATTTCAACAAAAAATATAATATGAGATACAAAGTACAAATTAGACAAAACTTAGAAGCAATCGAAATTAGAACAAATTACTTAAAACAAGCAACGGAAGGTAGTAAACCAATTACTCCGAAAGATGCAATTAAGATGATTGATGAAATTTTATTCGCATTGGGAAAAGTTAATGATTTAATTGATTTAGAAAGAGAAGGTAATTAATATGAATTGGTTAAAGTTCTTAGTTGGATTTTCAGCCCTAATTATTGCCGGATGTGCAGCATTCTTTTCGGTAACTGGGTTGGGTGTACTCTTTAGTGGAGCATCAACGGCAGTAATGGTGATGGCAGGCTCATTAGAGTTTGCTAAATTAGTGGCCGCAACCTACCTAAAACAGACTTGGGATGAGATTAAGGGGTTTAATAAGTGGTATTTAACGATTTCTGTGGGTATTCTTATGATGATTACTTCTGCCGGTATTTTTGGTTACCTCTCTAACGCTTTTCAGGCACAATCTTTACAATTACAGCAAGTAGATAGGGAAGTTTTAGTGTACTCTACTAAAATTGAGCAAAATACGGCTCAAATTACTCAACTTAACACTCAATTAGGACAATTATCATCAACTCAATCAACAATTTTAGAGAAAGGTAAGGTAAATTCACGTTTATTACGTTCAATAGATAGTAAAGATAAGCAAGTTGCTACAATTAATAAGAAAATAGCTGATTTACAGGACCAAAACGCTAAAAATAACGATAAAATTAACGAAATTAAGATTGCAAACTTAGATTTAGAGAAAGAAGTAGGTGGATTTCGTTTTATTGCCGAAGCATTTGGTATGGAATTGAAAAATGTTGTAAAATTCTTCATATTTTTGATTGTAATAGTGTTTGACCCTCTTGCAATTGCTCTAATTATCGCATTTAATGGATTAATTGGTAAAAATCAAAAGAAAAAAGAAGATATTATTGGTGAAATGGTTGAAAATAACCAAAAAATGGGATTATATGAGGTATATGGTGATAAAAAAGAAGATTTAGTAGAAAATACCCCTATCGTAGAAGAAATTGAAGAACCAAAGGAAATGGAAGAAACTCCTAAAAATGCATGGGAAGAACCTGGTTTTGATTGGGAAAATAGGAGTTCTTGGGTAAATAACCCAGCTGCCGTAAGATATTGGATGAAAAATGGAGGAAGTATCGCAAAATACAACTCAATTTTCAGAAAATACATAAAAAACGATATGGATAACGATGATTTAACAAAAACCTACTAAAAAGTAGGTTTTTTCAGTTATATTTCGTATCTTTATAAAAATAACACTATGAATTTAGGATATGCTTGTATTAATCTTTCTTTAGGTAAGAAAGTTACAACAAACCGAACAATGATTAAACGAACCTTTATTGATAAGGGATTAGATTATGTGTCGGATTTGGTATTGCAAAATGTTACAGACTTAGAAAAGATTATAGATTGGAATGAGCAGAATAATATTAAGATGTATCGTATGAGTTCCGATATGATGCCTTGGGCTACTGAATATCAATTTAGTGAATTAAAGGATTGGAACGAAATATCTATTATCCTTAAAAGATGTGGTGAGAAGGCAACAAAGTATGGACAAAGATTATCATTTCATCCAGGTCCGTTTAATGTATTAGTATCACCAAAAGAAAGTGTTGTACTTAATACTATTAACGATTTAGAAGTACATGGTAGACTTATGGATGCTATGGGATTATCACAAACACCCTACAATAAGATTAATATTCATTGTAATGGTGTATATGGGGATAAACAAAGTGCAATGGATAGATTTATAACTAATTTCGGAAGACTCTCTAAATCGGTGCAAAATAGGCTTACAATAGAGAATGATGATAAGGCAAGTATGTATTCCGTAAAAGATTTAATGTATATTCATCAAAAGATAGGTATTCCTATTGTATTTGATTATCATCACCACAAATTTTGTACAGGTGATTTAACCGAACAACAAGCATTAGAGTTAGCAATGAGTACGTGGCCTGACGATATAACACCAGCAGTTCATTATTCCGAATCTGCAGTTGGTAAAAAACCACAAGCACATTCCGATTATATTTCTGAAACAATTAATACTTATGGTAATACCGTAGATATAATGGTAGAAGCTAAGAAAAAAGATTTAACAATTTTAAAATATAAACAAGAAAATTATGGCATACTCAGAAAAAGTGCTTGATCATTACGCAAATCCTAAAAATGTAGGAACTTTAGATAAATCAAAGCAAAATGTAGGAACTGGTTTAGTTGGTGCACCAGAATGTGGTGATGTAATGAGATTGCAATTAGAAATTAATGATGGAATTATTACTGATGCAAAATTTAAAACGTTTGGTTGTGGAAGTGCAATTGCAGCTTCATCTTTAGCAACTGAGTGGTTAAAGGGTAAAACTTTGGATAAAGCAGTAGAATTAGATAATATGGATTTAGTAGAGGAATTATCACTACCACCGGTTAAAATACATTGTTCAGTATTAGCACAAGATGCAGTTAGAGATGCTATTAATGATTATAGAAAGAAAAACAATTTAGAACCAATTAAATTTGAAGATTAATGAAAGTATTAATTACAGGTGTAGCGGGGCTATTAGGTAGTAGACTTGCAGATTATATAATTGAAAATATACCAAATGTAGAAGTAGTTGGGATAGATGATTTATCTGGTGGTTACAAAGAAAATGTGAATTCAAAAGTTACGTTTTGGGAAATGAACTTAGTAGAACATCCAATTGAAAATTGTTTTGAAAATCATAAATTCGATTATGTGTTTCATTTAGCAGCGTATGCAGCAGAAGGATTATCTCCATTTATTCGTCAATACAATTACGAAAACAATTTAGTTGCAACTGCAAGAATAGTAAATCAATGTATTAAACATAATGTTAAAAGATTGGTATTTACATCTACATTAGCAGTATATGGACATGGTGAAGGAGGAATATTTGATGAGAAGCAACAACAGGCGCCAATTGACCCGTATGGAGTAGCTAAGTATGGATGTGAGATGGATATTCAAATTGCAGGTGAACAACATGGTTTAGATTGGTGTATTATCCGTCCACACAATGTATATGGTAGAAATCAAAATATTTGGGATAAGTATCGTAATGTATTGGGTATTTGGATGTATCAACATTTAAACGGATTACCAATGACAATATTTGGTGATGGTGAACAAACACGTGCATTTAGTTGTATTGATGATATTGTTGAACCATTATGGAAATCTGCTATATTACCTACCGCATCTAAGGAAATTATTAATTTGGGAGGTGTAGAGGAATGGACAGTTAATAACGCATGTGAAACATTGAGAAGCGTAATTGGTGGTGGTGAAGTTGTATACAAAGAGGGTAGACATGAAGTTAAACACGCTATTCCAACCTGGCAAAAATCTATTGATATATTAGGATTTGAACATAAAACCAATTTTGAAGATGGTTTGAAGGATATGTGGGAATGGGCACAAAAACAACCTAAAAGAAACCAATTCGTTTGGGATACTTACGAATTAGATAATGGCATTTATTCATTTTGGAAAAAATAAAAAATATGATTACATTTTCAGAGTTCTACGATTCAATAGAACCAAAAAGTGACAAAGGAACATTACATGATTATATCAATGGATATTATTCAACAGAATTTACTGATGTTAGATTGAATAAACTTAATATAGTAGAAATTGGCGTTAGAAGAGGAGATTCTCTAAATTTATTGAGTAAATGGTTTATTAATTCAACTATAACAGGTATTGATAATGGTAGTGAAATGAATAACAATGATTTAGAATTTGTAAGTAAAATACCAAATACAACTCTAATATTAGATACCGCATATTCAGATATTACTATTGATAAATTTGAAGATAATTCAATAGATTACTTAATAGATGATGGACCACATACGATTCAAACTCAAATAATTTCAATACAAAAATGGTTAGAAAAAGTAAAAAAAGGTGGTACACTTATAATAGAAGATATACAAGATTGGGATAACGAAAAACAATTCTTTGATGAAATATGTAATTCATTGGGAATATCTTACGAATGTATTGACTTGAGAAAAAATAAAAATAGATATGATGATGTTTTAATAATAATTAAAAAGTTATAATAAATGATTAAAAATTTAGTATATTATTGTTATTTTGAAAATTCGGAAATAAACGAATTTGCAAATTATAATATCACCTTAATAAATAAATATTTACCACTATTTAATGGACAGCGAATTATTAAAATTGCAGTAGATGATTTATCAAGGGATAATTCACATTTAATTAATTTATTTCCTAATTGTGAAATTGAATTAGTACAAAATAATACAGAAACTAGAGAATCTGAATATTTTATACAATCCTTAAAGGAAATTAAAAACAAAAATTCACTTACATTTTTTGCACATAATAAAGGAAGTAAAAATGGTGGTGCTGGAAATAATGTAGTAAAGGTTTGGTTATTATCAATGTATTTTTTTAATTTAGAAGAACGCTATTTATCTAATATTGAATATAATTTAACAAATGATAAAACATTTAGTGGTATAATGCAAATAACTGTGCCATGTCCTCCTTGGGTTACAACTAATTGGCATTATAGTGGAACATTTTTTTGGTTTAACACAGAAAAATTATTTAGTATAGCTGGATGGGATAGTTTTGAAAAAGGAAGATTTTCAGTAGAAGGTTATCCTGGAAAAATGGTAGATGTATCTAATTCACATGTTACATTATGTAGTGAAAATTATAATTGGAATTCATATCAACCGATGATATGGAATAAATATCTAAATGAAACAACATTAGAAGCAATTCAATATACCCAATATTGGGAATTATATAATCAAATATTTTAAAATGTATTCAGTTATTATACCTACAATGTGGAAATGCAATAGATTCCAACAAACACTTAGAGAATTAAGTGCACATGAATTAGTTGGGGAAATTATCCTAATAGATAATACACCAAATGATTTAAAAATAGAATTACCAAAATTAATTCATATATTAGAAGGAAAAAATACATATGTTACTGCACCGTGGAATAAAGGAGCTAAACTGGCAAAATATGATAAACTTTTAATTTTAAATGATGATATTTGGATGGATTGGAACATATTAAACATACTAGAACCACATATTACAGAACAAATCGGCTTAATTGGATTAGAGGAAACTGAATACAATATTGAACATTCAAACGATGCGTTTGGATTAGAACCAATTGAAAGAAGGAATGGTGGATGGGGATGCGCAATATTTGTTCATAAAGAAAACTATACCCCAATACCAGAAGAAATGAAAGTATGGGGACAAGATGATTGGTTATTTGTAAAAGCTAGAAATAGAAGAAAACAAAATTATAAATTAGTAGGATATACTATTTATGGTGAATTATCAGTAACTAATAATATTTTGGATGCTGATCCTGAAATTCATTTAATAAGAGAAAACGATTTAAGATTAAAACAACAATATAATTTATTTTAGTTATGTACTTACAAACACCTTACAAAATTAGTTACGATACCACAAAGTATCCATTTAGAAACATAGTCTCGGATATGTTAGAACTTACAGAAGAATTTCCGTTAGAAGATTTACATATATTAGAACACTATGATTTATTAGTTAGAGAAAAGGATCAATCTACGATTTGGCATAAAAGATATTACGACAAATATAAAACGGAATTTTTACCAACCTATTTAGAATTAATTAAAGAACTTAAAGAAAGGTTTGGTTATGATGAAATTATTTATCAGAATATTCCAACATTTAGAGTTCAATTAGCAGAAGGTAATTTGGGAGTTGGTGAATGGCATAAAGATAGCACTTATAATCATGGAACATCAGAAGTAAATTTTTGGATACCATTTGTAAATACCAATGAACAAAATACTATATGGATGGAAAGTAAAGAGGATAAAGGTGATTACAGACCATATAAAGTAAACTATGGTGAAATATTGGTATTTAGTGGTGCTAATTTATATCATGGTAATAAAAACAATGATAGTAACCAAACTAGAGTATCAGTTGATTTTCGTTTAGTAGACCCGGTTAAATTTATACCAAACGAAGCAGGTTCAATTAATATGAAAGCAAAATTTGATGTTGGTGGATATTTTGAAAAATTATAATTATTAGTATGGTAACCGTATCCGAAACAGCAGCTAAAAAACTAAACTCACTAATTGAAGAAAGTGGGTTCAAAACTCCCTTTGTTAGAGTTGCAGTTAAAGGTGGTGGATGTAGTGGATTATCATACGACCTTTCATTTGATACTGAACAACATCCTTCGGACACTCTCGCCGAAAATAATGGAATAAAAATTTTAATAGATAATAAATCGTTACTATATCTTTTTGGTACTGAATTGGATTTTTCAGATGGATTGAACGGTAAAGGGTTTCAGTTTATCAATCCTAATGCATCCCGTACTTGTGGGTGTGGTGAATCATTTGCATTATAAATTCTTAGTATTATTTGGAAATATACTTAATAAAGTGTATATTTGAATAATAAACATTTACATATGATAAAATTAGTAACAGACAGTTCGGTGTTAAGAAAACCAATATCACCAACAACATTTACAAAAGAAGAACAAGATTTGGCAACCGCTGCATTATTAACCGCAGTTACTCAACATCAAGGATTGGGTATGAGTGCAAATCAAATTGGTTTAAATAAAAGAATTTGTGTAATCAATGTTAAAGAACAACCTTTAGTATTGGTTAATCCTCAAATATTAGATGAGGGACAAGAAAAGTTAATTTATTTTGAAGGTTGTTTATCTTTACCTAAAACAATGAAAAAACCTATTAAGACAGTTCGTTCTTATAATGTTAAAGTTAAAGCAGATAATTTTCCTGATGTATTAGAATTTGGTACTGAGGAAAGAAATCATCAAGATATTAATTCATTATTTAGTGATATTAATTTATTAGAATCAGTTTGTGTTCAACATGAAATTGACCATTTGAATGGATTGACAATTAGAGATAGACAATATACTGAAACTGTTAGATTAACTTCGTTTGGAAAATTAGGAAGAAATGAAAAACTTTTATTAAAAAAAGGTGAAGAAACTCTTTCAGTTAAGAAAAAGAATTTATCAACTTACTTAGAGCAAGGATGGGAGGTAGCATAATTATGGAATATGTAATAATAATATTAACACTATTCATTACTGCATTGGGATATGCATGTTGGAATCTTTTAAGAAAATTAGAAAAGTTAGAAGAAGTATTAGAACAAAACACAGATAGTTACATTCAAATTTATAATGTGATGAAAGAAATAGATTCTACTGGTGCATTTGAAAGTGATGATGAAGTGGGTTCTACCTTTAGTGATTTAAAAAATCTAATTGATAGAAATAAAAACGTATTAAACGGAAAATCATAATGGGAAGAAAGAAAAAAGATACCAGATACTTTACTGAAGAAACTGAAGCCGCTATTATAGCATTTAATAAAACAACTGATCAGAAGGAACGTAATGTATTGTATAGAGATTACATACACTATTCGTTTTATAAATTAGCAGAGAATGTTTTAAATACATGGGGATTTACTTATTTTGATGATGATAAAGAAGATATTAAATTTGAAGTTATTTCTTTCTTATTAGAAAAAATACATAAGTTTGAAGAAGGTAAAGGTAAGGCATTTAGTTATTTTACGATAGCAGCTCGTAACTACCTTATTCTTAATAACAACGCCAACTACAAACGTTTCAAAGCAACATCACAATTAAGTACAATGCCAGAACATTGGGATTTAGAAAATGATTTTAAACAAGAAGCACATAATGATGAATTCAAAACATTTAATATTAGAATGTTAGAATATTGGGATTTAAATCTTAATAAGGAGTTTACTAAAAAAAGAGATATACAAATTGCAGATGCAGTATTAGAATTATTTAGAAGAGCAGAATATATTGAGTCATTTAATAAAAAATCTTTATACTTATTGGTTCGAGAAATGACTGGTTATAAAACACATTATATAACTAAAGTTGTTTCTAAAATGAAAGAAACTCAAATGAAATTGTATTATCAATTTTTAGATGAGGGAGATATTACACAAGAATCAAAAGACCCATTTTGGAAGAGAACAATAACGAGATGAGAATATTAGGAATATCAGCGTTTTATCACGACTCAGCAGCTGCATTAATTGTAGATGGCAAAGTTGTATCGGCACAAGAAGAAGAACGATTTACAGGTATAAAACACGATCAGAGATTTCCTATCAGTTCCATTAAGTGGATTCTAAAACAAAATAAATTAAAGATTAACCAAATAGATAAAATTGTTTGGTATGAAGATCCTAAAAAGAAGTTTGAGAGATTTAAAGAACAATGGCATAAATATTTTCCAAAAACATTAGGATTAACTAAGAAATTAATATGTTGGAAATCTAATAATAATATTGAAGAAATCATTAGAGAACAATTAGGATATAAAGGTTCTATTGAATATGTAGAACATCATATTTCACATTTAGCATATTCATTTTATACATCACCATTTAATGAAGCACATTTGTTTTCCGTAGATGGTGTTGGTGAAAATGAAACGGCTATATTAGGATTGGGTATTAAGGGTAGATATATTCAACCATTAGAAAGAACACATTTTCCACATTCATTGGGATTACTTTACGCTACAATTACTGCATTCTTAGGATTCAAACCAAATAGTGGTGAATATAAAGTAATGGGATTGGCAGCATATGGTAGTGATAAGGATGTGTATAGAGAACAATTTGAAAAATTAGCAAAACTAAATGGTAATAATTTAGAATTAGATTTAAAATATTTTGCATTTCATTATTCTGAAAAGAAAATGTTTACTTTTAAAATGAGTGAACTATTTGGTATTACTCCTCGTATTCCAGAAAGTGAATTAGAACAAATACATAAAGATATTGCATTTTCATTACAGGCACATTACGAAAGATTATTTTTCAAAATGTTAAACAACTTCCATACACACTATCCTATGGATAATTTATGTTTAAGTGGTGGATGTGCTTATAATGGATTGGCCAATGGTAAGATAACATTAAACACTCCATATAAGAATGTTTATGTACCACCGGCTCCATCAGATGCAGGTAGTGCTATTGGTGCTGCTTTATTGGTGTGGATGAAACAACCCCTAAACAAAAGAGTAGAAAATACAAACCCATATTTAGGACCATCATACACTCATGCGGATTATTTAAATGTTATTAGACAGTATGTTCCTATGGATAAGGTGAAACATATGACTACACCAATTGTATTGACTAAAGAGGTTGCTAAGTTGATTAATGGGGGTGCAATTATAGGTTGGTTTAAAGGTAGTAGTGAATTTGGACAAAGAGCATTAGGACATCGTTCTATACTAGCTAATCCAACAATTCCAGATATTAAACCTAAAGTAAATAGAGTTATCAAAAAGAGGGAAGGATTTAGACCGTTTGCACCAATGGTAATTGCAGATGAGGCTAATAACTACTTTGAAATGTTAGGACAAGAAGTTCCTTATATGAACCAGGTATTTAAAGTTAAAGATGGTTTTATTGCAGGTTTACCATCTATTACTCACGCCGATGGAACAGCAAGAGTACAAACCGTTACAAGAGAATTTAATACAGACATATATTTTTTACTTAAGGAATTTAAAAAATTAAGTGGATATCCTATCTTACTTAATACCTCATTTAATTTAAGAGGTCAAACAATGGTATTAGACCCCGAAACTGCTATTAAAACATTTTACGATTGTGAAATGGATTACTTAGTATTGGGCAGTTATATCATTAGTAAGTAAGTTTTTAATTACACAATATTTATAAAAAAGATTTATGGCAAATGTAGACATGAATTTTCCTTTATTTAAGGGAAAAACATTTAGTGATTTGTTGGGAGATATTTACGAAAACCAACAAAGTAAAAAGAAAAACATTTCAGGTCTTATTGAAGAAATGAGAAAATTGGTAACTAAACCATCCGATGTAATCACAATCGGCCCTATCATTACACAATTGATAGAAGCAAGTATTAGTAACGATGACCATTTGATTAAGATTGCAAATATAGCACAAAAATTAGTATTAGCAAATACAAAGAAAGCCGGTGATGAAGGTTGGTTAAGTGAAGATGATAAAAAGGCATTATTGGAGGAAATGGATGTAGTTGCAAAAGAAATCACACAAAGTACAGATGATAAGATTGAAGATTTAGAATTTGAAATTGAATCATTAAAAGAAACATTGGGTAAATAAAATGGCACAAAATTTCTTTTCATCCAAACAAGCCACAACACAGATAGCAACATCTGGTGCAGGGATTTCTTTTGATTTAGCATTAGTTAATAATGTTATTTTGGATATGGCTGATATTAAAGATTCATTAGATATACATCACACTTTATATCCTGAATTAAATAAAGATACGGATTATGTTGAAAAGAATACATTAAAATATGGTTCAATTCGTTATAGATTACTAGGAATTGGTAGTGAAGTAAATGATGCAGATTTACCGATAGCATACCCATTATCACGTGAAGATTTTGCATTACCTGTTACTGATGAAATTGTAAAAATATATACAATTTTAGGTTTAGATTATTATGAAAGAATTAATATAGAAAACTCACCTAATTTTAATACCGACCTTAGAGTTTTTATAGCAGCAAGTAAAACAACACCGGAAAATTCTCAAAAGGGAAGTAAATTAGAGAATTATCAAGAATCACAATCATCCGGTATAACATCACAAACTGATAGTACAGCTGGTACGGTTGAGAGTATTAGAAGTGGATTTAATGGTAAATATTTTAAAAGAAATATGAAAATACATCAATTATCACTAAACGAAGGTGATAAATTGATTCAAGGTAGATTTGGTAATAGTATTAGATTTAGTGGATATATTCATTCAGATAAAACAAACGGAACTGCTTATCCAGCTATTTTAATTAGAAATGGTGAAAGTTCAGAAAACCAAAAGAAAAAAGTATACGATATTGTAAGTGAGGATATTAATGGTGATGGAACTTCAATTCAAATTACATCAGGACCCTATAAAACATTATACACATCTACAATAAATGTTAAAAAAGAAGCAAATGATAACTATCCAAGTTCAGATAACTTAATTGGTGATCAGTTGGTGGCAAATAGTGGTAGGGTAATCTTATCTTCAAAAACAGCTGAAACTTTTTTGTTTAGTAAGAAAAGATTTAGTATATTTACGGATGATAATGTTACAATCGATAGTGAAACTGGATTTAAACTAATTTCACAAAGAGGTGATATATCATTAAGAGCAAAAGGAAATAAAAATATTATATTAGAAGTAAATAGTGGTGCTAAAGTGTATCATGGTTCTCCAAATGCAAAAGAGCAAGCTATTTTAGGTAATAAATTAGTAGATTTAATAAGTCAATTAATAGATGTTATGACAAACGTTCAATATCAAACATATATAGGTCCTACTATTGCAAGTAGTATTTTACCTCAATATAGAACACAATTAACTACTATTAAAACACAATTAAAATCAACTCTTTCTAAAAATAATTACTTAATCTAATGTCTTGGAAACAATTTGAAAAAGAGGTTGCAGAGCAGATGGAAATTGGATTTAAAAGTCCTGATGATTTTGCTAGATTTTTTACAGATAAATACGATGAATGTGTAAAACGAGGTGTAGATTTTATTACATTAAATCCGGTTAGTAAAGGCAATAAAGAGTTGATGTATTCTATGATACAAATTGCAAACTTAACATCAGCAGCTGCTTTAACTCCTTCACTATATGATTTGTATTTTAATATGTTAGGTGATGCGGTTGTGGGATATTGGAGTGGGGCAACATCACAAAAAATATTCATTCCACTAATACCAGCAACCGGTACGTTTGTTAATATAGGTGTTAAAGACAATATTGTAACATTTCCTGGTACATGGCCTAAGGCAAAGGTAAGACCGATGAAAAATGTTAGAGTATTTTTAAAAACATTTACATCATTTGCAAGAATGCATTTGATAACAATTAAAGGGTTATGTACAACCGTTTCATTATATCCACCTCTACCTGGTATTGTGGGTGATGGGGTTATACAATGGACTGGGTATAAAGTAGTAGAGCCTAAAAAGCGATATATTGCAGATGTATCGGATGTATATGAAATTCCTAATGAAACAAGTACTATTTTACATACCTTTGAAAAAGGATTGGAAGTAGATACACAAAAAATAAATGATATTTGGGTATATGCAAAAGATATCAATAATAGAGGTGGGTTTGTTAAAAAAGAATTTATAACTAATAAAACCCCAAATTAGTAAAAAAACAATAATTATATATAGTAAATTACAATTTATGGATCAGAAAGATTTAATTAAGGCGTTAGTAAAAGTTCTAAGAGAAGATATTAAAAAAACTCTAAAGGAAGAAATACGAATAGCGGTTAAAGAGGTGTTAAATGAAACAATTAATGAAACACCAAAACAAAAGGTAAATGAAAATTACCAAATGAAATCAAGAGATGATGGTAGCTATGGTACAATCCAATACGGACAAAGACCTATGATATCTCCATCTGATTTAGGATATGGTGATAATTTTAGAGAATACTCACAGCCTGAAACGGTGGTAGGTGGAACTCAATCGGAGTATGGTTCTTATTTACAAGGACAAGAACAAAGTGGTATTCCATTAGAACATAAATTAGCAATGGCAGCTCAAAGAAATCCAGATGCTACTGCACCTGTATTAAAGGCTTTAAATAGAGATTATTCACAATTAGTTAAAAAATTCAATAAGGGGTAGATATAAGTGGCAATAGAAGTACAAAAATCGTTTGTAATTGATTCTCAGGACAGAAGTGTTGGGATATCATTACCATTGGGTAGTTCAAACAATGGATACTTTGCCGTTAATTATACTACAAAAGACCAGGTTAAAACAAATTTAAGAAACTTAATTTTAACTGAACCTGGTGAAAGGATTGGTAACCCATTATTTGGTACACCACTAAGAAGATTTATTTTTGAACCATATATGGAAGGTGAATTTGAAGAAGGTATTGAAACTGCTATAACAACAGCAATCAATACATATATGCCTTTCATTGGTATTGATTCTATTATATTCGATAAGAGTAATGAAAATAAAGATAAACATTTGGTAAATTTAGAATTAAAATATTCAATAAACTTTTCAGCAATTCCAATTGTTGATACATTAACGGTTAACATATAATATGGCACTGAATCCTAAAGATAAGTCGTGGATATCTAATAAGAAAGATATAAAATATTTAAACAGAGATTTTAGTTCTTTGAGACAATCTCTAATTGAGTTTACTAAAACATATTTTGCTAATACAAATAGTGATTTTAGTGATGCATCTCCTGGTATGATGTTTATAGAACAGGCCGCATATGTGGGTGATGTTTTATCATATTATACCGATGCTCAATTAAAAGAATCATTTATAAATGTAGCATCTGATGTTGGAAATGTGTTTAGGCACGCTCAGAATTTTGGATATGTTCCTAAAATAAGTAGACCAGCAACTACTACATTGACAGTATATCAAGTAGTTCCATCGGTAAACCCATCTAATCCTGAACCTGATAGTAGATATTATCTTAAGATTAAAGAAGGTATGGAAGTGGTTTCATCTACTAATAATAATATAACATTTAGAACTACGGATATAGTTGATTTTGCAGATCCTAATGGTAGAACAATTTCGGTTTTAACAAGAACTGGTACTCAAATAAATCAATTTTTGATTACAAAGGAAGTTCCTGCAATTAGTGCTACGGTGGAAACCTTAAATTTAACAAATTTTAATAATCCATTTAGACCTAATCCAACGTTTACTATTACTGATAATAGATTTATTAAAATTTTATCAATCAAAGATGTAAACGATCAAACATACTATTACGAAGTTCCATATTTGGCACAAGAAATGATATATGTTAAAGAACAAAACGCATCAATTAATAATTCTGTATTATCAGCTAATTCAAATACTACACCTTATATTTTAAAGCAAATCAAAACAAACAAAAGATTTACTACTAGAGTTGTTGGTGAAGAATTAGTACAAGTTAGATTTGGGGCAGCAAGTGAGTTTACGGCAGATGAAATGATTATACCTAATACTAAAAATGTAGGGTTGGGATTAAATAATTCAATTAGTAGATTAGAACAATCCTTTGATCCTTCTAATTTCTTAAAAACATCTACATATGGAATTGCTCCACAAAATGCAGAGTTGGAAATAAAATATTTATCAGGTGGTGGTATTGAATCAAATGTTAAAACAAATGATTTAAGAAGTATTACTAAAGTAGAATTTTTTGAAGACCTATTAAGTTTTGATAATATTAATTCGGTATCATACAACGCAGCAAAAGCATCAATTGCAGTAGATAATTTGATTCCTGCAACGGGTGGTAGAGGATTAGAAACATTAGAAGAAATTAGAGAAAACGCGATTGCAAACTACGCATCTCAAAATAGAGCAGTTACTAAACAAGATTATGAAGTAAGAGCATTATCATTAGAACCATCATTCGGTAGTATTGCAAAAGTATATGTTGAACAAGATTCAGCAGCTGATATAAATCCTACTCAAAATGTATTAAGAGATCCTAAGAGTAGAGATGAGTTTTTAAATATGACAAAATCCTTGATAGGAAAATCAGATGCTGAATTAGAAACGGCTGTTAATAATTTTTTAGAAAGTAAGCAAACTATAAATTCAGAAAATAATCCATTTGCAATTAATATGTATGTTTTATCATATAATTCGGATGGTAAATTGGTGGTAGCAAATAACGCAACTAAACAAAATTTAAAAAGTTATTTAAATGATTTTAGATTGATTACCGATGCAGTAAATATCATCGATGGTTTTGTTATAAATGTAGGTGTAAATTTTGAAATAACAACATATACCAACTATAACAAACAAGAAGTAGTATTAAATTGTATACAATCTATTACTGATTATTTTAATATAAACAATAGAAAGATAGGACAACCAATTAACTTAAGTGAATTAGAATTAGAAATAGCAAATGTAGATGGGGTATCATCCGTTCCTAAAATAGAATTATATAATATTTGTGGTGATGGTACGGATAATAGTTATTCATTGTATTCATATGATATAAAAGAAGCAACTAAAAATAAAATAGTATATCCATCATTAGACCCTTCTATTTTTGAACTTAAGTTTCCAAATAAAGATATTAAAGGGAGAGCATTATAATGATACTATTTCATACAGCATCTAGTGATGCAAGTATTTACTTACAACAACCTTACCAAAATACAGGTATAGATGAGGTTTTAGAAATATCTAAACAATACTATGGTGATACTCCGGATATCAGTAGAGTATTAATTAAGTTTAATGCAGCATCAGTTGTATCTAATATTACTAATAATAACTTCACAGCATCATTGCAGTTGAAAATAACGGAGGCTAATGAAATAGCAAGTACATTTACAATTGAATTATTTGAGGTGAGTGGTAGTTGGGAAAATGGTACTGGCACTCGTTTTGATAATTTAACTACAAATGGTGCAAGTTGGTATTATAGAAATGAAAATAACTCAAATTGGTATAAAGAAATGGATGGTATTACCGCATCGTATGGTGTAGGTGTTACTGGTAGTTGGGATGGTTTAGGTGGTTCATGGTTTACTCAATCAATTGCAACTCAAACTTTTTCTTATACATTAGATGATATTAATTTAGATGTAACAAATGCAGTTAGAAATTGGAGAAGTGGTTCTACACATAATGGATTTATTATTAAATTAACATCCGCAGCAGAAGATATAACGAATAACTCTGATTATGGTAGTATTAAGATGTTTTCAAAAGAAACAAATACAATATACCAACCTAAATTAGTATTGGCTTATGCAGATAGTGGAAGTGTTACTGGTAGTTTAGCAGAGGTTAGTGATGTTATAAATTTAGCTAATTATGAATTTTTATATAGAGTGTATCCATCAAATCTTAAAAAAGAATATACCAAAGGTCAGAAAGTAACTATTAAGGTTGATGCAAGAGAATTATATCCGGTTAAACAATTTAATTCAGTATTTGCACATCAAGTAAAATACTACTTACCAACTACTACATATTATTCAATCATAGATACAATAACAAAAGAACCAATTATAGATTATTCCGAAAATACAAAAGTAGTAAGGGATAATTATAACAATTTAATAAAACTTAATTTTTCAAATTGGGCAGTTGGTAGAACATATACTTTATTATTAAAAGTAGTAGGTACGGATAATGAAGAAATTTTTGAAATTGGTACTTTTGATATTTATGAATAATAATGGCAATAGAAAAAAAATATATTAATTTTAGTGAAGTTGATAATAATGCTAATGTAACTACAAAACTATATTCCGATGTTTTTAATAAAGCGGAATTAGAAAAATCTGTAAATACATTAGTTACCGAATTAATCACACCTTTACCGGATAGAAATTTAGATTTAATTCCAAAACCTATCTATGATGCTGAAGTAACTAGAAGTTTAGAATTAGAGAAAGAAATAATAGATTTACAGAATGAAGTAGATGATTTAACATCACAAGTTCAATCATTAACCGCAGATAGTGCTTCTTTGTATATTTCTAATGATAACTTATTGATAACTAATGCAAAATTAGAAAACTCATTAACATCAGTACAACAATCTCAATTAGAACTAAGACAAAATCTTACAACATCATTAACTAAAGCAATTAACGAAGCAACCGAAAGAACCGCATTAGAAGCAGAAAATAATGGTTTGACTGCACAAAAGAATGCATTAGCTAAACAAATAGACACTTTAAATGGATTATTAGCAGCAGCTAATGCAAGTTTACAAGTAGCACAACAACAATTAAGTGCAAAAACACAAGCAATGGCAGCTGGTGGAGTTTCTACTGGACAATTAGCAACAATTTTATGGGAAAAAGGAGATCCTTCTAAAAATGGTGCTGTTGAAGGATTAGTGTATGATTGGGATTTAAATGCCGGTGGACAAAAAGTGTGGAGACCAGCTGGTAATTCAAAAGCATGGAGTAGTAAATATGTAGATGTAATTGTTGGACCAAAAGATGTAGATGTAGAATTAAAACAAACATTTTTTTTGGTACCAAATAAGTTTTCATTAAAAGCAAATAGTACTCAAAGATTTACATTTGATAAACCAAACATATATGCAGTACCCTCTCCAGCAAATAAAAAATTAAAAAATGCAGCATTAGCGGCTTCGGCAATAGCAGCTGCTACTACTGCATATGTTGTAGCGGGTGGATTTGCCGTAGCGGGTGCAGTTGCTGCTGTCACTGGTGTTGCAGTAGCTACTGGGTTTAGTGCAGCAGCATATACAACCGTAGCTGCATTAGGTGGTCCTGTTGGTGCAGCAATTGCAGCGGTTGCAATTATTGGTTCGTTAATATATGCTGGAACAAGACCAAAATATAAAGATTATACAGAAACAATAACATTTGTAATAAAAGATAAAGATGCTAACGGTAAAACTGAAGATAAAACATTTACAGGAAAAGTACATTCATACGATAAATAAACTATGGCAATAAACGATTTTAAAAATATTGAAAATATAAATCTTAATTTAGATTCAACAGCACAATTAGTTGAGTCTAAAGATTTGGCTATATTCAAAACATCAGCAAAAAACAATACCGATTTTGGAATGTCTAGTAATGATGTTATTGAATTTAGAATATATGATATTTCAAATAACTTATTAGAACAAACAGGTGGTAATAGTGTTAGATATATTCATAAAAATGATATGAGTAAATATCTAAAAAGTGAAATAGATTCTAAAACACAAGAAAAAATATACGATATTGATGTTGAAAAATTAGTAAGAGAAAGTGGACATGAAAATGGTGAATATAAAGTAGCATTTAATTTTTTAAAGAATCATTTAGGAACAGAAAATTCTAAACAAAGAGTTTGGATACATGAAGTATCACCGAGTAGAACTGAAATTAGGGTAATGCCATTATTAACAAATGATGCAACACAAAACCAAAAAATTACATATCGATACAATACTTTTTTAAACAAAGGAAAGGAACTTAAAAATATAATAGGTCTTATTAAGAATACAATTGATTCATTAGAATTATCAATAAGCACTATAATAGATAATTATTTTATTTCTAAACATGGACAAATTTGGTTAAATGTAGTTAAGAGAGATTTTCAATTTGGTAATGATAACAAATATACAAATTTTAAACAAAAAATATTTAAGGATTTTAAAAATAGTGTAAATTATCAATTAGAAGGTAAAGATTTTGATATTACATCACCTACATATGGCAAAGCACCTATTCAAAAATTAGATATTGATGAATATTTTGACAAACCACAAATAGATACTATCCTATTAAATAGATTAAGTGAGGCAATTGAATTTAGTTCTAAATTTATTTCACAAATTAAAATACCACAAAGTGTTACAAACGAATCAAATAAAAAAGAAGGTTCATTGGTATTACAATCATTATTGGAAACTAATTATAAAGCTAAGAGTAATCTTACACAAACAAATAAGATAACAATCAATAAACCAAAACCGTCAGTTGCAACTCCGGCACCAATAGTAACACCTCCAATTAGTGCACCTAATCCGGTTGTTCCTTTACCAGAACCTACTCCATCACGTGGAGGAGGAAGTGGGGGTGGTAGATCGATTGGTAATCCTGAAGATGGTGGGTTTGGTGGACCGGGTATGAGAGATCCTGAAATGGGTAGAGAACAAATAGAATATAGATAATATAAACAAATATAATTATATAATAGATGATAGCAGTAGAAGAAATATTAAGCGATAGTGGTTTAGGTGGCATTGGAACTAGCGCCGGTGGTGGAACTGGCGGTGGAACTGGTACTCCTCCACCTTCATCTGGTGAAAATTTAAAAGTTATATTTAGAAACAAATCTAAATTTAAAGATAAATTAACATTTCCATTTGCAGGCCAAACTTATTATGAAAATTCAGTAGTTTCATTAAATTCTAATAATTTAAATGATAGTGTAACAATATTGCCAAATATCGAAACTAATTTTAAATTAAAAAATTATATTGTTTTAACAAAGTCAACCACCATTAAAGAAGTAGAAGTATATGATGATGTTGTTAATGATAGAGGTTCTGGAACTCCAAAAAATTATATTGAAAAAGTAAGAGTTAGTAGTATTAGAGTTGATGTATATGATTTAAACAATGCTCTAATAGGTACACAAGAATATGAATTACCAACTACAATTGAATTAGATTTTGATTTAGAACAAAAGCAAAATGATCCGATTGAACCAAAGGCTAAAAATCAAAACATAACATTAATTACAAATTATCTAAATACAAAATTAGATAATGAGTTAAGTGTAAAATTATTATCAGCAGATATACCAAGTGGTGTAATCCTAAAAAGTGGACAGGGGGTTGATATTTTGGCTGTTCCTGAAACTGATTACGGATTTACCATTGAGGTTCAGGGATTATCTACCTTTAAACTAAAAAATATTCGTTGGCAGTATGCAAATAAGTTTAACGAAAATAGTTTATTTAATGTAGAGGAATTTAAGATTATTTCAACTGATACTAAGGTAAATATTTCTAAGGATATATTTAACGATAATATTATATTATTAATAGAAGTTGAACCAAATGATGTAAATTATCCTAAATTAACTTTAACGGATAAAACTATAAATGTTGGTGTAGAAGAAACTATTTTAGGATCTAAAACTAGTACTAAATCAATTAGTATACCTGCAGGAATTACAAATACTGATTTTGTAAAGGTTATAACTCCATATACATCATTTAATTTACCAATTAATGCAACCACATTAGTTAATAAAGATATAGTATTAGACCTAAAAAAAGATTTTCAAAATAATGTAGGTTCATTTAAAGTAGTTTTAGTTCCATATAGTGAATTTTTCGGTGATGGACAAGTACAATCTATACAGGTAAACATTTCTCAATTAACGGATATTCCAATAATTGATACAATAGAATATCCTACTAGTGTTTTAATTCCAACATATACATTTGGTGATGTTAATTTTACGATATCATTTGAATCAGTAGTTGCAACATCCGTATTAGTATATCATTCAAAAGAGGATGATAATACACAACTTGGTAAGTTAAAAGGTAAAGATTCAATTTCTTTAAATTATAATACGATTAAGAAATTTAAAGTAGGTGATTCAATTGATTTACTTTTAGTACCATATAACAAAACAATAAAGGGAGAACCGGAAAGAATTTCAATTAAATTTGATGATTCTAATTTCTACGTTTCTACTCAAAATTTAAAAGATGAGTTGTTATTAGCAATATCATCTCAACTTAAAATTGAATTAAATAATAATACTTATTTAAATCATATTGCAACGTTTGATATAGATGACAAGCAAATTGTAGTATCTAATTGGGATGTTGATAATACTACATTTACTAAGTTTAAAACGGATGAGTTAGGTAACCAAATACCTGATGGTAATATAAATAAAAGTGTAGTAGTTAAGTTATATGAACCTTTACCGGCAAATATAAACAAAAACGATACACTATGGGTTTCAGAAATTAGTGCATTACCTATTTTACAATCGGTAATTCTAACAGGTACTCCTACTGATATTTGTGTTCCACTTCGTTCTCCTAATTTTAATGCAGATGTTGATTTTGTAAAGATGCAATCAACTGGAATGGGGAGTTATGATGATTTAATATTAAGTGGTTCAGCAACATCACAACAATTAGTTGAAAAATATTTAGCAGATAATTTTATTGATATTAAAGGAGTTAATATTGATTATTCTGATTTTTCTAATTTCGTAAAATATAGTAGTGCAATTGAAAGATTAGCAAATTTTAGATATAAAAAAGAATTAGTTGAGTTTTATGATAATAGAATAAATTTATTAACTAGTTTAACTGCTAGTGCAACAAAGGAAATTGAGTTAGATACAACAAAGATTAAAAAATCTAATCTAATAACAGGTTTTGATGGTTTTGAAAATTATTTAACACAAAGTGTATTTACATCATCATTTGTAACTCAATTTGATGAAAGAGGTAATATTTCAGTTCCTAATACATCTTCTATAAATTTATATGAAACCTACTACGATTTAGCAGATTCATATGATAAAAACAGTAACAATCTATTAAAAAACAACATACCATTACATATTGTAGAAGATAGTGAGAATTTAGATTTCTTATTATTTTTAGATATGATTGGTAATTATTTTGATATTATTTGGGCATATATTAAAGGAATTACGGAACAAAAAAATATATCAGAAGCAGCGTCAACAGGTATAAGTGATGACCTTTTATATGATTATTTAAAATCATTTGGATGGAATCCTAAAAACTTAAATTCAAATAAACAACTTTGGGATTATACATTTGGATTAAATGGTGATGGTGGATTAAATGAAGATCCTATTGAACAATACTTAGGTGGTAATACTGAAAGAATTACACCTGAACAAGCTACTAAGCAGATTTGGAGACGTATAGCAAATAACTTACCTTATTTATTAAAACATAAAGGAAGTGCTAGAGGTATTACTGCATTATTGACTTGTTATGGTATTCCTGCATCTAACTTATCTATTATGGAATTTGGTGGACCGAACATAGACACGGTTGAAGATGCACCTAAATTTGTATATAATAGTTTAACACATAATTTAGTATTTGATAATGTATCGGCTTCGTTAGATATACCATTCTTAGGAACACCTAAACCACAGGCTATTGAATTAAGATTAAAGCCTGAAAACTTTGAGAACTATACATTAGTAAGTGGTAGTGGATTTAGACTGGGTATTAGTGCAGATACATCTACTGCAACATTAGATAAATACGGATTTTTTACAATCAATGGAACTCAGGTAGGAACATCTTATCCGTTTTATGATGGCAATTATCATAGTGTATTATTTCAACAAAGTGGTTCTAATACTGCTAAATTATATGCAGCAACTAACTATAAAGATGATATAATACATAGTGGAGAGTGGACAGGTACAATTGTTAGTTCCAATTGGGAATCTGCAACTAAGTTTGAAATAACTAACTTTATCGGTAATATTGAAGAAGTTAGAGTTTGGAAAACTGCATTAAGTGAAAGTGTGTTTAATACACATGTTATTATGCCAGAAGCAGTAAATGGTAATGATGTTTACGCATCTACTACCGATTTATTATTAAGATTAGATTTTGAAAGGCCACAAAATGTAAACATTAATACTACAATTAATAACGTAGCACCATCAATAGAATATGTAAATGCGGTTAGTGCAAGTGGGTTTGTGGTTGATTCAACATATCCATATAATTACGAAACATACGAAAGAGAATTATCTTTAACAATTCCAAATAGTGGTGCAAGTAGGTATTATACAAATAAAGTAAGATTTGAGTCGCAAGAATTAGTAGCAAATTTATCACCAACTAAAAGAGCAACTAAAAAGGCATTTGAAACATCGGCAACGGATTCAAATAGAGTTGGTTTATTTTTCTCTCCTAATAAAGATTTAGATTTAGATATAGCAAAATCATTGGGTGGACAAAGTTTTGATGATTTCTTAGGTGATCCAATGTATGAATATGGATATACAAATTATCCTCAATTAGATTCATTAAGAAATTACTATTTTGAAAGAGTAGGTGAAAGAAATATTTATGAGTTTATTCGTTTAGTTAAATTCTATGATAAATCTTTATTTGTTAATCTTAGAGAAATGTTGCCGGCAAGAGCCGTAGTAACTACTGGTTTACTAATCGCTCCTCATATACTAGAAAGAAGTAAACATAAAATAAACAAACCAATTGCAGAATCGGAAACATTAGAAGGAGTTATTACTGAATCACAAATTACTGAGTTGGATGCTACATTTGATTCATATGATTCTACATTAATTGTAAATGAAACTGAGCAAATTATTGGAGATGTTTTAAGTATTGAAGTTGAATTAAATCAAGCAGATGAATATAATTTAGAAGGTGATGTTAATTCATTTGAATCTACAATTGGGTTTAACGCAGATGAAATTTCAGCTGGTGAGTATTTAACATACGATGGTATTATAGATGCTAACTTAAAAGAACCAACAATAACATCCGAATTAGATTTACTTCGTTCAGGACAAGTAGTTGGTATAGATAATTTTGAAAACTATGGATATGGGACTTATTTTTCTAATGGATATGGTAAATACATATATGAAGAAAATGGTAGTTTTAAATCAAAGGGTATAAGAGCATTTATAGTTACAAAAAAACGTAGTATTATTTCAACTGATTTTGATGAAAGGGGATATGAGTTTACATATGTAACATCATCTTACGATAAAGAATTAATTGTTCAAGATTTGCATCAAAGTGCAAGTGTAATCGGTGGAGATATTATTTCAGCCGTTACAGCAAGTGGTTATTTACGAACACATTATTCAGTTACAGGTGATAAACATTTAGGTTTACAAAATTCTTTTTACAAAGGTTCAAAACAAAATAGTTCTACTACGGTTGATGGAAAATCACCGGTTGAAACATTTGTAAGTAATCCTACTACATTAAGAATCTCACCACAAGGTAGAAGTAATAGTGAACCAATATTAGAAGTTGAATAAAAATAATGTAAAGAAAAAATATTTTATATATTTATAAAAGAATAATAAACAAACTATGGCATACTTAGATAACACAACAATTACAGTAGATGCAATTCTTACCAAAAAAGGTAGAGAAAAATTAGCAGCAGGTCAACCATTAAATATTACACAATTTGCATTGGGTGATGATGAGATTGATTACAACTTATATGATACAGCCCATCCAAAGGGTTCTGCATTTTATGATAAGGCAATTATTGCAACTCCTATTTTAGAAGCTTCTCCTGATGAAACTCAGGCGTTGAAATACAAATTAGTAACATTACCAAAAGGTACAACAAAATTACCGGTAGTTTCTATCAATGTATCAGCTATTTCAGCTAAAACAACTGGTGGAACTTTCCCTATTAACCCTTCTACATCTCCAGCAGGAAATAGAAATGGTGGATATACCGCAGTATTAGGTAATAAAAATGCAGGTACTATCGTTGGTGAAGGTTTAGCAAATATAACTACAACATCAACTACATTTACAAATAGTGTTACAGCAACTGCAGAAGTAGTAAAAGGAGTAACATTCTCATTTATTCCTAATAGTTCATTAACTTCAACATTAACAACAACATTGACTATATTTGGTAATGAAACTGGTGGTAGTATTACTATACCTGTAACAGTTACATATGTAGCATCATAAAATAATAATAAACGAATATGGCAACATTAGGTTCAAACACAGGAACACAGCTTACTAACGACTTAGCAAATTATCTTAATTTACAAAGACAAAATGCTAATGGAGTTTTAGATACAACACAAATAGCATCTATTATTAACAACTACCTTACAACGGGTGAAAAGTTAGTAATGGAAACTGGTGTTACTACAAATTCTGTGTATAAAACATTTAACACAACTGATATTGTACCGGCTAAAAACGAAATCGTAACAACTGGTTTATGGAGTAATGGTAGTGGTAGTATTGGTGGAACAGGTGTAGAGTTAGTAACTGGCTCAGATGCATCAGCAGCTGGTCAGAGTGGTTCTGCAACTGATGAGTATTACTACAATGTATACATCACAGGTTCTACCATTTCTGAATTTGCAGTAGCTTACGGTCATATTAGTGGTGCAGGTGCACAAACTTTAGATTTAGATGATAATGGAACATTGCCTACAAAAGCAACATACTTCCAATATAGATCACTATTAACAGATACAGATGAACCAAAATTCCGTTTTTATAGTGGTGATACACCTGATGGATATTCATCTGATGACTTTTATGCAATCAATGTTAGTAGAGCAAATTATAGAGAAAGAATTGATCCAGGTAACTGGGAGTTAGTATTGAGTGGTTCATTGGGTTCTATTAGATTAATAGATAATAGTGGTGAAAAATTCAATTTAACTAATGCTGGTACTAATGAATATAATATCGTAAGTGGTACATTGAATTTAGGTACAAATGATCCAGCTATTATTTCAACATACACATCATCTAATGGACAAGGTTTTGGTAAATTCTATCCTGATTATGGTATCTTTATACTAAACCCTTCAGCATTAAGTGCTAGTATTGGTAGTGAATTATCAGGTTCTACTACTACAACTTCTTATGAGTTTAAACATCAAAACATATTTAACGCAATTAAGGCAGGTAAAGATTTCCAAGCTCGTAGAATTGAAAATGTATCAACAGCACACTACTTTGTAAGAGTTAACAATAGAGAGTTTAACTTCTCAAATAATCCTACTTATGTAGATGCAACTGGTTCAATCACAGAACCTACATTCCAAGCAGACCCTATGACATTTATTACTACGGTTGGTTTGTACAATGATGCAAATGAGATGGTAGCAGTAGCTAAAACGTCTAGACCTATTGCTAAATCATTTAGTAAAGAATTATTATTAAAAGTTAAATTAGATTTCTAATTGTAACAAATAGATATAAAACAAACCCAATCCTAAAAAGGTTGGGTTTTTGTTTAATAAGATATTTATATTAAGATATGTTAAAACAAATCCCAAAATCAGATATTAATTTAAGACCTTTTAAGGTATATAAAACATTCCCACTTAGTCCGGATGCATTGGTATCTAGTGTAGCTATTAATCATAATAGTAGTAGTTCAAATCTTACTGATATTGAATTATCTGAGAATGGATTATATCATCAATTAAAAACGATGTATTATAATGGAGATAACGCATTAAATCCATTTTTATCTTATGGTGATTTTAAACCAATATACACTACAAATGATAACTCAAAACAAAGATTATTAAATGATAGGACATTAGTAGTAAAAATACCACAGGTAAAATATGGGGAAGGTATAAAGAAAAAATCATTAGAATTATTTTTAGAAAGTACGAATGAAACAATTGCAGATGATGGATTTGGTAATTTAAAATCAAATGGAAATTCTTATGAATTATTAGAATTTAATGTAGAAGAGGAAAAAATTATATTTTTAGATGTAAACGGAACTTCTTTTACATTAAATTTATGGGCTATTGAATCCGAATATAGTATTGATATGAATACTGGGGTTTTTTATTTTGAGAATGAAGGAAATTTACCGTTTACCAATTTGATAGTTGATGTTGAAAATAGAATACTTACATTTAATGGATTAATTACATCATTAGATAATTTAATTATACCAAATGTAGGAAATGTTTTTTATTCACACGGTATAATAACATTAACTAAAGAAACAGAAATAGGTGGGTTAAGAGAAAATGCATTTAGTGGGAGTAATTTTGATGGTTTTTATAAATCTACAATTACTATTTATGAAAATGAATTTTTATTAGTAGTAGGGGAAGATGAATTTAATGCTTCTACAAACCCGTCATCTTATACAGAAACCAATATAGAAACGGGTTCAATAAATACTACATTTGAAGGTGTGAGAAAGTGGAGAAATAGTGATAAATACCAAAAATCGGAGTTTGGTGTATACGAATATAGTTCATCGATAGATCCAACTGGTTCTTATTTAGCACCGTATATTACCACTATTGGTTTATATGATAATAATATGGATATGGTGGCAGTTGCTAAACTTGCAACACCTGTAAAATCAATGCCAGACCTTCCTGTAAATTTTTTAGTACGAATTGATACTTAACATATATTTATATTAAATAAAAGGATTTTAATATGGCAATCAACGGCGTAACAAACAAAGCTAGTATCTTAGATACATACAATAGTAATAAAGATTTTGGAGGTGCAAATAGTGCACAATCACCTGGATTTAATAGTGCAACTAAAGCAGGTGATACATACAATGGTAAAACACAATCTCCCATAACTACGGATTTTGTAAAAGGATCATGGCCGGAACAAGGTAATATAAAAGCTGGGGTAAATGCAGCAAAAGGATTTACTGCTAATGTAAAGAAAAATGCTCTTAAAAATAGTGAATTTACAATGGTAAAAGATGAAACAACTGTGGCAGATTTTGATCCATTGAATATGAATAATGATTATTTTGTTACTGGTCCTTCTGGAAAAACAAAAGTTACTGGATATAATCCAACTAAAAGATTTAATAAAGGGGCTCTTACAAATCCAGCTGGATAATGGCAAGAAAAAAAGTTACAAAAACAGGTTGGGTAGCAAAGAAGAATGGTTATAAAAGTGGATTAGAAGATACGGTTTCCCAACAAATCGAATCAATGGGTATTAAGGTAGAATACGAAACTGAAAAGGTTAATTATATTATACCTTCATCACCTCACACATATAGTCCTGATTTTAAATTACCTAATAATATTAGAGTAGAAACAAAAGGTAGATTTGTATTAGCTGATAGAAAGAAACATTTATTAGTTAAAGAACAGAATCCTACATTAGATATTCGTTTCGTATTTACCAATTCAAAGAACAAAATCAATAAGAAATCCAAAACTACTTACGCCGATTGGTGTGATAAACATGGATTTAAGTATGCCGATAAGGTGATACCAGACGAATGGTTCTCCGAATAATTTGGTAATTTCAACTATTTTCCGTATATTTGATATATGGAGATAATACAACTATTTGATAAGTACATCGGACCTAGCAAAGCTCTAAAGAAAAATGAGCATGCATATCATTGTCCTTTCTGTCATCATCACAAACCAAAGCTACAAATAAACGATAAGACTTATAAGTTCCATTGTTGGACTTGTAATGCCGGTGGTAATCTTATGTATTTAGGAAAGAGAATTGGAATTAGTGAGGTAGACCTAACGGATTTATATAGTAAATGTGGTATTAGTGATGAAGTTAGAAAAAAATTAACAGAGGATTGGAGTGGTTCTATTAAAGAATTATTAGATCAGATTAATAAAGAAATAGATGAAGATGAAGTAGAAAATACATCTCAATTATTTTTACCTGAAGAATTTAAATCTGCATTAGAATTAAGAATTGATAAGAAAAATCCAATTGAAGGACATGCTATAAAATATCTTAAAGATAGAGGTATAACAAAAAAACATATTATTAGATATAATATTGGATTTTGTCAAAAAGGGTTATATGCTGGTAGAGTTATTATTCCTTCATATGATAGTAAAAATCAATTGAATTATTTCATAGCAAGAAGTATTTTTCCTGATGAGAAACAAAAATATAAAAATCCACCTGTATCTAAGGATGTTATAGTTTTTGGTAATCAAATTGATTGGAAACAACCTATTATTTTATGTGAGGGTGTATTTGATGCAATTGCTCTGAAAAGAAATGCTATTCCATTATTAGGTAAATTCGTTCAAAAAACACTAATGGGAACATTAAAAAACACTAATCCAGAGGTGTATATTTGTTTAGATAACGATGCACAGGAGGACTCTTTAGTATTATATGATAAAATTAAATCATATGTAAAGTCGGTGAAAACCATTAAGTTAGAAAATGGTAAGGATGCGGGTGAAAATAACTTCCAAAATATTTTGAAATATCAGAAAAATTCCGTAACTTTAAGTTGGGAAACAGTATTAAGAGAAAGACTATTGACAATTAATAGTAGTTCAATATTAAAATAGAATTTATCAAATAAAATATAAATGAATAAATTAAAAAGAATTTATCATATTGCAGACATTCACATTAGAAATCTAAAAAGACATACTGAATATAGAGAAGTATTTAATAGATTATTTAATGATATAAAAGTAAGGGGAACTGAAGATTCCCTTATTTATTTAGCGGGAGATTTGGCTCACGCAAAATTAGAAATGTCACCGGAGCTTCTTAATGAAATTAATTATTTTCTTAAGAAGTGTTGTGAATTATGTCCTACTATATTAATAGCTGGAAACCATGATTGTAATTTAAACAATCAAGGTAGATTGGATGTTTTATCACCAATTGTAGAAGCATTAAATTTACCTAATTTAACTTATTTAAGAGATACACAAAGTTATACCTATGGGGGTGTAAGATTTGATTTATTTTCTATTTTTGATGATAAAGAAAATTGGAAGTTTGAACCTATTACATCAGATACCAAAAATATTGCATTATTTCATGGACCTATTTTAGATGCAACTACTGATGTAGGATTTCACATTTCATCTCGTCATTTTACAACAGAGATGTTTGATGGTTATGATTTAGCCTTATTAGGTGATATTCATAAAAGACAGGAAATGATTTCTCCGAAAGGATGTAGAGTAGTTTATCCTGGTTCTTTGATACAACAGAATCATGGTGAGGCATTGGTTAAACATGGTTATGCTATTTGGGATATGGATAATCTTTCAGTTGAATATGTGGATGTTCCAAATGATTATGGTTATTATACTTTACATGTTGAAAATGGTGAAGTACCTGATGTAACCGATATGCCACTAAAACCTAGATTAAGAGTATTGGTATCTAAGACAGATGCATCGGACATGAAAAGGGTTACAACCGAAATTAAAAAGAAATATAAAGTAGATGAATTTACTATTACTCGTACCGATACATTAAGTAGATTAAGAACAGGTAATAGAGATGGTAAACTAAATGTAGGTAATGTAAACGATGCTCAATACCAAGCCGGTCTTATTAAAGATTACTTAGGTAGAAATTATATGTTGGATGATGAAACATTGGGTAAGATTGAGGATTTGAATAATAAACTAAACAAACGATTAAACGATGATGATTTAGTTAAGAACATAGCTTGGAAACCAATTAAGTTTGAATTTGATAATATGTTCTCTTATGGTGAGAATAATATTGTTAACTTTGAAAATATGAAAGGGTTAATGGGTGTGTTCGCTCCAAACGCTAGTGGTAAATCATCTCTATTTGATGCATTATCTTTTTGTATATTTGATAAAAGTAGTAGAGCATTTAAAGCAGCTAATATTCTAAACAATCGTAAAACATCATTTAGTTGTAAGTTAGAATTTGATATTAATGATGAGAGATTTTTCATTGAAAGAACGGCAAAAACTACAAAGAAAGGTGATGCGGTTAAATGTGATGTAAACTTTTGGAAAATAGAAGGTGGTGATATCGTAAACTTAAATGGTGATGAACGTAGAGGAACGGATAAAGTAATTGAATCTTATTTAGGAAAGTATGAAGATTTTGTATTAACTGCATTATCTTTACAAGGAAACAATTCTTTATTCATTGATAAATCACAATCAGAAAGAAAGGATTTATTAGCTCAGTTTATGGGTATTAATGTATTTGATAAGTTATATGATTTAGCGAGTGAAGATATTAAAGAAGTTCAGGTCTTATTAAGAAATTTTAAGAGAACTGATTTTACATCTGAATTAGCAACGGCGGAAAATAAATTAGAAACCTTAAAGGATGAATATGAAGAATTTGAAATTGAAAAAGAAGGATACGAAGATAGACAAGATGATTTGAATGAAGAAATAACTAACCTATCGGCTCAATTAGTTCCTATTGATGGTAACTTAGATATTACCCAATTAGAAAGTAAACAATCAACTTTACAATCTCAAATCACAGGCTCAGATGCAACTATACAAACCAAATCCGTAAGTATTGGTAAGATTGTAGATGTAATGGCCGAATTGACAATTGCAATTGATAGTAAAAAACAATTCAATGGTCTTGATATAGAAGTTGTATATTCGAACTATCAACAACAACAAAAAGATTTAATTGATGCTACAAAAGTTTATGATATTGCAAAATTACATCTAAGTTCCGCAGAAGAAACAATCCAACATTTGGATAATCATGAATATGACCCTAATTGTAAGTTTTGTTGTGATAATACTTTTGTAAAAGATGCAATGAGAGTAAAAGAATTGTTACCTCAGTTAAAAGAAGCACTTAAACAGGCAACAATTAATGCAACTGGTATTCAACAAACTTTAGATTCTTGGGAAGGTATTGAAGAACAATATTCACAATTTGAGGATTACAAAGCTAAATTAGAAAAAGGTAAAGCACTTCATAAAACCACATATTTAGAATTGAGTGGATTGATTACTCAAAAAGAATTGTATGAAGCACAATTAACGGCGGTAGAACTGGATATAGAAAAATACCACGCTAACGAAACTACTATTCAAAATAATGATTCTTTAGAGGAACAAATTGATATTAAGAAATTAGAGTTGGTGGGTGTTAATAAAGACCTAAGAGAGATAGCTGCTAAATTATTAGATATGAATGGACAAATAGTTCAAACACAATCTTATATTACATCAGTTACCGATAAGATGCGTGAAGCAAAAGATTTAGAAGAAAAGTTCCAAATCTACGAATACTACTTAGATGCAGTTAAGAGAGATGGTGTATCGTATGAATTAATTGCAAAGGCTCTACCGGTGATAGAAGGTGAGGTTAACAACATCTTACAACAAATTGTAGAGTTTGGTATCGTTTTTGATATGAGTGGTAAGAATGTGAACGCTAGGATTGTTTATGAGGATCAGAGCTGGCCTTTGGAGATGTGTAGTGGTATGGAGAAGTTTGTAAGTGGATTGGCTATTAGAGTAGCACTTATTAATGTATGTAACTTACCTCGTCCAAACTTCTTAGTAATTGATGAAGGATTTGGTACATTAGATAGTGATAACTTACAATCTATCTTTATGATGTTTGATTATTTGAAAACACAATTTGATTTCATTAATATTATTTCTCACTTGGATGCAATGAGAGATGTGGTAGATACATTAGTTGAAATTAAAAAGGTTGATGGCTTCTCACAAATACAATATAAATAATATTTATTAGTATGAATGCAGAAATAAATAATCAATTATTAACTGATGGATATTATACAACTAAATTAAATACTGAAGTAGCTGAAAAAGTAAAAGAAATTTTTAGCAAAATAAAAGATATAGAATTTAGAGATGCTATCCATACTAATTGTGGTGAATTAGGATATACAAATAATACCGATTTTGAAAAATTAGAAGAACTTAAAAAAGAATACGCACCATTAAAAAAATGGCAATTTTGGTATGTAGAAAATAATTTAAATAAATACCTTTCAACATATGAAATTGAATATATTAAAGAAAATGTTTTTAGGGATTTGATTAAACAATGTTATGATGATAGTTTATACAACTCAGAAATGTTCAATTTATCATACACAATGTATAATAAAGAATGCTATATTAATCCACATAGTGATGGATTAAGTACTTACAAAGTATGTAATATATTACTATATTTAAATGAAGATTATGAGGATGGATTTGGTGGAGAATTAATTGTAAATGATAATGTGATAATAAAGCCAGAATTTGGTACAATTGCAGTATTGGATTTTACAAAAGTAAATCCTAAACATGAAGTAACCGAAGTAGTTCATGATACATTTAAGAGATTTGCAATATTAGCCTCATTTATTTTTAATAATAAATAAAAAGAATATTTATAAAAAACAATATTCTAAATGTCAGTTGATATAAAAGTTGCACAGGATGATAAATTACAATTAGTACAAACATACTTTACAGATAATTCACCATCATCCGATTTTTTTAACATTACAGAATTACCAGATACCTTATCAGGTGGTAAAAACGCATTCCTAATAGCAGGAAGTGACAAACTATTTCCTCAATCTGAAGTTAAAGTACAAGTAAGAGATGCAGCAGGAAATGTTTGTTATGTAGAATATGCGGATGGTAAACCTGAATATTATGAAGGTATTTCAAAAGTAGTAGCGGTTTATGTATATCCAAATGAAACCGCATTTGGACCTGCAACTATTACAATTTTAGGACAAGCAATTGATGTACCTGATGAATGGAAATTTAGGTTTAATGTTAAATGGCAAACAACAATTAATATTAATCCATCCTTACCAAATACAACAAGAGTAAGATTTTATAAAAGACCAAAAGTAGATATTGTAGAAACATTACAACCTATTTATAGAATAGAGAATGGTTCAAAGGTAGCATCTAGTATTACCGCTTCATTTGCAAATATTAAAATATCACAATTAGAAACATTTGCGGGTGATGTAAAAAGAGTAAAAGTATTTCGAACATCAGAAGGTGATATATCCGATTTTGATTTAATACAAGATATATTAATTGAATCAAAAGAATTATTAACTACATTTGATATTAGTAGTAGTGTAAAAGGAAACGCGGGTATTTTTACAAATGAAACCATAAAACTTTGGAATACAGGTTCACTAACAGCATCACTTACAAATGATAGATTAGATAATGGTTTAAGATTAAAAGGTAGTGGTATTTTCAGATATAATTCACCACTAAACTTTGTAACTAAGAGTACATATGAATTTAATTTAGATGCATTTTATTCATCATCTACTAATAGTAATTTGGGTGTGTATATTAGTGGTTCAAATAATGGTATTCAATTGGTAGGAACATTAGAAGGAACAATACCTGTTAAAAATTTAGAAGATAGTTATTTTACATTTGATGTAGATAAGAATGAACCAACGGCAAGTTTATACCTATCACAATCTCAAAATGAATGGCACATTGCAAATGTAAGTTTAAAATTATCTGAAGATAGTGCATTTTCACCAAACCAAATAAATTTTATAAGTACAATGCCAACGGTGATTGGTAATGAAACTTATAATTTTAAATTTGAGTTTTATGATGTAAATAATAATTTCGTTCCCGTAGCAGTAACTCAAAGTGCATTATTTACGGGTGGTAATAATAATGTAGGAGGAACATTAATTTTAATTAGTGGTTCTATTTCAGCATCTGAAGCAGGATTATTAGCATTATCACAAAGTGTTAGTGGAACAATTGGTGTAGTAACTGGGAGTGTTAATACGGTTAGTGCTAGCGTATCATCTGTAAGTGCTTCTTTAAGTTCATCTATTAGTTCAAGTAAAGGAGCAGCAATATCATCATCGTTTGGTAATATACAAACATTAGCAAACGGTAATTTTAGTGGTTCATTTATAAGTGATACTACTATATTTGCACCGGTAATTGGTGGTAATAATGGTTATATCAGTTCGTTATTTAAAGTAGGTACAGCACCTTCAATTTATTTAGATGCAAGACAAAATCCAAGAAAAATATTCATAGGTGGTGTAACTGATTCTGGTTCATATAATAATTCCAATACATCAGTTTATATGGATAGTAGTGGTAAATTTTCATTAAAAGATAAATTATTATGGGACGGTGATAATTTAACTATAAACGGAACTATTAATGTATTAGGTGGTTCGGCCGCAACTGATGCAAATGCTTTATTATATGCAAGTAGAGCAGTAACGTCGGGTTCAGTTTCAGCAGCCGCAGCACAAACTGCCGCAGAACTATTTGCAACAAGTGCAGCTGGACGAGCCGTTACATCTGGTTCAGCTGCAGCATCAGCTGCACAAACGGCTGCTATTGCACAGGCCAAATCAGATGCAAGTGCTTCTATAAATTTATTAGCAAATGGTGACTGGACTGCAGGAAATGGTACATTTATTACATCACGTTCGATTTCGTCTCCTGTTTTAGCTGGTAATGCGGGGTATATAAGTGAAATTCTTAAAGTAGGACAAAATGGAATCACTTTGGATGGTGGTAGCAAAAAAATATTTGTTGGAACGGGTACATATAATAATGCAAACACACCATTCTATTTTGCATCAGGTTCTTCAAATGTATTTTCATTAGGAGACAAACTAAGATTTGATGGAGCAAATCTAACTATTTCAGGTACTGTTAACGCATCTGCCGGCTCGTTTACCGGTACGATAAGTGGTGCAACAATAACCGGTGGTACTATTAATATTGGGCCAAATAAATTTCAAGTAGATAGTAGTGGTAATGTTAGTATATCCGGTAATACTACCATAGGTGGAACTTTAAATTACTCTGGTCAAAATAATATCATAGGATATCACTATATAAATGGTGGTACATGTACATCACCATCATTTTTTTTAGAACCTGGTGCGGATTTTAGATTTATTGACCAAAAAAATAGTAGTTTACTTGGTGCTATAAGAGGATATACTATTGTAACAAATTGTGGAGTACCTGGATTAGAAACAACAAGTAGGACAATCGTAAGTATAGCAGAAAATGGGTTTTCGTGGGGTAAAATAAATGGAGATACATGGGCAACATTAGATGGAACGGAATTGCGTGTTCTTGGTGATGTAGTTGCAAATACGTCCGATAAAAGATTAAAAACAAACATAATTAACATAGATTCACCTTTGGAAAAATTATCTAAAATAAATGGTGTATACTTTAATTGGAACGAAACAGCTAAAGAACTAAATCAAAAAAATACAAATAAAAGAGAAGTTGGATTTATTGCACAAGAAGTTCAAGAGGTTATGCCTGAAATCGTTTCACTTGCACCATTTGATACAATAAATCATACCAACCAAAGTAAATCGGGTGAAAATTATCTAACAATTCAATATGAAAAAATAGTTCCATTATTAGTGGAATCTATTAAAGAATTAAAAAAAGAAATCGAAGAATTAAAAAAGAATAAATAATATGTATACAAATTTAATAGAAAACTTTCTAACAATAGAGGAGTGTAATTTTATAATAAATCAATATAAATTTAATTCACAACCAGTATTTAACTCAATAAATGTTATAGAAAGAAGGTGTACGTTTGTAGAATCAATACAATTTGATATTGAAAATAAAATAATTAATAAATTAAATGAATTAGATATATTTGATAAACAATATACTAATATACAATATTTTGTATTTAATTCTTATGATATTGACAATGAATTAGAATTACATCCAGATAGTAGTGAAGTTGCAAGAGGTGGAACTATTACTATTATTATTCAATTAAATGAAGAGTATGATGGTGGTGATTTTTACTATTTACTAAATGATGTAGAAATTATGTTACCCAAAAAACAGGGAAGTATATTTATTTTTGATTCAAATATTTTACATGGAGTTAAAAAATTAACCGATGGAAAAAGATATTCATTAAATTGTTGGCCTAAATAAAATAATATATGGCGTTACAAAGTACCGGACCTATATCGATGTCACAAATTAAAGCTGAATTGGGTTCTACATCTAATATATTAAGAGTATATTCCGAAGCTGCTGGAAAAACTGCACCACATGGTATGAAAGAATTTTTAGGATATAGTAAACCCGGCCCTCCTCCTCCTCCACCACCACCTCCACCACCACCACCTCCACCGGCTCCGACATATTATTCATTTGCATCCATTCGTAGTACGGTAAGTGCACAGGATGCATGTGATTCATTAGGCCCTATTACCTTTGTTTATAGTACCTGTCAAACTTTGTCCACAAATTGTGTATTATATACATATTTTGATGCCGAGCCTGAAAGATTAAGAACCGTTCTAACTGGTTGGTATGCAATAGGGGACAATTGGTATTATGTATCAGGAAATGCCGGAATTATTAGTAGTACAGGAACATGTGATGGTGGTACAGCTGGATGTGAATGTTATACGGTTTATAATGAGGGTGGACGAGACGATGGTACCATAACATTCACATATAATAGATGTTCGGATGGTAATTTGTCCTCATTGAATGTTGGACCAGGGTCTTCTAGAACAGTATGTGTGCAAAATGGTACAGATATAGACTCTGACTCTGGATTAATGACAGTAGTACCTTGTCCAGGCCCATGTACTACAAATGGTGATTGTACGGAGTGTGCATAATAAATAAATTATGATTATAAAAGAAAATTTAATTTTTAAGTACGATAATATTATATCAAGTTTAGAGTGTGATACTATTTTTAATTACTATAAAAATAATCATAGTAATGGTATAAATGATATTCATATTTTACCTTGGTTTGAAGAAAACACTTTGTATTGGAATCTTTTAAAAAATACCGAAATTAAAAATGAAATAGGTAAATGTAGAGAAATTATAACAAATTTAATAAAAAAATCGTATGGTGTAAATGTATTCCCAAATGTTACCACATTAGTAATGTGGAAGGAAGGTAAATCAATGGCAATTCATAAAGATAATGGATATGACAATGACAAACATATTTTACATATGAGAACCTTCACTGCAGTGATGTATATTAATGATGATTTTGAAGGAGGTGAAACTATAATAATGAAAGAAAACTCAAATGAAATAGAATATGAATGTACACCACAAAAAGGTTCAGTTTTAATATTTAAAAGTGATGAGAGTTGTTTACATGGGGTAAAAATGATTGAAAAAGGTGAAAGATTAACATTATCAATGTGGTTTACAATGGATAAACAATATTTAGAAAATTAAATGAGTTATGTTTGATGTATTAGTTACAACGGGAGCAGGTAATGTACCTATGGGTGGTAGTGATATTTGGGTAAACAATTTTTTAGAAAATGTATATCTTCATTTAGATTATCCAATCGTATTATTAATTGATGGTAGAAAACCAATAGGATTTAATCCTGATTCTATCCCTTGTCAATTTGCATTTTCAAAAGAACATCCATTATTAGTAGAACCTCTTTTACGAAACGCAAGAAAGATACATTTTTTACACAATAATTATTTTCGTAGAGATGAATTATGGGAATACAAGGAAAAATTTCATACAATATTTTGCCACGCTTACATTAAAGAAATTATAAACACAAATATAGATTTAGGTTTAGATAGAGTTTGGTTACCTACTACAATGGATTTACAATGGGAACAGGATGTATTAACTCAATGTAAAAAAATTGTATGGATAGGATGTAATGATGGAATGGTACAAAAAGATTTCGGAGATAAAGTAATTCAGATACCAAATTATTACGAATGGAGTGAAGGTAGAAAATACCAATGGAATACAGATAAAATAGGATTTGCAGCACGTAGTGAAACAAGAAAGTGTTTTCATTTTTTAGATTCAAAGAAAGGATATGCTTGCACGGATAAAATAGGATTTGAAAATTTAAAAGAAGGATTAAATTTAGATTTAAAAAAAATAAGATTTTACCCATATTCTTTGGAAAACCACAGAAATTTCTTTAACTTAGACTTTACACCTTTTCATGGATGTTATGTAAATGAACCATTTGGGTATTCTATATTTAACGCAATTGATTATGGAAAACTACCAATAATACACAAATATTGGATGCCAAGAATAAAATACAAATATAGAGCATCAACAAAAGAAGAATTTAATAAAATGTATGAAACAATGTGTAATGACTTTGAAAGTGAAAGAGAATATTGGTTTTATGAATTAAAAAAAGGATTAGAACCATATACTAATAAAGCAAGTTGGATTCATAGAGTTGTTCAATTATTAAATAAATGAAACAAAAAATATTAATAGCAGGTTGTTCATTTTCTACCGATAAACCGGGTGTAAAATCTTGGAGTAGTTATTTTGATGAAACTAAATTTGATATTACTAATATAGCAAAAGATGGTTCTGGTAATTTAGTTATTAGAAGAAGTGTCGAAGAAATATTAGAAAAAGAAAAATTTGATTATTGTATAATTCAATGGAGTACAATAGATAGGTGGGATTATCCATCTACATTTGGTGGAGAAATGGGTAATTCTATTCGATATTATTATAATGGTTCAAACCCTAAAGATGGTAGAAGACATTTTTACAACAATTATTATTCAAGATATGGTGCATTTGTAGATACATTAGAAAACATATTATTTTTACAATATACATTAAAAAGATATAATATACCATATACAATGTGTTCATTGGCAAATTTAGAAGAATTGGATTTAGATTTAAAAATATTTAATAAAATAGTTAGTAGTAACGGAAATTATAATGATATTAAAATTAATAATGTTTTAGATACATTAGAAAATACAGCAGAATATCCTAACAATTTAAATTTTTTATTAAAATCAATAGATTATTCTAAATTTAAGTTTTCAACACCAATTAATAAATACTTTGGCGGTGGTATGATAGAATGGATAAATACAAATAATCTTAAACTTAGTAAAGATTATAATTTTCATTTTTCATCTGAACAAAACCAACTATTTTTTAATGATTATATACAAACAATATTTAAATGAGTAAAGAAATACACATAATAGCAGCCGGAGATTCTTTTTCATATAATACTCAATCTAATATAAAAGATTTTGGAAGATTACAAGACCTATTATATAGTAATAATTCTAATTGGTATAATTTTTTAGAATATCATTTATTAAAAAACAGATATAATCCAACATTTTATTATTTAGCTACACCATCATTTGGGAATCAATTAATTATAGATTCAGTATTAGAACAATTAAATATTTTATTAGAATCTAATATAGATAAAAATAATATACAAATATTTGTACAATTTACATATTTTGCAAGAAATCTAGCATCATTACCAACTAACTATATAAAAACGGATGAACAAAGGAATGATTATTTCCCTATAATTGAAAACATAGAAAATTATGATGAAGTAATAGTTAAAAATTTAAATAAAATATATAACTTAGCAAAACATTTGGAATCATTAGATATTAAATTCAAATTCTTTTTTCAAGAAAACCTATTTACAAATGATGAATATGAAGTATTTGAAATTAAAAAATTAATTAATAAACTTAAACCATATTTTTTATATAATAATGAAAATACATTATCAGGAATGGCAGAAAATTATATAATTAAAAATAGTAAAAATATTCTTTCTGCTTATTTATCAACTTATGATTTTCATTTTACATCAATTGTACATTATCATTGGTATATTGATAAATTATTACCATTGTTTGAATTTAACAAAATTGAAATAATTGATAAAATGTTTTTAAAAGATTATAGACTTAGATTAGAAAGTAAATTTTTAAATAATGATAACAAATAAAAATTACATAAAAGAATTTATAACTAACAACCAAGAATTTAATGAAGTTGGTGAAGAAGTTTTAAAAAATGTTCCATATCGTTGGTCACATGGTGCAACGGATGACCACTTAGGTGATGGCCTTATTATATATTCTCTAATTCAATATATGAGAGCAAAAGTATGTGTATGTTTAGGAAGTGGTGGTGGTTTCATTCCACGTATTATGACACAGGCCAGAATTGATTTACATTCACAAAATATATTTGAAGGTGATGCTAATTATAATTGGGGTGATATAGGAACAACGTATATAGTAGATGCAATGAATGGTATTGGGGGTAATGTAAGTTGGTTTAACGAAGAAAGTTTTTATAGGAGATTATTTCAACCTAGAATTATTAGTGATACAACATCAAATGCATTTCATAATCATTTTGTATTAAATGATATTAAGATTGATTATTTGCATATCGATGCTGGGCATTCATATGAAAATGTAAAAGAAGATTTTGAATTATATTCTCAGTTAATGAGTGAGAATGGTATTATATCAATTCATGACACAGATCCTAATTATGCAGATAAATACATAGTGACAAATGAGGTTAAAGATAGGGGTGATTTTGATGATTGGCAAGGACCTATACAATTAGCAAAAGAAATAGATACGGATAAATGGCAAGTTTTTGATTTATTTAATTTTGGTATAATTAAGAACAAACCAGCATCAACTGGATTAACATTAGTAAGAAAAAAATAGTTATGAAAAAAATTAAAAGATTAGTTACAGTAACAGGAAGTAGAACAAATACACTTTGGCATATGCTAAATCATTATAAAGATATAGTAGATGAAATGTGTATTGTTGTATATGAATGGGATGGGTTAAGTACATATAGTGCTGTACAAAAAATAGCTTTACAATTTCCAAATGCAAAAATAATTCGTAGAGAAACTAAAGAAAAGTTTAATTGGGAATATGTTACAAAACTTTATAATGATGCAAAACGATTATATCCTAACGATTGGTGGATAGTATCAGATGATGATGAATTTCATATATACTCAAAAGAGTTAGACACATTAATTGAAGAATGTGAAGAAAACGGATGGGATTTAATTAGAGGTGGATTTATTGATAGATTGGGTGATGATGGTACATTTCCTATTATAAAAGCAGATGAAGATATATTCAAACAATTTCCATTAGCAGGATTTTTTAGATACCCTATGAGTGATGCATGTCCAAACAAAGTATGTGTTATGAAAGGATATGTAGAATTAACAAACGGACAACACTACGCAATATTAAATGGTGAAGATACTTGGAGATGGAAAGGTTGGTCACATCCTTTAATAGCACCATATGAAACACATAATGTACAAGTTCATCATTTTAAATGGGATAGTACTTGTGTAGATAGAATTAAAGCAGTAGCGGATATTAAAGAAAAATATGCATACTCAGAAGAATATTTAAAAATGTATAATGCACTTAGAAAAACCAATTTTGAAGTTGATATTATAAACAAAGAATATATGATTGAAAATATTGGAGTATGGGATTATAAACAATGGGATAAATTATTTAAAAAAATAATATCAATATAATTTGGTATTGCAAAATAAAAAGTATATCTTTATAAAAATACATATGTTATGACAGACGAACAATTATTATTAGAAACTAGAAAAATTAAAGCATTAGAAAAAATTGCTAACTCTTTAGATGCACTTACAATTTGGTTTGAAGAAATCGATAAAAAAGAATGGAGTGATAGAGCACAATACTATTTAGCAGAATGGTATAAAACTACTCCACAAGCTAAGGGTGAATAATTATGCATAAATTAGGTATTATAGTACCATATAGAGATAGACCTGAACAACTTTTAGTTTTTAAAAAATCTTTAACTCAATTCTTACAAGATAAGAATATACAATATGAATTAATTGTAGTTGAGCAAGATGATGCAAAAACATTTAATAGAGGTAAGTTATTGAATATTGGGTTTATGTATGCAAAAAGAACACAATGTGATTATGTTGTATTTCATGATGTCGATATGATACCACTAGAGGCAGATTATTCTTACTCACCACATCCAATACATTTAGCATCTACCTTTGTATCTACATCAAAAGAATTTAATAGAATTTTATTTGATGAATATTTTGGTGGAGTAACAATGTTTCCTAGTTCTATATTTGAAGCAATTAATGGTTACTCTAACGAATATTGGGGATGGGGATATGAAGATGATGATTTATTACATAGATGTAAGGAGTTCAATGTATCTTTGAATAAAAAAGAAATACCACAACCAGGAAGTAATACAGCAGCATTAAAATTTAATGGACACAATTCATATGTAGAATGTAAGAATGTAATAGAACCAACAGATTGTTATACTATATTTGCATCATTTTTTCCTAATCAATTACATTGTAATCCAGACACATATGATGATACATTTTCAGTATTAAGTGTGCCTGGTTTAGATTTAAATATTAATTTTAATTCATATTCACGATACAATTTTGAAATATATGATGAATCGGAAAATATCAATTACATTAACTCCGATATCAAACCAAACTATAAAACTAATATTGTAGCTACAATTAATCCAGATACTAGAGAAATTAAAATGTATCAGGATGGTGAATTAGTTGCTAAAAAAATAATGGATGATAATGTATTTAATTATCGTAGACAAACAAAATTATATTTAGGTGCAGGAGATCCAAAGAGAGATGAAACCAATAAATACTTTCAGGGATTAATCAATTCAGTTGCAATATATAATAAAATTTTAGATGATGATGAAATTAAAGAAATAGCAAATAATAAATTCTTTGGTTTAACACAAAACTTTGGAAACTATAAATCTGCGGATAATTTAAAACTATGTTACGATGCTAAGTTTATAAAATCATATCATTTAATTGATTTAAGTGGAAATAGAAACGATGGAAAGATAATGAATTGTGAAGTTGTAGGATATCAAATAGAAGATACTAAACCTATTTATATACCACACAGACGAGAATCAACTTTTAAATTAATTCCACACGAAGAAAATGGTTTCGTAAATGGTTCTTGGAAAAATATAACAACTAGATATAATCAATTACGATACATAAATGAAGTAGCAACCGGTCACAAAAATACAAAGCATGATGGGTTATCTAATTTAACATTTAAAGAATTGAATAGAGCTAAAATTGAAAATCAAACACATATAGTAGTATCAATATGAGTCATAAATTAGGAGTGTGTGTTCCATATAGAAATAGAGAAAAACACTTAAAAGAATTTTCACCACATTTACATAAGTTTCTTACCGAAAGAGGTATTGAACATAAAATATATTTTGCCCATCAAGTTGATGATAAATTATTCAACAGAGGTAAGATGAAAAATATTGCGGCAAAGCATGCATTTGATGATGGGTGTGATTATATTGTATGGCATGATATAGATATGGTACCAGAAGATGATTCTTGTGATTATAGTTACAATCCTGAGAACCCAAAACATTTAGCAGTAAGAATATCTCAAACAGATTATAACCTCAAATATGAGGAGTATTTCGGTGGTGCAGTACTATTCACAAAAGAACAAGTAGAGGCTACAAATGGTTACTCAAATGATTATTGGGATTGGGGAATGGAAGATGATGATTTATTTTGGAGATGTGTATTGACGGGTAATGCAGAACAACATTATTTACCAGAAATTAAAAATCAAAAATATGGTTACTTTGATGGAATAAAATCATATGCTAGAATAGATACATCCCGTTCAATTAGAAATCTTTGTTCACGTTCACATACGGTTTCAGTATTAGTAAGAGCACATCAACAAGAGGAAAAAGTTCCTATTTATTTAATCGGTGATGAAAATAGAAGATTTTGTGAATATCCTATCTTAAGAAGACCAGGACATGATTGGGGTATATCATACAATAATAGTAGAGCATTTACTTCTATGTTATGGAATCACGAAGCTCAATTTTTGTATTTATGGGCAAAGAGATATGAACAACAATGGACATGGGTAACCCTATCAGTTGATGACACAAAAAAAGAAATTTCTCTATATATTAATGGAAAGAAAAGTGATGCAAGATTTGGAACAGGTGCAACATCTCCACTAGAGTACGAAGGCTTTTTAAAACGATATGGTGAAGAAGCGTATTATATTGGAACAACCACATCCGTAGGAACAAACGCGGTTAATAGATGGTTTAGAGGTGATATTGCAAAAGTTATGATGTGGAATAGATGTTTAAACGAAGATGAGATATTACAATTTCCAAATGATATGTTATTAAGTTATGATTTTGGTGCAACAGAAAAAAATAAATTAATAGATTTAAGTAATAATGGAAATCATGGTAAATTATTTAGAGTAGATATAAAGGAAGATGATAGTTTGAAAATTCATAATACTATCTTACCTTTCCGTAGAGATGGTAAGTTTAAATGTTTACCACACAAAACAGAAGGATTAATTACAGTTGGTGGAGTTGATAAATGGGCAAAGGGTGAAACAACTGCTCGTAATGAAAAACGATACGTGTTGGAAATGCAGCAGGGTAAACACAATTGGAAAAATGATGGTATGAATAATTTGGAATATGAACTTATATCAATAGAAGATATAGGTAACAATTCCGTAATGATAAATTGTAAAGCATAATGGCAAGTTATGAAAAATTTGAAAAAGTAAGAGCACAACTAAATGAGGTTGGTGTTGGGTTTTGTTTAGCTAAATGGATGCAGGTAACAATGCATTTACATATAGGTCACAATCATTCATGTCACCACCCTATGACTCACGCCATTTCAACAGATGAAATTAAGAGAGATCCATCGGCACTTCACAACACTCGTTTTAAGAAATCAAAACGAAGAGAAATGTTGAATGGTGAAAAACCTAAAGAATGTGATTATTGTTGGGGTGTAGAAGATAGTTCAAATCAATTTAGTGATAGAACATTTAAATCATCTGAACCATGGGCATATCCACATTTAGAAAAGATTAGAGAAAGTAATTGGAGAGATAATATTAATCCTTCATATGTAGAAGTTTCATTCAGTAATGCATGTAATTTTGCCTGTTCATATTGTGCACCACCATTCTCAACAAAATGGATGGAAGAAATTGAACAACATGGTGGATATCCAACATCCGATAATTTTAACGGATTACAACATTTTGTAGGTAGTGGTAGAATACCAATACCACAAAATCAACATAATCCATATGTTGAAGCATTTTGGAAATGGTGGCCGGAGCTATATAAAGATTTATATACATTCAGAATTACCGGTGGTGAACCTATGATGCATAAAGATACAATGAAAGTATTAGATTACATTATTGATTCACCCAACCCAAACAAAAATTTATGTTTAAGTATTAATTCAAATTTAGGTGTACCGGAAAGTTTATACCAAAAATTCAGAGAAAAATTTAAAATTATTTCTGAAAGAGGGTTGGTAAAAGAATTAATCATTTACACAAGTTGTGATGGTTATGGTGCACAGGCAGAATACGGAAGACATGGTTTGGTGTATAATCAATTAATGGATAGAATAGATGATTTATGTGAATACATACCTAGATTGACAGTAGATATTATGAGTACATATAATGTATTATCAGTACCTTCTTACAAAAAATTAATTACGGATGTGTATTCATTAAAAGCAAAACATACAAACGCACTAAGATATTATAGACAACCATTATTATTAGATAGTTCATATTTAAGATATCCAAATCATCAATCTATTAAAATTTTAGATAAAGAATGGTCGCAAGAAATATGGGAACAGGCACAATTAGTTGAATTTTATGAAATGTTAAGAGAGGATGTAAACTGTTACGGATTTAGTGATGTTGAAATTGTTAAGATTAGAAGAATATATGATTATTTTTCATCTATTGATGATGAAGATAGAATGGCACACAGAAAAGATTTTTATAAATTTTTTACTGAACATGATAAACGTAGAGGAACTGATTTTTGTAAAACCTTTCCTGAATTGGAAGAATTTTTTCACAAATGTAAAGAAATGAAATAATGGAACTATTTGAATTTAAAGATACTTTTTGTGTTAGTTTATTTAAAGAAACTAAATATAACACATCATTAAAACCAAATCTATTAGCAGATTTATTTCAACATTCATTCAAAATACAATGTAAATTTGTAGCAGAAAATAATGGAAAACCACAATGGATTTTTTCCAAACAAGGAATAGTTAATAGTGGTTGTTATATAGATGGTAATAATATAATATTTACATTAGCATCAACTACAAATGGCATGGACTTTTTTAATAGTCAAGCCCAATTATTATTTGATTTTGAATACGATACATTATGTAAAGTTGAATACGAAATTAATGTAAATACAAAAGAATTCATAGTATCAGTAAATGATAAAATTAGAAAAATGAATTTTGAGGGTGATATAAGTGATTATTCAAATGTACCATTGTGGATAGGAACATCAAATCCATTTTTAGAAAGCAAAAATTATTTTAATGGAAAAATATCGGAATTTATAGTTTCAAATAATGATGGTATAATTACCGATTTAGATTTCACAAATGTAAATAGATTTAAAGTGTGGGATAAAAGTGGCAATGGTAATTTTGCATATATTGAAGAATTTATGAATAAAACAATTCAAATTAAATTAAATAAATTATTAGCAGGAAATTCATTAGAAGCAAAAGATATTAAAAATGTAAATAAAACTATTATATAATGAAAATATTAATAACAGGTGGAGCAGGATATTTAGGTTCAGTAATAACTGAAAAAATGTTAAAAGCAGGACATAGTGTTACTTCTATTGATAACTTATCATTTAAACAATTATCACCACTACAATTTACATCAAATCCAAATTATAATTTTATTTATGGGGATGTAAGAAATGTGGATTTTTTAAAACATCAAGTTGGGTTACATGATGTTATCATTCCATTAGCAGCAATCGTAGGTTTTCCAGCATGTAAAGCGGACCCTAAATTAGCGTGGGAAGTAAATTATACACAAATAGAAACTATATTAGATTCAATTGGTGATGAACATATTATATTATACCCAAATACAAATAGTGGATATGGTATTGGTGAAGGACAAACAGAATGCACCGAAGAATCACCTTTAAATCCAATATCAGTTTATGGTGAAAGTAAATGTGCAGCCGAAAAATTATTGTTAGAATGTAGTTCAGCAATATGTTTTAGATTAGCAACTGTTTTTGGAACATCAACTAGAATGAGAACCGATTTATTAGTAAATGAATTTGTTTACAAAGCAATGACAGATAAATACATTACGGTATTTGAAAAACATTTTAAGAGAAACTTTATTCATATTCAAGATGTAGCAAATGTATTTTTATGGGCATTGAATAACTATGAAACGATGAAACATAATGTATATAATGTAGGATTAAGTAATGCAAATTTAAGTAAACAAGAATTATTAGAAAAAATACAACAATATATTCCAGATTTTGCAATTAGTTATTCTGATTTTTATGAAGATCCGGATAAGAGAGATTATATTGTATCAAATGCAAAAATAGAAAAAACGGGTTGGAATCCAGAGTATAGTTTAAATGATGGTATTAAAGAATTGATGAAAACTTATCAGGTATTAATTCCTAGACTTTCATTTGAATTTAGAAACGGATTTCCATTAGGTTACTCACAAACATTCTAATATGGCAGAATTTGTATATGCAAAAAAAGGTGATGAAACATTTCAAGAATATAGAGACAGAGCAATAAACTCACTATCTAATTCTTTTTGTGGAGCAAAGTGGTATAATGCAACTATATGGTTAAATATGGGACAAACTACTTCATGTCATCATCCACCTGCACATAAAATACCATTAGAAGAATTAGAAAAATCATATAAAGCATTACACAATACGAACTACAAAAAAATGGTTCGTAAAGAAATGATGCAAGGTATTAGACCTAATGAGTGTGAGTATTGCTGGAAGATTGAAGATTTAGGACCAGATAAAGTAAGTGATAGAGTTTACAAATCGGTAATCTATACTGATGAAGAATTAATAGAAGCAAAGAATGAATTGGGATATACCAAAGATGTTGATTTAAAAACATTAGAAATCAGTTTTGATGCTAATTGTAATTTTGCATGTTCATATTGCAATGCTTCATTCAGTACAACTTGGCAAACGGATATTAAAACAAATGGTGCATACCAAAATTTAGTAACCGATGGTGCTGGAGCATTTCACCACGCCGGCGATGATGCAATGATGTATGGTAAAGATAATAAAGATAATCCATACGTTGAAGCATTTTGGAAATGGTGGGAAGGTGAGTTACAACATTCATTAAGAGAATTAAGAGTTACGGGTGGTGAACCTACAATGAGTAAAGATTTTTGGAAGTTAATGGATTGGTGGGAAAAAAATCCTAATTGTGATGTACACTTTGCAGTTAATTCAAACTTAGGGCAAAAGAAAGAGTTGGTAGATAGATTAATCAAAGCAACTCATAACTTTAAATCGATTGATATTTACACATCAAATGAAAGTTTTGGTAAGCATGCCGAATATATTAGAGATGGTTTAAAATGGGAAGTATGGAGAGAGAATGCAGAAAGAATGATTAGAGATGGTAACTTAAGAACATTCAATGTAATGATGACAATTAATGCATTATGTATTTTTAGTATTACCGATTTCTTAGATGAGATGAATAAATTAAGAGAAAAGTATATTCATAAAACATCAGTATTAATGACACTTAATATTTTACGTTTTCCATCATTTCAATCAGTTAGTACACTATCTGAAGAAGTACGTCTAGAAAGAGCAGAACACCTTCAAAATTGGGTTGAAAACTTTGTTAAGAGTAAACCTTCATATTACAATGATACTGACCTATGGGGGTTAGTAAATCAAATATATAGATTGTGTGAATATCTTAGAGAAGTAACACAAGGACATAGATTTGCATCTGATTTGAGAAGTAGACAAAGAGATTTTAAATCTTTTTATTTACAATATGATGAAAGACGTGGTAAGAATTTTATGGAAACATTTCCTGAAATTGCAGATTGGTACGATGGACTTAGACAAAATAGATTAACTGAAACAACTGAAATTAAAAAGGTTAGGGGTGATGAAAATAATCCGTATATTAAAAATTATGTAGTTACCGATGAATTAGAAAACGATATAATAAAACATTTGAACGATGAGCAATAAATGGGATGAGTTTCAAATTACTCCATCAAAGAAATTTGGTTATGAAGTACCAACATATACTCCATCAATTTATAGAGAATATAGAGGTGAAATATTTACAACGTTTCATTCGGGTGAACATCCTGTTATGCAAAAAATAGGTGAAGGAAACGAAGTGCATGGTAGATTCTCAAAATCATATAAAGGTGTATTAAGAGGATTGCATTACGATAATAAGACTTGGAAATTAGTTCAAGCGGCGGTTGGAGATATTTACCTAATTGTTTTGGATATGCGAAAAAATAGTCCTACCTTTGGGGAGTGGGAATCTTTTATGATAACTGAGAAAGATAGAAATCAAGTATTAGTTCCGCCAGGTTTTGCAAATGGACACTATGCATTAACTGATTGTATGTTTCATTATAACCTATTTTACAAAGATGGTTATGTTGATGCAGATGAGCAAGGTGTTGTTAAATGGAACGACCCAGAATATCAAATGGATTGGCCAACGAATAATCCAATATTACAAAAAAGAGATAGATGAAAATATTAATATTATATGTACCACGTAGTGGAACTAATTCAATATCGGAGTATTTTTTAAGACAAAATCCCAATTATCAATATTTTAATCAACCATTTACTCGTTACAAAGAAACTGGAATTAAAAAAACAAAATACGAAGAATGTATCAAATATGAAAATGTTTTGGTAAAAAGTGACATATATAATTTTAGTTTGTTAAAAATTAGTAAAGAAAAAATTATAAATGACTTTGATAAAGTGTTATTAATATCTAGAAAAAACAAAAGAGAACAGTCCATTAGTTCTATTACTGCACAACATAATAAAAATTTTTTAGATAAAACCAAAAGAAAATATCACTTAGCTGGCATAACTAAAGAGATGATAAAAGAACAGGAAGAAGAGTTTGTATCTTTGGAAAATGTATTATTTGAATTAAAAGACCCATTATTTCGTTCTTTTTATTATGAAGATTTATTTTATGAAGATTTTTCTGAATTATTTGATTATTTAAATATTACTCATATCGATGAAGATTTTAAAAATATTTTAGATAAAAGTAATAAATATAATATAGGATATCATCCTAGTAAAACCAACAAAACAATACTTTAAATTAAACATTCAAAAAAGACAAATGATAGAAAATTTAGAAAAATATCCAATTGTATCTGAAGCTAGATTTACAAAGGATGACTTAGTTAAGTACGAAAGAATGATTGCAGACCATTGGGAAGCAGGTAAAATTAAAGGACCGGTGCATCTTAGTGGTGGTAACGAAGAGCAACTTATTGAAATTGGCAAAAGAATTAAAGATACAGATTGGGTATTTTCAACCTGGCGTTCTCATTATCACGCACTAATTAAAGGTGTTGACCCTAAATGGTTAGAAGACGAAATTTTAGCAGGTAGAAGTATTACAATTGTTAGTGAAGAACAAAAATTCTATGCAAGTGCAATAGTTGGTGCAATCATACCAATAGCAACGGGTGTAGCAATAGCAAATAAAAGAGATGGTAAAGATGATAAAGTATTTTGTTTCATAGGTGATATGGCCTTTGAGACTGGTGGATTTTATGAAATGCACAAATACGCAGTTAGATATGATTTACCAATTGTATTTGTAGTTGAAGATAATGGAGTATCAACAAACACACCAACCGAAGCAACTTGGAATGGTGAAAAAAGAGAAGCACCATCGGAAAAAGTTATTTGGTATTCATATGAAAAAGAATGGCCGCATTACGGAACAGGTAAATGGGTAATATTTTAATGAAAAAAATAAATTTTATATACGAATATGAAGTAGATGGTGTAATATTTCCTAATGGATTAACTGAGGATGCATATAAAAGTACACTTAAACAAATAGAACTACATGGTGTTTCTACTAATGAATTCTTTACAAGAGGATTTACAGATCATCATAATGTTATAAACTTATCATCAAAACATAAAAATATAACTTTTAATATTTTTTACACAAGAACTATTAGAGAAAATATATTAGAGAGTTTTACAAAAATAAATGATAAACAATATACATTTGAATACGAAGGAGAAAACTTTGAAATAAATTTAGTTCCATTTAATCGTATAAATCCAAATGAAAGAAACTTTTATCCTATAAACTTGTTTGGAAACGAAGATTTTTTATTTCAAACACCATCAATAACAGTAACCGATGTAGTAGAAATACAATCCAATCAAAGACCGTTATTAAATTTAAATTCTGAAATTATAAGAGCAACTAGTTTAGGTCATTTAGATATAATAATTTCTACATTTCATGAGGGTGGTGTTCATTATGAATCTTTTTTTGAAAAAATTTATAATAGTTGTAAAGAATTAGATATAAATCCAAAACAAATACATTATGCAAATGCAGATCATAATGTGAATTTAAAACATGATTTATGGTGTAAAGAACATAATATTACTGAAAAAATTAATTGTAACTTTGTAGATTATTTATTTAGTTTAGCGTGTAGTGCATATTCACACAATCCATATGATGGTGATATTTTAAATTATGAAGGGGAAAGAGAAAAGAATTTTTTAATGTTTAATCGTTCAGTATTCAAAGACCATAGATTTTGGTATTTATCCGAATTAGAAAAGAACGGTGTGTTAGATGATTGTTTATATTCAATGATATTTCCATATGATAGAGAAATAGAAAGAGGACAAGATGGATATAGAGGGTTCCCTACATTTACAACTGAACAAGAGTTTGCAGATAATATGAAATGGATGCAGGCAATTAAAGATAAGGGTGTTATTAAAATTGATAATATAGACACATTTGATGATTCTACTTATTACGCAAATGGAAAGAGAGTTCATTATGGTTGGATTGATTGGGTAAAACCAACATTTGATCCATCTTTTTTAAGAACATATATGACATTACTTACTGAATCCGCATTTACATCATGTCAAGTTTCTGAAAAAGGAGTTAAGGCATTAAGATATTTTCATCCGTTTATTGCAGTTGCAGGACCATTATATTTAGAAATGTTAAAAGAAAAAGGATTTAAAACATTTGATAAATATTTTGATGAAAGTTATGATAAAATATTCGATCATAGAGAAAGAATGAAAGCGGTAGTAAAATTAACAACCGAACTAAACGATAAGAAAAAATTACATAAAATATTTATGGATAGTAAAGAGGAAGTAATACATAACTCAAATTTATGTAAAACATATTCAGGCGAACAATCTATAAAAAAACTATATAGTTCAATTTTTGAAAAATGAAAGTAATTAATTTTTATATGGAAAATTGGATAGGGGATAATTTAATACCTCTACCAAATGGTGTAAAAGAATTTGATTTTAATAATCAAGTAGTTAAAAATAATTGTAATAAAATATTAGATACACTTAGAGATACACAAATACAATCTAGTTATAACGAAATATTTTTAAGAGCACATTACAGAATCCCAAATTATGCGGTAGCATTTGAACATAAAGATTTAAAAATAGTATTAACAAATAAACCTAAATTAGAAGGTGCTAGTGAAAATTATTATTTAGTTACACCAAAAGTACATATGGAAGATTTAAATGAATACTTACCACACTATGATACTATTTTAGAAAAAGGTAATAAAATATTGTTTATAAGTTTTCATGAATCAGGATATTATCCTAAATTTTATAAGTGGATAAATGAAAACAAATATCATAATCAAATTTATACAATTACACCTTGTTATAATATTAATGAATTTGCAAAAGGAAATCATATATTTTTTAGTTTTTTAACATATGATTTAGACCATAATTTTAAAAATGATGGTAGTATATTTAGTGTGTGTAATAGAGAATTATATGAAAATACTATAAAAGAAAAATTAATATTATCATTTAATAGAAATGTAAAACGAAATCATAGATTTTGGTTTTATAATTTTTGTAGAGCAGAAAATATAATACATGATAATAATATATCGTTTTTAGAATTTCCATACGAACATGTAGAACACTATCCTACTATGGGAATTAAAGAATTAGAAGAATATAAAAAAGTATTTATAGAAGAAGGCATACATGAAGAAATTTCGGTAGATGTTAGAAAGGATGATCCGGGATATGTAGAAAACCTTTTACATAATTGGAATAATGATGCATGGTTATATGCAGAAACTTTATTCTCAATCGTATTAGAAACTAAATATTTTGAGAGAGACATAATGATATCAGAAAAAGTACTAAGACCTATTGCAAACTGTCATCCATTTATTGTGTTAGGTCCTAGACATACTACAAAAATTTTAGAAGATATGGGATTTTATGTACCACCTTTTTTAGATTATGAATATTTAGATAAAGAACAATATCCAGCTTTAAGATTGGTAAAGACATTTGAAGAAATAAGAAAACTACTTAAATACTTTGAAGTTAATAAAAAATTACCTAACTTTGATATGGATAGAATTGAACAAAATCAAAAATTACTTTTATCATTTGATAGAAACGATGTATTCCATAGTGTATACTCAAAATTAATAGAAACAAAAATAATATAATGAAAAAAGTTTTAATAACAGGTTGCAGTGGTTTGGTAGGAATACACTTAGTAAAAAAATGTTTAACGGCCGGGTATGAAGTAGTGGGTGTTGATATAAGACATTCAGAAAATCTACCAACATCAGAAAAATTTACATTCTATGAAATGGATTTAACAATAGAAGATAATGTTAAAAATCTTTTCTTTTATGAAACACCTGATGCAGTATTCAATTGCTTCGGTGTTAAAGGTTCTCCATTGAGAGCAAAAGAAAAGCCAGTAGATTTCTTATATCCATCATTTAAAATTAATACCGAAATTATTAACCAATGTGCAACAAATAATATTTGGTTAGTATTTGTAAGTTCAGTAGGAGTATACGCACCAGCAGAAACATTTGTAGAAGATAGTGTGTGGAAAACATTACCATCTGAAGCAGACTGGTTTCCAAGTTGGAGTAAGAGAATGGGAGAAGTTTTATTAGAAGCATGTAAAGTTCAATACAACTATACAAATTGGGCAATCATAAGACCGGCAAACATCTTTGGTGAGTATGATAATTTTGATGGAACAGGAACAGTAATTGCAACTCAATGTAAGAAAGTGTTTGAAGCTAAAAATGAAATTGAAGCGTGGGGAGATGGAACACCAATAAGAGATTTCGTATATGCTGGTGATGTTGCAAATGCAATATTATCTTTGTATGAAAAACAAACACATACTACTATTAACTTTGGAGCAGGTGAAGAAATTACAATCAAATCAATGATTGAACAATTAATAAAAATTAGTGGTAAAAACATTAGTATTAAGTGGGATACAACAAAACCAAATGGTGATATGAGAAGACAGATGGATACTACAAAACAAAAAGAATTGGGATTGTTACCTATATTGGGATTTAATGAAGCATTAAAAATTACATATGATACCTATTACACAAAAAGAAATAGATAAAGAAACCGAATATTTGGAAAAACAAAAAGCATTATTAAAAGCAGAAAGAGAAAAAATAATGCAAGAACGTAGTAAAATTTACTATGATAGAAAACAACTAGATCAGGAACAGCTAGAACTTAATAATGAAAGAATTAGAATTGATAATCTGAGAGCAAATTTTAGTAAAGAACTTAAAAAAGTTAATGTTGAATTTGAAAATGCTAAAAAAGAAGAAATTCTTAAATTAAAAAAATCAAAAGAAGATGAAGTAACATTTTTAGAATCCGAATTACAAAAAGAAAGAAGTAGATTAGATAAATTTAGAAAACAACTTGAAACTGATATGATTCAGGCTAATTTAGTAATTCGTGAAAAAGTTAAGAAAGATTTAGATAATTTATTAGAAAAAGATAGATTACAATTAGATAAACTAAGAGCAGAAATTGCAGAACAAATAGCAATTGAAGAAATAAAATTAAATGATATAAAAAGAAAAAACTTAATATGATAAATAAAGATTCAAAAATCCTAATTACAGGTGGTTCTGGATTAGTCGGACAGAACTTAACAAACCGATTACACAAAGAGGGTTACACAAACATTAGAGTTAATTTACACAAAAGAGGTGTAAGAACTCAAATAGAAGGTGTAGAGTATGTTCACTTTGATTTAAAAACATACGAAGGGTGTTTAGATGCAACCAAAGATGTAGATGTAGTATATCATTGTGCAGCAAGTACATCAAACGCAGTAGATACAGTAGTTGACCCATTGGCACATGTTACACCAAACGTAGCAATGAATAATTTCTTAATTGATGCCAGTTGGAGAAATAAGGTTCAACATTACATCTTCTTATCATCTAATACAGTTTATCCACCAAAAGGAGATAAGCCCGTAGTGGAGACCGATTTCCTATTTGATGAACCATATCCTGTATACTTCCCTGTGGGTTGGATGAAAAGATATGCAGAAGTTCAATGTGAATTATATGCAAAGTATTTACCCGTTAAAATGAAATGTACGGTTATTAGACCTGCAAATTTATTTGGACCACATGATAAATACGATTTTAATAAATGTCATGTTACTCCGGCAACTATTAGAAAAGTAGCAGATAAGATGGATCCAATTCCGGTATGGGGTGATGGTAGTGAATTAAGAGATTTACTTTACATTGAAGATTTTGTTGAAGCGTTGCAAATAGTAATGGAAAAAGAAACCGAAGATTATCAAGTATACAATATTGGTTCTAATAGAGTATATTCCGTATTAGAAGTATTAGAGGCAATGAAACGAATTGCAAACTTTGATGCACCAACTGAATTTATTAAAGGTAAACCATCTATGATACCAACTCGTAAGATAGATTCATTTAAAATTTATGATAACTTAGGATGGCAAGCAACTACATCATTAGAAGATGGATTGCAAAATGCATATGAATGGTACTTAGAACATAAATCAGAATTTGAAAACTAATGAAAGGTATTCTATTTGCAGGTGATAGTTTTACTTGGGGAGAAGGATTACATTTTTATTCTGATTTACCTGATATAGATTATAATGAAGAAAGCTTTAATAATTGTGGATATACACCCGCACATAAAGATTGGATTAATGCTAATAGGTTTTCTAGAAAAGTTGCAAATCATTTTGAAACATTTGATTTAGTAAGATATCATAATGGGGGAAATAATAATGAAATATTTGATTTTATAGATAATATAGAAAAAGTATATGCAGACAGATATGCAGATACACAAAATTCTACACATAGAATGTTTACATATAAAATGATTGATTTTGATTATATAGTAGTGCAACTTACCGATATGTTTAGAGCAAAGATTGAATTTATTCATAATGGTATAATAAAAAAATGTAATATACGATCTGAAGTTTCTATTAAAGAAACTGAATTTGATAAATATTTGCAAGAAATACATAATAATGATATAAACAAATTTATAGATATTTTTTTAGATGATTTTGCAAAAATGGTTGAAAAAAAATTTAAACAATATGAATCTATGGGTGTAAAAAAATGTTTAATACATACTTGGCAAAATGAATTAATACCATATATTAAAAATAATTCATTTTTAAACGATAGATTTATAGAATATAATGTAAACGGAATTACATTTAGTTCAATATGGGATCTACAAAGTAGAAAGGATAGACCAAATGGTATGGCAATTTCGGATGATCAGTATTTTCAAAAAATAGGAAAAAAAATAGTAAATGGACATACTTCATTAAGAGCACACAAAATACAAGCAGAAGCAATTATCAATAAAATAGAAGAAATAGAAAAACAAATTATATGGCAAACCCAGAATACACACCCTATAAAGACGAATTAACATTAGCAATGACAAATTTAGCAGAATTAGAAGATTCTGTGTTCATTGGCCAACAAATAGTTTATCAAGGTAATCCTATGAGTACTACATTAGGAGGAGTTCCTAAAGATAAAATGATTGAAGTTCCTGTAATGGAAGAATCTCAAATGGGAATGAGTTTAGGAATGGCTATGGCAGGTAAAAGAGTTATTACATTCTACCCTAGATGGGATTTCATTATATGTGCAACAAATCAATTAGTGAATCATGTTGATAAGATTGGTTTAATGAGTAATGATAAATGGAAACCAAACTTAATTATTAGATTGGGTAAAGGTTCGGATAAACCAATTGATCCAGGTCATCAACATAGAGGAAATTATTTTGAAGAGTTTAAATCACTTTGTCCTAATATAGAATTTCACGATTTAAAAACACCTATTGATATTGAATTAGCTTACAAATATGCAACAAAAGAAGGTGGTATACATGTATTAGTTGAATATCCAGAGTTATATTATGTATAAAGGAAAGGGTATTATATTTACAGGATGTTCATTTACATGGGGTGGTGGTTTGGAATATTATGCCCCATTTAAAGATATCCCAAATCCATATGATTTTCAATACGATGAACAAAAAATTACATTTGCAATAATGAATTTTATTAAAGCAAATCGTTTTAGTAGATTAGTTGCAAATCATTTTGAAATGTGGGAAGTAAATAAATTAACGTGTGGAGGTTCAGATGAAGCTTCCATTAATTTTTTAAAAAATTGCTTTTCATTAGATAATACTAAAGATAGTGTTAAAACGATTGATAAACATTATGAAAATATTAGGCATCAGCGATTTTCAACAGATGAAATTGAATATGTTATATTTCAATTAACACACCCACTTAGAACTTATAATATTAATTTAAAAAATCAAAAATCCGCATCAGACGATTTTAATAATTGGGAAGAAATGGAAAATCATTTTATTTCAAAAAATTTACAAGATGTAATTGAAATATTTAAACAATTAGAAGAAATGGGAATAAAATGTAAATTGTGGAGTTGGCATGCTGATTATGTAAATTTTATAAAAAATGATGAATATTTATTCAATAAATTTATTAAACTTAAATATGATGATAAAGAATTTGATTGTTTATACGATTTATTAGAAGTATATCCAAAATTTAGAATAAGAACATCTGGATTTCGTTTGAATGGTAAAGAAATACCAGATGATCATCAAACAATTGAATGTCATAAAGTAATTGCAGATAGCATTATATCATATTTAAAAAACGATTAATACACATGAAAGTATTATACGATAAATGGTTTTTAAATAAACCATTAGCAAATTGTTTAAGTGCAGATGTATTAAACTATATTTTTTTAAATTATAATGCAAATATTGAAAATCACATTTTATCGTTTGAATTAGAGAAAAATTTTGGAAATAAACATAATTGTTGGTTAAGCAATATTGGATTAAAAACAAAAAAAACAGAATCTATATCCGATATAAATTCTAATAATTGGTTATATCCAATAGAACCATGGGGACATTTGATGTATTCGTTAAATGTTGAATCGATAGATGAGTATGCTAATTTCTTTGAAAAAATACCAAACGAAATAATAAATAAAATAAATAATGATGAAGGTAAACTTTTAATTAATTACTCACATGAAGGATGGGTTAGTGACTGGTTATTAAAAGGAATGTATTTAGGTGCAAAAAATGCTGGTATTAAATTTGATAATATTATAATAATTTTAAATGATTATAATTTAGAATCAAAATTGAGTTTATTTAAACAAACATACAACATAGAGCAATATCCAAATGTAATAAATTATTCATTTTATCTAACAGCCTCATCAAAACATTTTTATTACAAACACATAAATAAAAATTTAATTAATAAACATATTAATTTAAATAAACCTTACAAATTTTTATCATTAAATAGAAGGTTAGATTTACATAGAGTTAAATTAATGTGTGAAGTTTTAAATGATATTTCATTTGAATCAATAATATCATTTGATAAAACATTAATTACAAATGAAGTTCCTAAACTATTTGAAAAAGAACCTTTATTAAAAGAAAAGTTTGATTTATTACCAGATAAAGTTATTGCAGATAGAGAGGATATAGAAAATACAAATGGATATGAACATGAAAATGAAAATTTATTTTTAGATTCATATATTAGTATTGTTACCGAAACCTCTTTTTATATTGATAATGATTTTATTAGTGAAAAAGTATGGAAGCCATTATATCAATTTCATCCATTTATTGTAGTAGGTAGACCGCATTTATTAAAATATCTAAAAGAAATTGGATTTAAAACATTTGATTGGATAATAGATGAAACGTATGATACGATAGATGATAATGATTTGAGAATGAAAATGATTGTAAATGAAATTAAAAGATTAAACAATTTATCATTAGAGGATATTAGTAATCTTATAAAAAACAATTTTTTATTATTAGAACATAATCATAATTTATTAAACAATTTAGGAAGTAAAACGGAATCAATAGAGCAGTTTGTTATTGAAAATATAAAAAACAATAGTTATAGTTATATAGATATTTATAAAAAGTTAAATTTATAGTATGAAAAAGTTAATTGATAAAGTAAAGCAATTATACAAGAATTACAAATTAAAAAAAGAGTTCAAAAAGAAAATAAAAGAACTTAGAAAGAGAGATCCATTCATTTATAAGAATGTTTAATCTATATTTATACTCATGAAATTTATCGATTCAATTGTAAACGCCCTAATAAAAGAGGGATTTCCTGGTGGTGTTGGAGTAGGACTTACTTTACCCAATGGATATATTAATGGTGCACCTGATAATTCCGATGAGGATGATAAGAATGAAGATGTCATACCAGGCGGAAAAGCAGAAGGTAAATCATTAGTAGATTTAGCAAACAAATATAATGTAGAACTTTCTAAAATAAAAGAAGAACTTACAAAAGGTGTTAAGGTTGAAATGGAACACACAACTGATGTTCGTAAAGCAGCTGAGATTGCAAAAGACCATTTATGGGAAGACTTACATTATTATACTAAGTTAGCAAAGATTGAGAAAACAAATGAAATTTCAGAAGCTAGTCAATCAGGTACTGGTTATTCAAATCAAACATTAGATTTATTAGTAGCAAATCCAGAAACAGGAGAACAAATAAAGGTTCGTTCAGCACTAAATTATCCACAAAATCATCCTGCATACAAAGCCGCTCTTAAATTGGTAAATGCAAATGAACCTGAAAAGAAAGCTGGTGATACAAGACATAAACATATTAAAAGGTTAAAGACAAGACCTAAGTGGAATCCTGGTGGGAAACCTACAACCGGAACACCAATTAAACAACCTGATCATATTGAAACACAACCAACTGCAACATCACAAGTGGCAACAGCAAGTAATTCAAATTGGATGGCCGGTAAAGATGGTTGGGAAATATTAGATGATGAAAGAGCAAAAGTAAAAAATATTAGAGATTATAGTAGAGAGGAATATTCGGCAGAAACGGGAGAATATTTTGATAATGAAGTAACAAAAAAGATTGCTCCAAACGCTTTCAAAGATGAAGTAGATATGATTTACAAAATGAAAGCAGCAGATCCAATATATCTTTCAGCTGAAGAAATGCAAAATATGAACAATACGGATGTAGGTGATATTTTAGGAGCAAGTGAAGATGGTGGAATGCAGGCAATGTATAATTTAGGTAAAGAAAGAGCAACTGAATATGGTAAAGATTGGGATAGATTAGAGAATGGAATAAAATCAAATTCAGAAGTTCCTGCACCAATTGCATTAAGAGATAGAAATGGTGATTTACATTTAGTGGCAGGAAATACTAGATTGATGAGTTTTACAGCTTTTGGTAAAAAACTACCTATTAAAGTAGTAGATTATGATGGAGAGTTTGAATATAATCAATCGGAAGGTATTAATGAAGGATTGATAATGGAAGGTGGAGCAGCAGGACACTTAGCACATCCGTTTGAAGATGAAGATTTGACTTTTGATGATATGAAAGAAATGATTAACAGAGGTCTTATTGGTGGTTTAGATAAAGAAGCACCTGTTAGTGAAAAATTAGATGGACAAAATATAGCATTTAGTGTTAGAAATGGTAAGGTGGTGTTCGGTAGAAACAAAGGACATGTTAGAAATAGTGGTGAAAATGCATTAGATGTAAAAGGAATATACAATCAGTTTAAAGGTAGAGGTGGCATTGAAAAGGCATTTGTTGGAGCAGCTGAAGATTTACAATCGGCAGTTAAGAAACTAACACCACAGCAAGTTAAACAAATGTTTGGTAATGGTTCTAAGTTTATGAGTTTAGAAATCATTTTACCTGATACTACAAATGTAATTCCATATGGTAGAAGTGTATTGGTAATGCATGGAACAATTCAGTATGATAAAGAGGGTAATGAAGTTAGTCGTTCAACTGATGATGCTAATACATTTGCAACAGCAGTTCAAAAAGTTGGTGCAGATAGACAAAAAACATTCGGTATAGAAGGACCTAAAACTATTGCATTTAGTGATGCAGAATCAAAGGAATATACTAAAAAAGCTAAAGAATACAATTCACAATTAGATAAAGCAGCAAGCGAGTTTGGATTAAAAGATAAATCTAAATTAGCAGATTATCGTACTGAATGGTGGAAAAGAGAAATTGAAACTCAACAAAAAAATAACAAACTACAATTATCTAATAAAGAAAAAGCTGGTTTAGTTAAAAGATGGGCAGATGGTGATAAATCATTTGGTGTAAAATCTTTTAGTGATGATAGAGCAAAAGAATGGTTTAGAAATTATGAAACAAATAATTTAGCTAAATCACAAAAACAAATGATTAAACCAATTGAAATGGTTTTCTTAAATGTAGGTGCACAATCATTAAGGAGAGTAACAAATTTCTTAGCATCAAACAATCCAAAAGCAGCAGATGCATTAAGAAAAGAAACAATACAATCTATAAAAGGAATTAAAGATAGTAAAGATACAGATAAACTTACTAAACTACAAGTAGAATTGGAAAGATTAGAAAGTATTGGTATGGATAAAATAGTTCCATCAGAAGGTGTAGTATTCCAATATAACGGAAAACCATACAAATTTACAGGAGCATTTGCACCTATAAATCAAATACAAGGAACATTTAAATTTGATAAACCAAAGAAAGAAGATACAAAAAAAGAAGAAACTTCTAAAAAAGAAGTAGCAATCTTTACAGGTAGATTCCAACCATTCCACGCCGGTCATTATAGTATTTATGAAGCATTGGTTAAAAAGTTTGGTAAAGAAAATGTGTATATCTCATCATCAAATGTAATGGATGCGGTTAAATCTCCGTTCCCATTCAAAGAGAAAAAAGATATAATGACTAAGATGTTTGGTATTCCATCTAATAAGGTAGTACAAGTTAAAAATCCATACCAACCGGTAGAAATATTAAGTAAGTTACCGAAAGATACAACTTATGTAACAGCAGTATCTCAAAAGGATGCAGAAAGATTGGAACAAGGTGGTAAGTATTTTAAGAACTATGATAAGGTTTCTGATACTAAAAGAAAAGGATATGAAGATGAGGGATACTATATAGTTGCACCTGAAATGCAATTAAAAGTAAATGGTAAAAATATTAGTGGAACACAATTGAGAGCCACATTCGGTGATCCAAAGATGAGTATAGCAGATAAGAGAAAAATATTCAATCAAGTTTATCCTAAATTTGATAAAGATATATTTGCTAGAATAGTAGTTAGAACTAAGAATGCAGAAAAGATGAAAGGTGCTAGTAGTGTAAAAGCAGAACCAAAAACAGAAAAACCAAAACAAGTAACTAATTTAAAAAATAATAAAAAAGTTAATAAGATACTAAATACTAAGATTAAAAACCCTGATACTGGTAGAATGATATTAGTAAAAACCGCATTAGGATATGATAAATCTGTTAAAGTTAGAAAGAATGCAATGCAGCTGGTAAAAAATGCTATGGGATAATTAGGTATTTTAAATTAAAAAATATATATTTATATATAAAGTTATATTGTATGTTAATTAAGAGTAAAGGAAATAAGGATAAGAAACAATGGATGCATCCAAGTAGGAAAAAGATTTTGGATGTAATGCATGGTAGAGATAATGGGAACGCAACGGTAGGATGGACAGCTGGACCTAAGGAAAAAAGAGAAGTTGGTGATACTTGGATTGATGCAGATGGAAAGGAGTGGGAACAACATGACGGATTTATTTCGAGAGTAACACAAATGGATAGTGTTAGAAATTATATCCAATCATTAGATCAATGTAAAAATGAAAAATGTGAGACTGGTAAACTTTCTGGAAACAATTTAATATATGCTAGAAAAACAGGATATTGTATAAATTGTTTAGCAACTAAAGAACATCAATTTAGAGTTAAAGGAATATGGAATGATTACGAAACTTGGAAAATGACAGCAAATCAATTATCATATGTAAAAGATATGTTAGCTAGATTTATACAAGCGAGAAGAGATGTTGAAACACAACCACAATTTATACAGGCAGATGGTAGTATTGAAAAGTGGAGTTTTGATGGTGATATTGAACAAGTAAAGAAAAATATTGAAGCAGATATTGAAGAAGCGGTATCTGAAATAGAAAGATTAGAAACAGAAACAGAAACAAATTTTAAAAAAATAAAAGAGGTATATAATGAAATTTTTGAACTTTAAGAACATAGCAATTGTTGCATTAATCTTATTCGTATTATTACAATGGTTTAACCCAGGTGGTGTAATGCCAGGTGGAAAAACTATTCGTATTGAAGGAAAAAAATATGAAGTAATCAAACATGATATAGATACATTTGAAGTAGTTAAAACTAAAGTAGTAACTAAGAAAGGTGAAGATATCTATCACGAAACAATCGTAGAGAAAGAAATAATCATTCCTGCAGTAGTAGATACGGCAGCACTATTAAAAGATTACTACTCAAAAGTATTATATAAAGATGTATTAGTATTACCTGATTCATTAGGAACAATTGCAGTAACTGATACAATTTCCCAAAACAAAATATGGGGTAGAACATTTGATGCAAAAGTAAAACAAAGAGAAATTAAAGAAACACTTATTGTTAAAGAATTACCAAAAACACAAGTATATTATGGTTTAACTGGTGGATTCAACAAAGAAGATGTAATTTCAAATGTTGGTGCAGGATTAATTATAAAAACTAAAAAAGACAAAATCTATAATTTAGGTGTTGGTGTTGCTAATAGAGTAACCGATGGAACTAATGGAACATTATCACCATATATTGGAGCTGGTGTTTATTGGAAGATTAAGTTGAAAAAATAATGAATACTCCCCAAAAATCCCTAAAGGATGTAATTAAGGAACAATATCAAAAGTGTGCTGGTGATCCGGTATACTTTATGAAAAAATATTGTAAAATTCAGCATCCAATTAGAGGAAAAATTCCCTTTGAATTATATCCGTTTCAGGAAGATACCCTAACAGATTTTAAAGATAATAGATACAATATTGTTTTAAAATCTCGTCAGTTGGGTATATCAACATTAGTAGCAGGTTATGCACTATGGAAAATGATATTTAATGAGGATTTTAACGTTCTTATTATTGCGAACAAACAAGATGTAGCAAAGAACTTAGTATTGAAAGTTAGAACAATGAATCAGTTACTACCGGTATGGTTAAGAGTATCTGAATCAGAAGATAACAAACTCTCCCTTAGATTAAAAAATGGTTCACAAGTAAAAGCGGTATCTTCCAAACCTGACTCTGGTCGTTCGGAAGCCTTATCACTATTAGTATTTGATGAAGCAGCCTTTATCGATTACATTGATGAGATATGGACTGGTACTCAGTTAACACTTGCGACGGGTGGTGACTGTATTGCACTTTCTACTCCGAATGGTGTGGGTAATTGGTTTCATAGAATGTGGGTAGGTGCAGAAAACGGTGACAATTTGTTTAATCCTATCAAACTTCACTGGACGGTACATCCTGATAGAGAACAAGATTGGAGAGATGAACAAACACAACAATTAGGTGAAAAACAGGCAGCACAAGAGTGTGATTGTGATTTCATTTCTTCGGGTGATAATGTAATTGATGGTGAATTATTACAATGGTATATTGCTAATTACATAAAAGATCCTGAGGAAAAGAGAGGATTTGATAATAATCTATGGGTTTGGAATAAGCCGGATTATACAAAAACATATGTAGTTACAGCGGATGTTGCTAGAGGTGATGGTGCCGATTATTCTGCGTTTCATGTAATCGATATTGAATCAATGGAACAAGTTGCAGAATATAAAGGAAAGATAGACCCTAAAGATTTTGCCAATTTATTAATAAGTGTAGCAACGGATTATAATGATGCACTATTAATTGTAGATAATGCAAATATTGGATGGGCAACAATACAACAAATATTAGATAGAGATTATAAAAATTTATTTTGGCAACCTAAAGATATTCAGTATGTAGATGTAGATACTCAATTTACAAACAAATATTATAGAGAACAAAAACAAATGATTCCTGGTTTTACAATTACAACCAGAACTCGTCCTATGATTGTTTCTAAGATAGATGCTTATATGAAGGATAAATCCGTTGTAATAAGGTCTAAGAGAACGATAGATGAGTTGTTTACCTTTGTATGGGCAAATGGTAGAGCAGAGGCAGCAAGGGGTTATAATGATGATTTAACTATGGCGTTAGGTATTGGATTGTGGGTTAGAGATACTGCACTTAGATTACAGGGTGAACGAGTGGGTATGAGTAGAAGTGCATTAAATGGATTTCAAAAAAGTGAGTATAATCCAGTTTATACAAACGATGATTTAAGAGTAGATCCGTATCAAATGCAAGTTAATAAAGATGATTTTGAAGACTTGAGATGGTTAATTCGATAAGTTGATATTTATATATTGTATAATAATAGGAAAAAAAGTATGAAGAAAAGTTTTTTATATGAATTTTTTGGTTTACCTTCAAGTAGGAAATCAATAACTATGGAAAATGGTCAAGAAATTGAATTAGGTAAAATATATAGTGGAACTGGGTTCGGTAATATTTCGGAAGAACATTGTGAAGAGTGTGGTGATTATGAAGATGCAGGTGATTATGATGAATATGATGTAGAAAACGAATATGATTATGATGATTTTATTTCTTTTATGAAAACAAAACAAAGAGAAAGAGAAGCATATAACGAATCGGTAATCGAAGAAGCAGAATATCAAGGTAGAAAAGTTCCATTGGGCAAACCAATGAGAGGTGATGTTAAGAAATTTAAAGTTTATGTAAAAAATCCAGCAGGTAATGTTGTTAAAGTAAACTTTGGACACGGTGGAACATCGGCAGCGGCTAAGGGTGAGAAAACAATGAAAATAAGAAAATCTAACCCAAAAGCGAGAAAATCGTTTAGAGCTAGACACAATTGTGATAATCCAGGACCGAGAACAAAAGCAAGATATTGGTCTTGTAGAAAATGGTAAAATAAATTATGGCAGATACTACAATATACGGAAGGCTTAAAAAGCTGTTCTCCACAACCACAATGGTTCGTAGAACAGCAGATGGTAAGATTAAAATAATTGATTTTGATGAAACACAGGCTATCGCTACTAACCTTAGAGATAGATACACTCGTCTTCACTCATCATCAATGAACTCTACTTATGAAAATTATTTAGCATATCAGCAAATAAGACAAGAATTATTTAGAGATTATGATTCAATGGATATGGACCCAATTATCGGTGCAGCATTGGATATTTACGCAGATGAATCAACGGCTAGAAATGAGTATGGTAGAGTGGTAGAAATTAAAACTAACAACGAACAAATAAAAGAATTATTAGATAATTTATTTTATGATGTTCTTAATGTTGATTTCAATTTATGGCCTTGGACAAGAAATTTGGTTAAATATGGTGATTTCTTTTTACATTTAGAAATTGCAGATAAATTGGGTATAATAGGTGTTCAACCATTATCAACTTATGAAATTACAAGAGTAGAAGGATTTGACCCAAATAATTGGCAAGCAGTTAAGTTTGTTCATACTCCATTAGCAACAAAATCTATGTTCGTTGCTGGACAAAAGCAAGAATATGAGAACTATGAAATGGCACACTTTAGATTATTAAGTGATACCAATTTCTTACCTTACGGAAAATCATTCTTAGAAAGTGCAAGAAGATTGTGGAAACAATTATCTTTAATGGAAGATGCTATGATTATTCATAGAATTGTTAGAGCACCACAAAAGAGAATTTTTAAGATAGATGTAGGTGGTATTCCACCAAATGAAGTTGATCAGTATGTTCAAAGAATTATCAACAAATCTAAAAAAACTCCATACGTTAACTCTACGACTGGTGAATATAACTTAAAGTATAATATTCAAAACTTAATGGAAGATTTCTATTTACCTGTTAGAGGTAGTGATAGTGGAACTGAAATTACAAACTTAGATGGATTAGAGTATTCACCTATTGAGGATATTGATTACTTAAAGAATAAAATGTTTGCAGCTTTAAAAATACCTAAACAACATTTAGGATATATTGAAGATGGTAACTCAAAAGCAACATTAGCCGGACAAGATATGAGATTTGCAAAAACAATCGAAAGATTACAAAGAATTGTAGTTGATGGATTAGAAAAGATTGCAATCGCCCATTTATACGCACAAGGTATTGATGATACGGAATTAACTAATTTTGAATTAAGTTTAACAGTACCATCAGTAATATACGAACAAGAAAAAGTAAATCTTTGGACAGCTAAAATTGAATTAATCCAAAAAATGGATCAATTAAAGATTATATCTAAAGATTGGATGTATAAAAATATTCTTAATTTTACATTTGAAGAAGCAGAATTACAAAGAGAAGCATTAAAAGATGATGCTAAATTAACATTTGTATTAAATAACTTAGAACAAACCGGAACAGAAAAACCACAAGAGCAACAAGGTATGTTAGGACAACAACCTGAATTGGGTACTGATGAAGAAGGTAATCCTATGGATGTTCAACAAGGTGAGGAACAACCAGAAGAAGAACCACAACCAGAAGGACAACCTTTAGATATTGAAGATCAACTTTCTTCATTAGAAAAAGAATTGGGAATGGATGGTGAAGTAGAAGAAAGTGCAAAACCAGTTGGAAGACCATCATCTCATACTACTTATGGAAAGGATAAATCACCATTTGGTAGAGATCCGTTGGGTAAAAAAGACTGGAGAAATCAAAGTAAAAACGAAAATTTTATTGATATGATTAAAAAATCTATCAAAAAAGATGGAAAACAGATAATAAGAGAAGGAAATTCAATGATGGATGAACAAAATATCATAGAAAATTAGTTCTTATTTTAAGAGTATATATTTATAAATGGAACAATGTATATAAATGAAACAAATTAAACATTCAAAATTTAGAAACACAGGCTTCCTTTTCGAATTGCTTGTAAGACAAGTGACCTCAGATATTTTAAATAATAGAAAAGGTATCGCAGAAGGATTATTAAAAAAGTATTTTAATTCAAAGACAGAATTGTCTAATGAATTGAAACTTTATCAATTTATTGTATCTGAAAAATATAATAGTGAGAATAGAGCTGAAAAGTTTGTAGATGCAGTAATTGACAGTAGAGCTAAATTAGACGAAAAGAAAATCTTGAAAGAGAAATATAATCTAATTAAAGAGATTAAAGATAATTACTCTATTGATGAGTTTTTACGTTCTCAAATACCAAACTATAAGGTATTAGCATCAGTATATAAAATATTTGAATATAAGGTTAATACTGAACAAAATTACGATCCAAAAGATTTTATTAATACAAAATATGCATTAGTAGAACATTTAACTGGAAAGGCTATTAATACAAAAGCAATTACCGAATCAACAATTGAAACTCAACTTAAAAAAGAAGATGAAGAAATTCGTTTGTTGACTTATAATGTATTAATTGAAAACTTTAATAAGAAATACACAAATCTTAATGAACAACAAAAAGGTTTATTAAAAGAATATATCAATTCATTTACTAATTCTGACAACTTAAAAAAATATGTTGTTAATGAAGTAAAAGTATTGGTTAAAGATTTTAAACAAATTGGTACTAAAATAACCGATAAAGTTACAAAAATTAAATTAGCAGAAACAATTAACCAATTATCAAAAATAGTTAGTAGTAGTAAAATCAAAGATAATCATATCACATCGTTAATTATGTGTTATGAATTACAAAAGGAGTTAAAGGATGTCAAATCAACTATCCGAAGAACAACTATCTAAACTGAAAGAAACTATTCGTAAAAGAATTAGAGAATTTACAGGAACTGCAAATGTAGCAGGATATGATACTCCACATGCTTTTGGTAAAAATACTAAAGGTGATAAAGAACGTAAGGTTAAATCTACTGGCGACGGTTTTGAATTAGCAGAAAATCGTTGGTTAGAATTAAAAAGAGATGAGACAAGAACTCCATCTCAAAAAGTTTCACATGGTATTAGAGAATTAAAAAATCAATTAGCAGAAATTGAAAAATTTGTTGGTTGGTATAATAGATTAAGAAGTGAAAACAATTTAGGGAAACATGATTTCTTTAAAAGAACTAATACAAATATTTATAGAATCAAAGAAAGAATTATAAAAATAGCTAACTCTATTCAAGAAATTGATAAATCTGAAAATGAGGAAAGTATAGAGGAAGTTGATTCTAAAAAAGCAGGAGCATTAGAAAAATACGCAGTTACAGCTACACCAAAAGGTAGTAATCCTAATGCAAAGAGAGTAACATTAACAAAACCAGCACCTAAAGCAACTGCACAAACACAAGCAGCTAGTTTTAGAAAGATGGATAAATATCAAACAATTAGATTAAAAAAGGCATAAAATGATAAGATTAACTTCATTGGTATCACCACAAGTATTGGGAAAACCAGTAAATTCAAAAACTTCAGTAGTTAAAGAAAACGAAGAACCTGAACAAAATGTAGCTAACGGATTACCTCAAACTCAGGGTGATGATAAAATCACTATGACTAGAGAATCTTTAAAAAATATAGTTAGAGAAGTAATGAAAGAGGAAGGTGAGTATCAAAAAATATTTCATAAATTATTGAATAAATTTGGTGTAAACTCTCCGGCAGATTTAAGTGATGAACAAAAGAAAAAATTCTTTAGTTTAGCTAAGGGTGTTCAAACTGAATTAAAAGAAAGAATGAAAATCAAAGAAGCAGAATTAACTGGAAACCAATCTAAATTAGATATGGATAAAGATGGTGATATCGAAGCAGATGATTTAGCTAAATTAAGAGCTAGTAAAAACGAATCAAACGATGGTGATAGAAGCATTGGAACACCAACAAAACAAGAAACTGATTTAAAGGGTGATATTGAAAAATTAAAATCAAATATGCAAGTTATGACAAAAAACGGTGAATATTTTAAAAAAGCACAACGTGTGATGGCTGGATATCAAAAGGAATTAGTGGCAGCTACAAAAAGAAGACAAGAAACTGACAAAAAAAGAGCAGCTAATAAAAAATAATTAGAGAATAGTATATGTTGTTAAAGAAAGGTGATAATAACGAAAACGTAAAGTTAATGCAACAAAAGTTGGGTATCGAACCAGCTGTTACTAACTTTGGTCCAAAAACAGAAGCTGCAGTAAAAGCTTGGCAAGCTGCACATGGTTTGGATGCTGACGGAATAGTTGGTGATAAAACATGGGCAATGATTATGGCAGAAGGACAATCAGTTCCTGCTCCTGTTCAAACTCCAATAGCACCTATTGCTGGTTTAAAATTAGACAAACTAAAAGGACATATTCCAGATGCAGTAATCTCTATGATTCCTGATACGGCAGCTAAGTTCCAAATTAATACTCCATTAAGATTAGCACACTTCTTAGCACAATGTGGACATGAAAGTGGTGGATTCCGTTTAACACAAGAAAACTTAAACTATTCAGCAAAAGGTTTGAATGGTATCTTTAAAAAATATTTCCCAACAGAAGCAGCTGCAGCACCTTATAATAGAAACCCACAAAAGATTGCAAATAAAGTGTATTCTAATAGAATGGGTAACGGAACTGAAGCAAGTGGTGATGGATATAAGTTTAGAGGTAGAGGATATATCCAATTGACCGGTAAAGATAACTACACCGCATTTGGTAAATCTATTGGAATTGATATGACTGTTAATCCAGATTTAGTAGCATCTCAATACGCATTATTATCAGCAGCATGGTTCTTTACCAAAAACGGATTACATAAGATGGCTGATGAAGGAGCAAGTGATACAGTTGTAACAAAAATTACTAAAAGAGTAAATGGTGGAACAATTGGATTAGCAGATAGAATAAAACATTTTAAAGAATATTATCACTTATTATCATAGTATGGCAAAGAATTTAATTATAGAACATAACTTATTTGAAGGAAAAATTAAGGAAGACCAAAATGGTAAATTCTTAGTTAAGGGAGTACTTCAAAGAGCAGATGCAGCAAATCAAAACAATCGTATTTATCCAATGCATATTTTGCAGAGAGAATCTAAGAAATACGAAACCCTAATCAAAGAAAGAAGAGCATTGGGTGAATTAGACCATCCAGAATCTACGGTGATTAACTTAAAGAATGTATCTCATAATATTGTAGAAATGTATTGGGAAGACAAAGATTTATGTGGGGTAGTAGAAGTATTATCAACACCAGCAGGAAACATCTTAAAAGAATTATTTAAACATAATATTCGTTTAGGTATTAGTAGTAGAGGATTAGGTTCAGTTAAACCAAACAGAGATGAAACCGTAATGGTACAAGAAGATTTTGAATTAATTGGATTTGATTTTGTTTCTAATCCATCAACACATGGTGCATTTTTATCACCTACTAATATGAATGAAAGTGTTAGTAAGGAAGTAGATGTATGTGGAGATTTTTGTAGATCACAAGATTTAATGAGACAAATTATAGAGGAATTAAACTAATGATAAAGTTAAAAGATTTATTGGGTGAAGCATATAATCCAGCAGAAGCATTCAACAAAAAGGTTAGTAAAATGACCGATAGAAATGAACATAGTGCAGCGGCAGTTGAATTGGCAATCTATATGGATGATAAAGATGCAGTAAGAAAATTACAACAAATCAAAAAAGACCACGATAAAAGAGGTTCATTAACAACCGCAGATCAAAAGGAAAGAGATGGTTTAGTTGATAAGTTATTAAAAAAAGCAAAGAAAGAATTATCCGAAAAGGACTATAAGTTAATCAATAGTTCATTTTAATATATTTATAATAGTATGATAAAGTTAAAAAAATTAATGGGTGAAGGTGAAGATAAGAAAGCACCATCTCCAATGCACAACGAAGCAAGAAGACATTTCTTAGAAGTGATTTCAACATATAAAGCATTTGGGCCTAAATTAGCAGCAGAACAAGATTTAGCTAAAATAGCTGAAACATTAGGTGCTATTGTAGATGCAGCTCATACTTTTGCAATGAAAGAAAGTGGAAACAATTTTGATCCTGCAACGGTTAAAAGAAATATGAATGAATTGAACAAATTATCTGGTCAATTTGAAAAAACTGCAAACGAAGCAAAACAACTTCAACAAAGATTAGCTTCTATGTATGAAGATATGGGATATGTATTGGGTAAGTATTTTGAAATAGCAGATATTGATGAAGAAACTGCAATGCATAGATTAGGACATAGAAAACCAAAGGTAGAACAATCATTAAAAATGAGAAATTTAATGCCTGAAGCAGAAGGACCGTGTTGGAAAGGATATCAACAAGTTGGAATGAAAATGAAAAACGGTAGAGAAGTTCCAAATTGTGTTCCTAAAAATGAAGCAATAGTTAAAGAAAATAAATCAGATTGTGGATGTAATAAAGTACATGACTGTGGTTGTGGTGGACATCATAAACACTAATAAAAAAGAATATAGAAATGACAAATTATAGAACAAACAAAGTATTTACAGCAACATCAGGTTCAACAATTGTTGCAGCACCTGATAAAAGTTGGGGAGTAATGAGAGGAACAAGTGGAGCTGGTACATTATATCTAACAAGTGGTTCAGTATCTATTGCAGATTTACCAGTTGGACAACCTTTTCCTTGTTACCCAAATAGTGCATTAGTTAGTGCTGGTTCATTATATTTCTTATCATAATAAGTTACAAATAAAAATAAAGAATGATTATTATCGACAATGTCAACAATGACAATTTACAAAAAGCGTTAAAGGTTTTAAAAAAGAAATGGCAAGATAGTGGTGCAGTTGAAGAACTAAGAGACAGAAAATACTTCACAAAACCATCTGCAAAAAAGAGAGTTCAAAACGAAAAAGCAGTTAGAAAGCAATTAAGAACTGCAAAAAACAACTTAGAATTCAAAAATATTAAACAAATTCCTAAAAAATATATAGGACTTTAATCGTTTAGTATAAAAAGTATATATGTATATTATATATTTCCTCTATTATTAGGAAATTTTATTTTTACGATACTCGATGAATACTCTATCTTTATATAGAGTTCCGAAAGAATATCAAAATTCTATTTAAGCCGCCTAATCCTATAATGGCTTAACAAATCAAAAGGACATAAAGAAATGGCAAGTTCAAAATTATTGAAAGAAGCAATCGCTGATGCTAAGGCCGTTCGTGAAACTGCATTAGCAAACGCTAAGATTCAATTGGAAGAGGCATTTACTCCAAGATTGAAATCAATGCTTTCTCAAAAGTTAAGAGCTGAAGCTGAAGACATGGAATCTGATGAAGATGAAATGAAAGAAGCATACGGTGATGACGAAGAGAAAGAAGAAGAGAAAGTTGAAGAAGAATATTCTTCATCTAATATCGGTGCTGGCGATGGTGGTACAACATCAGGTCAGAACAACAAAAAACCATCTTATCATGATGCAGGTGCAGAAGATAAGTTGGGTGCAGCTGGTGTAACATCAACATCTAAAAAACCAGAAGCAGAAGTAGAAGAGTATGAATTTACAAAATCTATTACTGAAGCTGATGGTGAAGAAGAAGATTTAGCATCAGGTGACGTTAAATTTGCAACTGAAGGTGACGAATTCGATCAAGAAAATTCAGGTGATGAGCAATCAGCAATGAATAATGAAATGGACGGAAACGAAGACGAAATGCAAGGTGATGACCAATCAGAAGATGATTTGGATTTAGAATCTATCATTAGAGAATTAGAGCAAGAATTGCACTATGGCGATAATGAAATGGAAGAAGAGTCTGATGAAGATAATATCGATTCTGATGAGTTTGATCAAATGGGTGAAGAAGCTGACGATGTAGATACTGCAATGGATGCTGATAACCCAAATGCGGTTTACGCAAAAGAAGGTGAAGAAAACGATGAAGAAGAAATGAACATCGAAGAAATCATCAAAGAATTAGAAGAAGAAGAAAAGGCTGAAGAAGAAGAAAAAGAGAAAGTAGAAGAAACTAAAGTATTGAAAGCAGAATTAGCAGAAGCTATTTCAGTAATCAAATCTTTGAAATCTACAATCAATGAAGTAAACTTATTGAATGCTAAATTGTTGTTCTCTAATAAATTGTTTAGAAGCTATAACTTAACTAACGAGCAAAAATCTAAAGTAATTGACTCTTTAGACAGAACTACAAACGTTAGAGAAGTAAAATTAGTTTACTCAACATTAGCTGAAAGTATGAAATTTTCTAACGCATCTACGAAAAAAGCTGTAAAGCAAATCGCAGAAGGTGCTAGTAGAGTTCAAAAATCAACAAAACCAACTGCACAATCAGTAATTAGTGAAGGTACATCTTACGCTAATAGATTTAAAGAGTTGGCTGGTATTTTAAAATAATTAACAAAAAACAAATAAGGAAAAAACAAAATGGCAAATTTTGATTTAACAAAACTTATGGAAGGCAAGAACCCAACTTCAGTTATGCTTGAGCAAACTAGAGGTTTAAAAAACAAATGGGAAAAAACTGGTCTTTTAGAAGGAATAGGTGAAAAACCTCAACAACACGCTATGGCTGTATTGTTGGAAAACCAAGCTAAGCAATTGCTTGACGAGGCAACTCAAACTGGTACTTCAGCAGGTTCTGAAGAATGGTCTGGTGTAGCTTTACCATTAGTAAGAAGAATCTTCGGTGAAATCGCTGCAAAAGAATTCGTTTCTGTACAACCAATGAACTTACCTTCAGGTTTGATTTTCTACATGGATTTCAAATACGGTTCTGCACAAGCAGGTAACCCATCTTTCAATACTAAATCACTTTACGGTGGTACTGGTAACGGAAAATTAGGTTCAACTGATGCTGCAGAAGGTGGTTTATACGGTGCTGGTAGATTCGGATATTCAGTTAACCAACAAGATGCAATCTTAGCTTCAGTAACTACTGCAAAAGTAACTTCTTTAGCTGATGTAAACTTTGATGGTGATTTATCTGCATCTGTTGCAGCTGGTACTATTTACAAATTGACTTTAACTTCTGCTTCAGTAGCTGCATTATCAGCTGATGTAAACGCAGTTAGAAGTTTCTATGTATCTGGTTCAACTACAAACGGTACAGTTTCAACATTCAGTAACTACTATCCTGCATTGACTACATACTCTTCAAACGGTACTGTATCATTCATCGTAGCTGGTAACGCAATTTCTTCTGGTTCAACAGCATCTACAATTGGTGTAGTTTATTCTAAGCAACCAACTTCTATTTCTAGAGGTGATTTCGAAGATAGAGATCCAATCACAGGTGGTGATACTGCAGGTGGTACAGATTTAGCTATTCCTCAAATCGATTTAGAATTGAAGAGTGAAGCAATCGTTGCTAAAACTCGTAAGTTAAAAGCTGTGTGGACTCCAGAGTTGGCACAAGACTTGAACGCTTACCATTCAATTGATGCTGAAGCTGAATTAACTTCTATGTTATCTGAGTACATTTCTTTAGAAATCGACTTAGAAATCTTAGATATGTTAAAAGCTAACGCATTAACTACTGAATACTGGTCTTTAAAGGTTGGTAATGAGTGGAATGGTTCAAACTTTGAAATCGATTCTGATGTAGCTGCAGCTTCTGCATACACAAGAAACACTTGGTTCCAAACTTTAGGTACTAAGTTGAACAAAGTTTCAAACAAAATTCATCAATTAACTATGAGAGGTGGTGCTAACTTTATCGTTGCTTCTCCTGACGTATGTACTATTTTAGAATCAATCCCAGCGTTCACAGTATCAGCTGATAAAGATGCTAAATCATTCGCAGCAGGTGTAACTCAAGTTGGTTCAATCGCAAATAGATACACAGTTTACAAGAACCCTTACATGACTGAGAACGTAATGTTGTTAGGTTACAAAGGTAACAACTTCTTAGAGACTGGTGCTGTTTACGCTCCATATGTACCATTGATTTTAACTCCTTTAGTATACGATCCAGATAACTTCACTCCAAGAAGAGGTGTTATGACTCGTTACGCTAAGAAGTTAGTAAGACCTGAATTCTTCGGTAAGATTGTAATCGGTGACTTAAACTTATTGTAATCTCTGTAAGAGTGGAAAATAAATAAGAAAGGGGGTAGAAATACCTCCTTTTTTATGTCTAAAACTTTTATATTTATATTAAATAGAATTTAAAATGTCAAGAGTAAAAAGAGTATTTCCGGATTTACCATTTATAACCGCTTCTACAAATACAAAAATAATAGTAACAGATGCAGATAATTACGCATTAGGATATACCCATATCAATACATTAATAGATACAATTGATAGTGGTGGATTAGCTACCGATGGTGCCAACATATTTAATGGCAATCAAATAGTAATGGGTGGAGTATTTGCATCAGAATATTCCGAATTTTATAATGGATTAAGTGTAGATGGAAATCTTAATATTAATGGTGATATTTATGTTAACAATATAATTTCATCATCAATTTTATATCAAAGTGGTTCTACTAAATTTGGTGATTCATTGGATGATACACATACATTTACAGGTTCAGTTCAAATAACCGGTTCATTACATGTAAATACTCATCCCGTTGTATTAGGACAATTAAGTTGGGCAAGATACGATGATACGCAATATACAACATCATCTTTTAGAAGTGTCACCGTTGCAGGTGGTGAAGTAACTATTCCAAATAATGGAGGATATTCGGTAACAACTCATTTACATTCCGATATTCAATTTTACAATACGGGTTCACAAAGAATTTATCCGGAAAAAGAAGGTGATGTATATGTTATGACTGTTACATTTAAAGCAAAGACTGCTAATGCAAACGCGGGTTGGATGAGAATTCAATTAGATAGTACCGGATTGACCCCATATCGTAGAGTTGGTAAGGATTTATTTTTTGGAAAAGGAAATGATGAATGGCACGATTATCACGAAGTATTTCAATTTTATGCAGATACGGATTTTGTAGCAAATGGTAATCAATGGAAAATTAAAGCAAATGGTGCAACGGTTGATATTGCAAATGTCATTTACTTTATACAACGAACACAAAATCATCTTATATAAATTAAAAAGAGTAGTTTTATCTACTCTTTTTTTATATTACATATTTATCTAAAAGTTACTATGGATAAAATATATATTATAACAGCTGGGGATTCATTTACGGATTCACATATGCCATACATTACAACGGATAGTAAACATACTTATTTAGGATTAAGTGATAAATTAACTGATTATAAAGAATTGTGTCTTCCTGATTATTCATTAAAATATCAATATTTTTTAATAAATGAATTATGGGAAAGTGGTGTAAAATTTGCTTTTTATAATGTAGCAAAAGGTTCTGCTGGTAATCATGTAATATTTCATAGATATAAACAAAAAGTTAACGAATTATTGAAAAAAGGGGTTAATCCAAAAAATATATACGGAACATTACAATTGAGTGGCTTGGCAAGAGCTACTAATCCGGTATATGAAATTGAATTGAATGTATCAAACATAGAAGGTGCAGAATGGGATTATATAGATAACTTAAATCCAACTGTAAATTTATATAAAGATGTATTAGAATCACACATTTCAAATTTAGAAAATATCATTCAATGGAACAAAGATAATGGTATTGAACATTTTAATATGTTTTTTGGATGGGCAATTTTTTATGAAAATGAATTAATTGAGTATAATTTAAAAGAAAGATTTGAATTAATTGATAGAAATTATTTTACTTATTTTCAATACAAAGAAAGAGTAGATGTAATAAAACATAATTGTGTTGGTGTAAAACAAATTCTTAAAACAATATTTGGAATTAAAGAAGAATACATAATTCAAAGTGGAAAATATGGTGGAATGACAGAATTTGTAGCAGATAGAACACATGATAATCAAAAATATTACATGTCTCATTATGATTCCCATTTAAATACATATGGTAATTACAAATGGTATGCTGAATATTTTAGAAACTTATATGTTCAATGGGGAATTTTAAATGAAGTTAATTCAATAGAACAAAATCAAAAATTAAATAATATCTTACATAAAATATTTAATGTAAATACAGATTATTTTATAGATAGTTATAAATATAGACAAGAAGATAGTATTAGTAACGAATTAAAAGTAAGAATTAGGGATGAAAAATACAAAAAGTTTTTTATAACTTAACATATTGATATTTATACAAAAGGATTATAATGGCAGCAGATTTAGTAACATCAATTAATTGGCCGGGTAGTTCATCCTTTGAAACAGGATCAACACCATTTGGTTTATATGATAGTGAAAGTTTATTCAGACAACACGCCGATAAAGTAGGTGATTGGGTAGCTAAAAGATTAGGGTATCCTGTACAAAATGTAGAGTTATTACCTGATAATATTTATGCATGTTTTGAAGAATCTATTTCAGAGTATTCAGCACAAGTAAATGCATTTAATATTCGTAACAACCTATACAATATGTTAGGTCAGCAACAAAATGAAAATACTAATCATACAGGTAATTATGTTGAAGGTGCAAATACAAACCAAGTTATTACGATAGCTAACTCATATGGTATAGAAGCGAATGTAGGTGGAAATAGAGGTGCAACGGTTCATAAAGGTTCATTGAGATTGATTGGTGGAGTTCAAAGGTATGATTTGGGTGCATTGAGTCCAACATCACAAAGTTATATTGAAAGTAATGGTGGTGCAAAATTAGCAACCGTACCATCAGGTTCATTAGAAAGTGGTTCACACTATGGTCAAGATATTATTATCACAAAAGTTTTCTACGAAGGAGTTCCGGCCATTAGCAGATTCTTTGACCCTTATGCAGTTTCGGCAAAAGGTACATTGAACTTATTAGATGAGTTTGGATTTAGTTCATTTTCTCCGGCGGCACAATTCGTATTAATGCCAGTTTATGAAGATTTATTAAGAATATCTGCAATTGAATTTAATGACCAGGTTCGTAGAAGTACATATAGTTTTAATATTAACAATAACATATTAGAAATATTCCCAATTCCTGGAACATCTACTTATAATCCAGATTTGGTTTGGTTTGAATATGTGTTATCGGATGAAAGAACAGCATCATCAATTGTAAATAAGAGTGGTGTAAATGGTTCTATTATTAGTGATTACGCTAATATAAAATATGATAGTATGACTTATACCTCTATCAATTCAGTTGGTAAACAATGGATATGGAAATATACATTAGCATTATCAAAAGAATTATTAGGTGGTATTAGAGAGAAATATGCAACTATTCCTATACCTGATGGTGAAGTATCATTAGATGGTGCATCGTTGAGAGCAGAAGCACAAAACGATAAAGATAGATTATACGAACAATTAAGACAGGATTTAGAGGAATTAAGTAGACCTAAACAAATGGAGTATAAAGCACAAGAAGCTGAGCAAGTACAAAAGATGTTGAAAAATATTCCGTTACCATTTTATATAGGATAAGATAGATGCCAAGATTTGTAGCACCGAGAGATTATAATTTTTTCCAAAATATCAGTAGAGAATTGGTAGATGCAGTTGTGCAAACTCAAGTGTTTGTATTTAAACTTATAGCACAAAATAGTAAAGTTAATTTATATGGAGAATCATTAGATAAATCTTATTATGATGGTGTTTCAATATTTGCTATGGTTGAATATAATGATGAAAATGTAGATTATGAAAGTGGTTTAGGACAAGATACAGTTCAAGAAGTAACATTTAGATTTAACCAAGATACCTGTATTGTAAAAGATATAATGCCTGAAATTGGAGATGTTATACAATTCGTAGATGGCTATTATGAAATTACAAATACAAATGCATCTCAATTAGTAGGTGGACAAGCATCAAATAATTTTGGTATAACTTGTAATACTTTCTTAATGAGAAAATCACAATTAAACATAGAACCTAGGAATATATAATGGCAGAAAATCCACTTAGAAAACCACTAAATAGAGCGGAGCAGTTACCAAGACAGGGTGAAACCTTACATAAAGGAATTAAACTTTATGATATTGATACTGCTATATTTGAGTATATGAATGATGTGGTTGTTCCAAAACTTACATTAGATGGTAGTGAGATAAAAATTCCTATTATGTATGGTAATGCAGAAAGATGGAAATCTGCACAAGTTGATGGTGTGTATAGAGATAAAAGAGGTAAATTACAATTACCTTTAATAATGTATAAAAGAACAACTTTAGAAAGAAACGATGCAATGGAAATGCCAAATCGTTTATTGAGTTACCCTACATACAGAACATATAGTGCAAAAAATAGGTATGATAAATTTTCTATTTTAAACAACTTTAAACCTAGAAAAGAATTGTATGATATAACAATGCCAGATTATGTAGATATTAGTTATGAAGTAATGGTATGGACGAACTATACTGAACATATGAATACGGTGGTAGAAGCATTCAAATGGGCCGGTGATGAATATTGGGGAGATAAAAATAAGTTTAAATTTAAAGTAATTATAGATTCGTTTGAACCAACTCAAGAATTAACTGATACAAATGAAAGATTGATTAGAACAACTTTTACAATGTTGGTTAAAGCATATTTACTTCCTGAAAGATTTGATAATGAGAGTACAATCAAAAAATCTATTTCAACAAGAGCTGTTATTACAACTTTAGAAACGGATGTGAGTGGTGGTGCAAGTAGCACTATATCTACGAATGATTATAATGCAAATAGAATATTGTATGATTATTTAGAAATTAATAATACAAAAGTAGAATCTAATCCAATTGGGTATGTGGTTACATTTAGTAATGTAAAAGTGATACAACCACCGGCGGAATTAGAATTATTAGTACAAGATACTATTAAAGTATATGTAAATGGTGTTAAATATTCTAAAAATTATTATGCACTAACATATACTGCAACCACAATAACGATAACATTTAATAATAATATGAATCCAACTACACCATTAGATAATGATGATGAAGTTCATATTGCAGGTAAATTTCAATTATTATAATGGGAATATTACAACATATATTACCATACGTTTCAGTAAGAAATGCAAAACTAGAATATGTAGAAACTACTGCAACGGATTATATTTATGAACTTAAGGGATATAAATTACCAAAAGATATCATCGATAAAAATATGAAGAAAGTTGTGAAAGCAAGAACATCCAGTATTCAGTTAGATATAAACCAACAAAACATTGGTAGTTACGATTATAGTGTTAGTAATTATGGCAATTCAGTAAGATTTACATTACCTAGAGAAAATTTTCCAATTTTATATGCCGATGAAGCACGCACAATAATTGTTCCATATATTGATGAAAACGATGATTTACAAGTAACAGGAACTTTTAGTAAATAATGAAACAAAGACCTAATATATCAGTTCTTAAAAACCAAAAACTAATAAATTACGTTAGAGAAAAAGTACTGTCTGATATAAGTGGTAGCACACCTATTTCTGGAACATTAGAACAACGTAGTATTGAAAGACAAACTGATTTAACATTTCATACTAATTTAGTAAGATTTAATACTAAACCAGAAACACCAAAAATTACATCTAAAACAAAATCTAAACCAATTGTAAATGTTCAAAAAAGAGATATTGGTAAAGTAAATGATTTTAGAATACAAATGATGAACTTCGCAAATAATGAATTAGGAATACATCCTAATTTATTAAAAGATGATATTCCTAATAATCAATATATTTTAACAATAACATCTTATAAAATATTAAGTGGTATAGAAACACCAACTGCAAAAGATTTTGATATTTATTGTAACGGATTGAAAGTAGATGTAGATACATATAGTGTTAATTTAGGTGAAAATATCATAATTACTATTCAAAAAAGTGAAGCAGTAGATGATAATTTTGATGAAAATAATTTTGAAATAGTTTCAAAATTTGATCCAATATTATTGGGAGCAGGTGATGTAGATGGAGATGGTGAAGAAGATTGGTTAATAACAGAAAACGGAAAGGATATAATAAACTAAAATGGCAAGAATTAAAATTTCAGAATTACCTGAGTTAGATATAGCAACATTAGATACAACGTATGTAGCAGGTGTATATGATAATACTACTTTTAAAATTCCTATCAATAGATTAACTTCTTCATTAGATACAACATTTGCATCTGATTTAGTTGTTAACGCAGTAAGTGATACAATTAATACATTAGCTACAACAGCATCTTTTAATGCATTATCAACTTCGGTAGATAGTAGATTAGATGGATTAGAAAGTTTTAGTAGTTCAGCAGATAATAGATATGTTTTGAGTGGTTCAATAACACAAACAACTTGGGATAATATTGCAAATAAACCAAACAATATTGTAAGTTCATCAACGCAAATTTCAGATTTAGGATTTGTAACAGGTTCATACACTACTATAACTTCATTCAATAGTTTAACACAATCTTTCAATTCAATATCACAATCATTTAGTGTTATTAGTGGTAGTGTTGGAACAATTGATTTTAGTACATTAGCAACAACGGCTTCAAATACTTTTATAGGAAATCAAACAATTAGTGGTTCTACATATATTAGTGGTGGATTGGATATTAAAAATAATGGATATTCTTGGAGTTTTGATTCAAATGGTAAGACTAGAATACCAAACATTACCTTTAATTCAGACAGAGGAACTGGTATGGTTGGTATTAAACCTGTGGCGGGTAGAGAATTTCAAATTGAAACATCAACTGAGGTTAGTAGTGCAGGTCCTTGGGTTTTTGGATTAGATGGTACTTTAAGTGCACCTAATGGAGCTAATATACTGAGAGTTGGTAATTTAGTAACAACCGAATCTTTTAATTCATTTACACAAAGTTATTATAGTGCAAGTGCATCATTTGATAGTAGAATAGATGGTTTAGAAAACGCAACATCATCTTACTTAACTTCATTAAACGGAGCAATAAGTTCTTCGGCACAAGTATTAAATGGTAGTGGGATTTATAGTAGTTCGACACAATTACCGGATGGATTAGTTAGTGGTTCATCTCAATTAACATCCTCATTTGATACAAGATACGCATTAAGTAGTAGTATTTCCACAACACCAACTCTTTATTTACTTGAAGCATACGCAAATGTTACTTATACCTTACCGGATTCATTTATTGAAGACCCTTGTAGATATAGTGTTGTGAATAATACGGTTAATGTATCAAGTAGTTGGTTTAATACTTCAACTTATACATTTACTCCGCAGAAGGCTGGTTATTGGGAAATTACTGCAGCCTATGATGTATATAGAAATAGTGAAGCGGCTATGGCAATTAAGAAAAATAATGGAATTGTTGTTACTGCTGGTGCTTTTGGTGCGGTGTCTCAACAGGTAACAAAAATTGTGTATCTAAATGGTTCAACTGATTTCATAAACGTTGTAAATGTTGGTGGAGCGGCTAATTCAAGATCGCAATACGAAGGAAGGTCTTGGTTTCAAGCAAGATGGGTAGGTGAATAAACAATAAAATGATTTCAATAGAAAGATTATATTAAGATATTTATAAATAATGGCAAGTTTAATAAGATTAAAACAAATAGAGAGTGGTTCATCGTTGGAATTAGCAGCGGGAGTTGGTGCTGATTTTTCACAATCGGTAATTGATATAATACAAGATAATGTAGCAGGAACTTTACCAGAAGGTGTAGTATCATCATCTATACAGGTTAATCTAAATGATGCAAGTGGATATGATGCATTTGTAGTTCAATTAGATACTTCAATGAGTAGTGATTTAGAAAGACATGTAGTAAGTGCATCATTAGCACAAACAATTGGAATACTTTCTCAAACATATGTAACTACCGGTTCATTCAATTCATATACACAATCAGTATCTCAATCATTTAGTGCAAGTTCAACAACATTTAATCAATTTAGTTCTTCATTAAACGATATATACGCAACAGATTACGAAGTTTATATTACTTCTTCTCAAATAATTGATCAAGGGGAATTTTAATACTTATATATAATACCTTAATAATAACATAGATACATAGATGAGTCAAATATTAAAATTAAAGCGTGGTAGTTTAGAAAGACTATCTACTATAACTGGTTCTTTACAAAAAGGTGAGGTTATATTTGCATCAGGTTCATCGAATATCTCAGCAAATAATGGTTCTTCTATTACATTTGTAACCGTTGAAAGTGGTTCTATACAAGCGGTTAATAGAGTAATGAAAGGTGATGTTGCACCACAATTAACGGCATCACAATATATTGGTATAATAGATGGTATTCCATTTTATGCAAGTGGTTCAAACTCATTAGTATTATTAAATAGTAGTGGTAACGAAGTAATAAATTTAGAAGGTAACATTTCTAATTTTAGTGCATCGGTAGCGTTGGCATTTAGTGCAAGTAACGCAAGTATAACAAGTGTAACTGGAGATTTTAGTAGTAGTGTAGCAACTTCGTTTAGTGCAAGTGCAGCGGCATTAGCAGCATTAAGTGCATCGGTTAGTGGAACAATAAATATATTAAGTAGTTCAGTAGCAACTTCATTTAGTGCAAGTACGGCAGCATTAGAAGCATTTAGTGCTTCATTGGATGCAACATTTGCAACTGATATAGCAGTATCAGCCGTAAGCCAAGCAATATCAGCATCGGAATCATATTTAAGTGCATCTATTAGTTCTTCGTTAGCAAGTGGATTTGAAAATTTAAGTTCATCATTTGCAACAACAATTACAAATTTAAGTACATCAGTAGATAGTAGATTGGATTTGACCGAAGCTACATCATCTTATTTAAATACAACATTTAGTACTTCGGTAGATAGTAGATTAGATGCATTGGAAGAATTTAGTTCTTCATTAGATGATACATTTGCAACAGATATAGCAGTTAGTGTAATTAGTCAATCTATATCAGCATCACAATCATTTATAAGTTCTTCAATAGCAACATCATTAGCAGCATTATCTCAAAGTAGTGGTTTTATTAATTATGTAACTAATAGTATTGAGCAATTAACAGGAATTGAGGTTGCGGATTTTGATAATAATACAGCAGTAACATTTACAAATGGAGTTCTTAAATTTATTTTTGGAACACCAACACAACCATCTTCAGTAGCAGCATCTTTAACTGGATTTGTAACTGATAGATTTAATAAAGTAACCGATAACTATACGGTTAATGGTACTTGGAATAATCAAGGATATACATTAATAAGTGCATCTTTATATGAGGGTTCTACATTATTAACGGAAGTTGGTAGTGGAACATCATTATCATATAATACAACAACGAGTGGTTCACATACTTATCAATTACAATATACAGCAAGTTCACCATTAGATGGAACATTGTATAAAACATCAACTACAACAACTGGTACACTTTCTAAAACTAATCCAGCAGCACCAACAACTGAACGTTCCGTAGTAGTACAATTAGGTTCAACATCAAATCAAATTGAACAAGGTGCAACTGGTAGTATTACATTCACATCATCATCTGCAAATCCTTCTAATAGTTGGAATTTGACAAGTGTGACATCAAATGTACCATCACCTTATTATATAACGGGTTCTGCAACAGGTTCTACTTCTATTAGTATAACTGCAACTGCAAACTATGCATCTCCAACGGGTGATAATAGTCCTGATTTAACAACAACATCAACTGCAACTACTACATATACAAAGATTAGAAGTTTAAGACACGGAGCGAGTGCAGCAGACTCATTTACTGCAACTGAATTAGAAAACATTGGTGCATGGGATACTACAATAGGTGGAACAATAGGAACGATTGTAAAAGGAACAACAACTGCAAGTGGACAAACTCTAACAATTAGTTGGACAGGTGATAAGTATCTTTATATAGTATTTGATTCGGCAAGACCAAATCTAACGGGTATTACGACAAGTGGGTTTGCAGTATTGGGACAATTTACACTAACAACGGTTGGTCAATATAAAGTTTATAGAACAACTCTTTTGAATGCAGGTGGTGCAGGAAGTAGTATAACATATATTTTAACATAAATAGAAAGATAAGAAATGGCAATTATATTACCTGGTGGTTTTAACATAACGAATAGTGAGCCTGTTGATGCAAGATTTGCATTAGCTAATCAATCGGCCCGTTATGGCTTATCTTTAGCAAATGTATATAAGGGATTAATTGTTTTCCAACAAGATGATTCTACAATGTGGGTATTAACAGATACGGCAAATGTAGGAAATCCAAATGGTTGGACACAATTACAAATCGGTGCAGTAACTTCAAACTTACCAGCCGGTGTAATATCATCTTCACAACAAGTTATTGATATATTTAACGCAAACTTCACATCAGGTTCTTCAATGGCAACAACGGTAGATACTGAATTTGCAACCGATTATGAGGTGTTTGTAACGTCATCAGTAGCGGATGGTGGAGAGTGGTAGAATTAATTCAAAAAAAACAAAAAAATATTCAAAAAACTTTATGATTAATAGTAAATTTTACTATTTATTATCAGTAAAGGAGTAACCCCAATATAAATTATGGCACAAATCATTAAAAATAGACGTGGTAGTTTAGACAGACTATCTTCAGCAACCGGCTCACTTCAGAAAGGTGAGATATTAATAGCTACCGGTTCAAGTAAATTAACAGATGTAACTAACGGACAAGGCTTAGTATTTGCAGCAGTAGAGAGTGGTTCAGTAGTAGCTGCAAACAGAGTATTACAAGGTGCAGTAGCTCCTATATTCTCAGCTTCATCTTATGGTAATTTAATGGATGGTGTTCCTTTCTATGCAAGTAGTAGTAACACATTATTCTTATTAGGTGCCGATGGTAATACAACTCCTGATTTAACAGGTAACATTAGTACATTTAGTGCATCAGTTGCGACTTCTTTTAGTGCAAGTAATGCAAGTATAGCAAGTGTAACTGGTGATTTTAGTAGTAGTGTAGCAACTTCATTTAGTGCAAGTGCATTTACGGTTTCTCAATTAAGTGCAAGTGTAGCAAGTGATTTAAATTCATTAAGTGGTAGTTTGACATCATCTATTGGTGAAACACAAACATCAATCACAAATTTAAGTTCAAGTGTATCTAATATTAGTGGTGCTTTTGCAACATCTACTTCTGCAAGTAACGCAAGTATTGCAAGTTTAAGTGCAAGTGTAGCAAGTGTGACTGGTGACTTTAGTTCTTCAGTAGCTACTTCATTTAGTGCAAGTGCAGCATCACAAACTGAATTAAGTTCTTCAGTAGCAAGTACAATTTCAAATTTAAGTTCTTCATTAGCAACAACTGATTCAGCTTCTAAAGCAGAATACACATCATTTAGTGCGAGTGCAGCAACACAATTTAATTCTTTCAGTTCTTCACAAGCTGCAGTAAATGCAACTTACGCAACAACTGGTTCAAATACATTCTTTGGAACTCAAGTTATTACTGGATCAATGTATATTACAAATGATTTAGTAGTACAAGGTTCTTCTTCACTACAAAATATTACAGCTAGTGCAGTATCAATTGGTACAAACACCGTAATTTTAAACACAGCAACTCCAGCAGTTAGATTTGGTGGTGTAAGTGTACAAGATAGTGGTAGTGGAGCTGGTGCAAGTGGTTCATTATGGTGGGATTCATTAAATAATAGATGGATTTACGAACATCCTAATGCGGGTGGAGAAGGATACAATTCAGCAATATTAATAGCAGGTCCTAAAAACACCGGTTCGTTAGGTGATGAAGCAACTTTAACCGCTGGAAAAATTATGGTTGCGGTTGGAGAAGATCATATTGGTGATTCTATAATGGAACAAAGTGCATCTACAATTATCGTAAGTGGTGATTTAGATGTAAGTGGTGAGATTAGTTCTTCAACAATAGCAGGTATAGGTAATGTAACTTTATATTCTCAATCAGTAGATAGTAGAGTTGCAACATTAGAAACATCTTTAGGTGGTGGTGGTTCAATAGGAACTAGAGTAGCAAATTTAGAAACTATTTCTTCTTCTTATTTATCTTTCACACAATCATATTATAGTGATTCTTCTTCATTTGATACTAGAATTAGTTCATCTAAAGCAGAATACACATCATTTAGTGCAAGTGCAGCAACTTCATTTAGTGCAAGTGCTTTCACAGCAACGGTAAATTCAGCAAGTGCAGCTTCAGATTTAAACTCTGTAAGTGGTGCATTTGCAACATCAACTTCAGCATCTAAAGCAGAATACACATTATTTAGTGCTAGTGCAGCTTCAGAATTAAACTCTGTAAGTGGTGCAGTTGCAACTTCTTTAAGTGCAAGTAAATTTGAATATACTTCATTCTCTGCAAGTGCTGCTTCTGATTTAAATTCAGTAAGTGGTGCATTTGCTACTTCAATTAGTGCAAGTGATGCAAGAGAATTAGCATTATCTACATCAGTTGATAGTAGATTAGATACTTTAGAAGCTTCATTAGGTGGTGGTGGTGAAATTGGTACAAGAGTAGCAAATTTAGAAACTATTTCAGCTTCTTATTTAGCATTCACACAATCTTATTATTCAGATTCATCTTCATTTGCAACCGCAATATCGGCTAGTGATGCAGAATATACATCATTTAGTGCAAGTGCAGCAACGGCAATATCAGCAAGTAACGCATCACAATTAGCATTATCAACATCAGTAGATAGTAGATTAGATGCAGAAGAATTTAAATCTACAACATTTGCAACAACTGGTTCAAATTCATTCACTGGTTCACAAGGTATATTGGGTGATGTAACCGTAAGTGGCTCAGTATATATTCAATTTGGTCAAGATTTAGTAACAAATCATATATCTGGAAACCAAGGTAAAATTGAATTAGGAAATATAGATAATAACGTTAATATCATAGCTGAAAACGAATTAAGATTAACAGCGACTGGTAGTGGTGTTCATATTCACAATGCAAATTTCTCAGTATCACCTGATGGTATAAATAATAACGTATTAGTAGTTTCTGCTAGTATAACAACAGTAACTAACGAATTTAGTGCATCTAACATAAGTGGTGTAGGAAACATTGGAGCATTTTCTCAATCAGTAGATAGTAGATTTAGTGCAAGTGCATATACCGTTTCACAATTGAGTGCAAGTGTAGCAAGTGTAACTGGTGACTTTAGTTCTTCAGTAGCAACTTCATTTAGTGCATCTAAAGCTGAATATACTTCATTCTCTGCAAGTGCAGCTTCTGATTTAAATTCAGTAAGTGGTGCATTCGCAACTTCTACTTCTGCAAGTAATGCAGCAATTACTTCATTATCTGCAAGCGTAGCAAGTGTGACTGGTGACTTTAGTTCTTCAGTAGCTACTTCATTTAGTGCAAGTGCATTTTCTGTATCAAATTTAAGTGCAAGTATTTACTTAACTGATAGTAATCAAACTGATAGAATTGTAGTTTTAGAAGCATCTCAATCAGCATTTGATGCAGCGTTTGAATTAACAGGTTCTTCAGTAACAATTTTAGGTGATTTAAGAGTAATAGGTACACAATCAGTTGTTAATTCAACTACAATTGATTTAGGTGATAATATTCTTTCATTAAATGGAACAGCGGGAGCATTTGCTGGATTAATCGTAAAAGATCCAACTGCACCTTCAACAATTAGTGGTTCATTATTATGGGATACAACTAATGATTACTGGATAGCGGGTAAGAGTGGTAGTGAAGCAAAAGTATTATTAGCAGTAGGTGATAGTGTAGTAAGTAGTTCATCACAAATTACTTTAAGTTCTACAACAGGATTTAGTTCATTTGACACTGCAATTTCTACTTCATTCTCTGCAAGTAACGCAAGTATTGCAAGTTTAAGTGCAAGTGTAGCAAGTGTGACCGGTGACTTTAGTTCTTCAGTAGCAACTTCATTCTCTGCAAGTAATGCATATATATCTTCAGTAAGTGCAAGTTTAAGTGAAGTAAGTGGAGCATTTGCAACTTCAACAAGTGCTAGTAATTTTACTATCGTTGATAATAGTTCTTCATTTGCAACTTCATTATCTGCATCAAATGCAAGTATAAGTTCTTTAAGTGCAAGCGTAGCGAGTGTAACTGGTGACTTTAGTTCTTCAGTAGCAACTTCATTTAGTGCAAGTGCAGCAAGTTTGACAGCATTAAGTGCTTCAATATACTTAACTGATGCAACTCAAAGTACTGATATTACTAACAATAGTAGTTCATTTGCAACATCAGTAAGTGCAAGTAATTATAGAATAACAGTATTAGAAACAACAATAGATGGTGGTTCATTCTAATAAAAAATAATTAATCCCCCTGAAATATGGGGGATTTTAAAAAGAAAAGTAAAAGGGAAAACAAATATATGGCAACAGCAGTAACACAATCAGTACTCTTAAGACGTTCAAATTTAGCGGCAAAAGTACCTACAACCGACCAATTACAACTTGGT